TAAGACTCCCCTCTGGTCCATAGGAAAAAGGGAGCGAAGAAGCTCACGCTTCCTCACTCCCTTTTTCCTATGGACCAGAGGGGAGTCGAACCTTTCGTCAAACTCTTGTATCCCTTGATTTTACTGGCTTCCCAATGTATTATTTTGTTTTGACGACACTTTGACGACACTATTTAGCAAACTTTTACCATATTCATTGCTATTGCTTCTTGCTCTTTAATTACATGAATATACTTATTATATGTGATGGTTATGTTAGCATGTCCTAGTAGCTTGCTTACAACTTCAATTCCAACACCATTTCTTAATAATGTTGAGCCAAATGTGTGTCTTAAAGTGTGTAATGTTATATGTTCGTCCGATTTAATATTTCGTGTTAATCTATCAAGACTACGTTGAAGATTTCTTGCACATTGTCTTGTATTATTTTTACAACAACAAAAATAATCACTATTTATGTTGTTTCTTATGTCGTATTGTTTTAGTTCTTGAATATAATGTAAAGTATTTTCGTTAAGTTTTAGATATCTTTCACCTGCGACAGTTTTTGTGGAATTTTTTAAAGCTAAACTCTGTTTTTTGCATTGCGAATCTAATGCAACTTTTGTCTGTATTGTTTTATTAATTTTAACTATATTATTTTTAAAATTAAAATCATTCCATGTTAATGCAAGTACCTCGCCTGTTCGCAACCCTAGATTCAACATAATAATTAAAACTAAGAAGTCTCTTCCTTTATATTCATCTATCGTTTTGTATTTGGATACAGCTTCTTTTTTAAATTGCTCTAGCTGCTTATCTGTTAATGAAAACTGTTCTTTAGTTTTAACAATAAGATAACTTTCTGTTGGTAACTTAATGTCACTACATGGATTATTAAATATAATTTTTTCTTTAATTGCTGTTTCGAAACATGGGTTTAATAACTGTATGATTTTTTTTAATCCAGATAAAGCTAATGGTTTTTTCCCTGATTTTAATGGAGGATTGGCAAATTCCTTAATAAAAGCATCTATATCTTGTGATGTAATATCACAGATATATTTATTGCCGATATAAGGTTTAATTTGATGTTGATAAACACTGTATAACCTAGTGTAACTAGAGCCTTCAATTGTTCCAAATTTATAATTACTTAGCCAATATTCCACATAATCATTTAACCTGATTTTTTTTGTTTCTTTAAATCCATTATTGATTTTTTGAAGATAGGATTTGACCTTGTTTTTTACTTCTACTTTTGTATTACCATAAAAGCTTTTTCTAATACCATTTATTGTAATTTTAGCCTCAAACCTATCATCTTTTCGTTGCATTATATTCATATTATTAATAGTTGCCGATATATTGATACTATTTATAATTATCACACCTTTCTTTTACATCAATATAAGGGCAGTACAATTATGACTTAATCATAATATGTCTGCCCTATTTTTTCAATGATTAATAATATATTTCTTCATTGATATGTTCCTTGATCCATTCTTCCAATATAGAAAATGTCGTTATATAATCATTGCCAATTTTCATTAGTGGGAGTTCTCCTGATTTGATTAATTGTTTTATCTTGGTTTTTCCGAATGGAAGAATGTCATATAAATCCTTTTGGCTTAAAACCTTATTTTCCATATTTATGCCTTTCCCGAACTACCGAAGCCACCATTTCCTCTAATTGTATCACTGAGATTTTCTTTCACCTTAAATCCAAACTGTTCTACTGGCTGAATAACAATCTGTGCAATTCTATCACCTTCAGATACAATTCTTGTCTCATTGCTCTGATTATATAGTGCAACCATAATATTACCTCGATAGTCTGAATCAATCACCCCGACCTTATTAGCAGGAGCTAAACCCTGTTTACAAGCTAGTCCACTTCTGGCATAAATAAGACCGACATATCCATTGGGTATTTCCATTACAATTCCTGTGTCAATAAAAGCTGTTTCACCAGGAAGAATTTCCACCCTATTTTCTTCGTTATGTATTACTGCATATAAGTCTGCACCTGCTGCAAATTCACTACCATATGTAGGAATCTTTGCATTCTCATCTGTTTTCTTAATATTAATTATTTTCATACGCTTTTAAAATTCCTTTCTTTATAAGTTTTATAATCTCTGTATTGATATTCTCTGTTATTACCCTATTCACTTCACTATTTGTTTCATTGTAATATGGATAGTATGTAGAGCCTCCTGATTGAATATCATAAGTAAAAATATTCTCTTCCATATTTATATAAAAATACGCATATATGGTTGTTTTATCGTTCCATTTATATATAGGAATATATAATCTATAATCACCATTTTCCTTATATCTAAATCCATAATCAAGTAACTTATTTTTGGTTACAGACTTATTCACTTTAATTCTTCTTACTTCACCCATCGTTACATCTCCTTAATTTCATCTTTAAGATACTTGAGATATTCGTCCCATTTGCCAATCATGTAGATATATTCCTTACCCTTGACACATTTGAGTCTCATATCTGCTTTAATATTCTCCCACGGAGTCTTCTTTGTAATCAAAGTTTGTAAATAAGAATGTGTCATTCTACTTAGGGTTAAAAGCTTCTCAGGAGGAATTTTAGACACGATTTCTTTGTACTGTGTCAATTTACCATCTGGGATTTTAAAGTCTTTATTTCGGGGTAAATTCTTTGGTGAAAATGGGCTTATAGACGCACCACTTGTTCTTGGTTTTAGTAAAGGAATAACCTTGTCTGAATTGACATATTTGAACTTAAATAGAATTTCAGAATCCGTTTCTTCAATATCAAATATAAGAGACGGTTCAGATTGCTGAATTGTTTTAATAATATTATGTCCTCTTATTAAAGAAGGAATATATGCTTGTAAAGTATTATGTCCATAATAGAATACCTTGTTACCATATTGACAAGATATATAACAATCAATATCTTCTAATGTGCCATTGAGCTTACGATTAAAATCGTTTGTATCTTTATTTACAGGACATAAGATTCTATATTTTCCTTTAAACTTATCGTATAAATATCCTATAGTTGTTCACCTCTCTTATTAATACTCCTCATATTCTTGTTCATCACTTATTTTAGGAGCGTTCTTTTCTGCTTCCAAAACAGTATCTAAACACTCTTGTCTTGTTTTAAATATTGTTTTATCCAATTTATTGTAAGAAAATAGATAAGCATGTTTATCACGCTTATCTGTCCCAACGAAGTAATCATCTCTAACTGTCCTTACATATAGGTCACATACTTCATATATTCCTACTGGCTTAAGCATTCGAGCATAATAGACCATTTTACCTTTTTGAATATCTGTTTTGTTCATTATTCTTCCTTACCACCATTTTTTACAAATTCTAAGGCATTATAAATACCTGCTGCATATCCTTTAATACGATCAAACTGAAAAGGATTTTCTTTAACAGCTCTTTCCTCTACATCTTCGGCAAGCTTTAACTCTTTTTTTAATCTTTTTATAATTCTTTTATGGCTTTCAAGTGACTGTATTGCTGATTCAATAGCTTCAATATGTTCACCTGTAGTTCCTTGTATATAACATAAATCGCAGTTGTCACACTTCTTATTATTACAATCTTCATGAATACCCTTAACCTGTCTTTTCTGGCATTTAAGATATGCTTTTAATTTTTCTAACGCTTTTTTATTATTCATAATTATTCCTTACTCTTAAATTAATTACAATATAAAACCAATTTGTTCTGAGCGAGAGATTGCTTTATATCAATCACTCGTTGGTTTTTTGAACCTCTGAATTTTAATGATAGGTCTTTCTGCTCATCTATATATTCTCCATCAACGAGTACATCTACATTGGAAATTATCTCCCATCGTGTAAGCCACTCATCTGCATTTGCTGCAAATGGAGTATATTTATATTCATTATATTTGGAATTTAAAAGATCAAAATTATATCCTGTATACAACCAGATAGTTTTCTCAGGAAAAGAATTACGGATTAGTTTGATTAGAGATAAGATTTCATCGAGATTCTGTTCAGCTAAACACTCACCACCAAGGAAAGATATTCGCTTAATATATGGTCTATCAATAAGTTTTATGAATTTGTCTTTTGTTTTTTCTGTCCATTCCTTACCGCCATTAAAGTCCCATGTATCAGAATTAAAACAACCAAAACAGTGAAATGAACAACCTTGAACGAAGAGGGAGACTCCTACTCCCTCTCCATTTGAAATATCAAGGTTACGCATACTTGAATATCTCATATTATTCCTCCTCAATGTCGTCAAGATGTGGTACTCTATCATGAATATCACCAAGTCTACCTTGATTCCATCCATTACGTGCCGTGCCTTTGTATCCACAAGTTCTACGAGTAATATCCATAGTTCTTACATCTCTATTACCACAATTAGGACACTCCCAAATCAACTTACCACCTTCATCAATAAGCTTGATTTCTTTGCTCCATCCACATTTCTGACAATAATCACTCTTAGTATTTAATTCAGCATACATATTATTGTTATAAATGAATTTCATTACTTCAAGTACAGCAGGAATATTATTCTCCATATTTGGACACTCGATATATGAAATACTTCCACCTGGACTTAATCTTTGGAATTTAGCTTCAATACGAAGCTTCGCAAAGGCATCAATATGTATAAATACTGGGATATGATAAGAATTTGTGATGTATGTACGATCTGTAACTCCTTCAATAATACCAAATCTCTCTTTAAGTTTTTTTGCAAACTTTTCCGTAGTCGCCTCCAATGGAGTTCCGTATAAGCTGTAATCAATATTTTCATCTATTTTCCATTGAGAGCATTTATCATTCAATGCTTGCATTACTTCAAGACCGAATTTTTCTCCAATACCTTCATCACAATGATAATGTCCAGTCATATACTTAACACATTCAGCAAGTCCTGCATAACCAAGGGATAAAGTTGAATAGCCACCAAAAAGTAGTTTATCAATAGGTTCACCCTTTTTAAGTCTTGCAAACGCTCCGTGTTGCCAAAGAATAGGAGCAACATCTGACTTTGTTCCACGTAATCTCTGATGTCTAATCTTTAATGCTTTATGACATAACTCTGTACGTTCATCAAATATACGCCAAAATTCATTGAAATCTCCACCTGATGATAATGCAATATCTGGTAATGATACAGTTACAACACCAGAATTGAAACGTCCATAAAATTTTGGTTTACCATTTTCATCATGCCATACTGTTAAAGCACTTCTACATCCCATTACAGGATAACAGTTACCATCTTTCATCTCTTTCATAATTTTTTCTGAGATATAATCAGGAGTTAATCTTTTCATAGAACATTTAGCTGCCATCTCAGTAAGATACCAATACTTATCTTCTTCATGAATATTGTCCTCCTGAAGAACATAAATAACTTTTGGAAATGCAGGTGTGATATAGACACCTTCTTCATTCTTTACACCAAGATAACTCTGACGAAGTTCCTCTTCGATTAACATTGCCAAATCATCTTTTTCTCTCTGATTATGTGCTTCATTGAGATACATAAATAATGTAATAAATGGAGCTTGCACTCCGTCCGCATATTTCTATGCAGAGTGGACTATCTCTTCTATTTCAGTCTTGCGCTTGGAAGATGTGCCTATCTCATCTTCTACTGGGCTACACTCATCACCCATAGTCTCTACATTTTCACTTTGCTTATAAAATATCTTCATTCCAACTAGATCCTTTAGTTTATTCTTATGATAAGGATTAAAACCAATATCATTTTTACTGTTTCTAATTATTTCTTTTAACATGTTATAATCGGGTTTATAATTATAATGTTCTTTTAGAAATTTTCTTAAAGATTTAAAGTTTTCAAATTCAAAATATTGTCCATCTATTTCCAAAATACATTCTTTGTATAAATATGATTGATTCTTCTTATGATTTTTATAATATTCTTTTAATCTACTACTTTGTTCTTCTCTTAATTGCTGATTCGACCAACTTCTTTTTATTTTTTCAGATTGCTTGTTGCGCTCAGATTCGTTAGAATATCTTTTTTTCATTCTAAGAGATGCTTTATTTCTAAATTCAGACGAATTACATCTTTTTCGGTTAATATTTGTCATCGTTTTCACAAATGCTTCTTTTTCATTTTCTGTTTTATTTGAAAATGTATCTCCACCATTTCCTCCGATTGCAATGTTATATAATAGCTTACCGAATTTATTTCGATAAAAATCTATATATTCAATTTCTTTGTTATTTAATTCGTCTTCATCATTTGCAATATATAATATTTCATTTTTGAAATTATCTATACCATATTTTGCTATTGCTTGTAACAATATTTTTCCACTTCCATAATATGATTTGTCATATATATCTGATTTATGTTTCCCGATGTACATTCTATTGTTTAATAAATTTGTTGTTAAATAAATATATCCATACATAAATACCTCCAATATGAGATATTTTTATATAACAAAGTGCTTAACACGGTATTGCCTTATCCTTGTTATAGGACTTAGGTTCTCTTACCACTTACTATTATTTCAGTTGACCGTTAGCCTGTTTTTAACAGACACCCTTTGGCAAGGTTCACAAGATTTTATAACAGCCATAGCATTAACCGTTAGTTGTCATGAGCGTTGTGATTTGATACTGAATTGTCTGAATACCTTTTTCAATCTCTTTTTTCAAGCGTTCTTCCGCAATTTTATTAATTACGTTCTCTAATTCTTTTCCTTCTAAAAAAGTATTAGCAATGTCACATAACTCATGTTCTACTTCTTTTCTGATTTTCTGTCTTGAAATATCTACGAATGGAGCAAGATGTGCTAAAGAAATACTCTGCCCTCCATACTGACTTGAAGCGACCTGTGCAATAATTTGTGTTGCAACTGTACATGCTGTAGAAAAACTATGTGGTTTTTCAATCAATGTTTCGCTAATTACTGTACCGTTTTGTAACATATCCTCAAGATTAATAAGACAGCAGTTGTTCATATACTGAATAAGATAATCAAGATCGTGTACATGAATCAATCCATCATCATGAGCTTGTACTATCTCAGGTGGTAGGATATACCTTCTTGATGCATCCTTACTTACAATTCCTGCTAAATAATCTCTCTGCGTTGTATTAAGTCTTGGGTTTTTATTAGAGTTTTCGTTATTCCAATAGTCACTTTCTCCACTCAACAATTCTGTGATTTCTGTATCAATTGTATTCTCGTTTTCTCTCTGAAACTCACGAATACTTCTATATCCCTCATATGCTTTTGCAGTAAGTCTCTGCTTCTTAGTAATCAATTTATCATAAACCATTGATTCAATATCAGAGATACTTACTTCGTCTTTATCCTTACAGTCTTCTTCAATCTCGTTTGCAATGTCTTCTGCAATCTTTTGTTTTACAATACCTGAACCATTTTTCATTGCTTTAAGAATTGCAGTTGAAATCTTAGACTTATCAAAATCAACTTCTGAACAATCTCTTTTAATTACCTTCAATATTTATTCCTCCTCAAATCCAATAACATTACCATCATTAATAACGACTCTTGTATTCTTACATTCAAACAATTCAATGCAATCACCAGTAGTAATATTATCCATGTTAATTTCTGTAGTCTCTCTTAACATAATTAATCCTCCAATTCTGCTTTATAAAGCTGGTATATCATATTCCAATCCCAACAATGTTTATCATTCCATTCCTTATTCCAAGGATAAATCTCGCCAAAACAAATCTTTGTATCAGCATTAGAAGTCTCAAGATTATGTGCAGAATCATCAATAAATAAGCCACCACTCATATCTATATGAGATTTATCATTATATTCTTTGAAATTAACTCCAATAAACTGACAAAACGGAAGGTGTTCTTTACACCATCTTTCCTTTGCTTTAAGATTAGGACTATAACCAGAAGAGACAATAATTATTTCATTATGTAATGCAAATTTTCTTAGTGTTTCATAAGCTTGTGGCATGAACTTTAACCTATCAAAGAATCGTTGCTGATTGAAATATGTATTTATATATTCTCTACTTGCACAGTTAAGTTCTTCAAAATCCCAAGTCTTAATCTGTTCTGGAAGAATATACTTATAATCGCTGTAATACTTAAAGTCCTCATTGTATAAATCACATATTGCAGCAATTGTATTTACAATAACTCCATCAAAATCGCAATAAAGTTTTATATGTCATCACCCCAATCTAATAATATATTTGGACATTCATTATTCTTATCCAATTTATAATTCTCTCTTAGAATTAACACATTATATGGAATATTCTTGTAATACCTTACACATTCCATATAAGGACAAGTCCTATTACTACAATAGATCTTGTCCTTCTTCTGATTTTTCTCTGTTATTCTTTTCTTTGATTTCATCTAACTCCTTGCATATTAAGGCTGTCTCAAAAGCTGTTCTATTTTCGTTATGTACAATATAATCAACTTTTTTAGATATATGTCTAAAATCCTTTTTATCAGCCTTATATCTTCTCTTAGACTCAGCTCTGTCAACATCTCTATTTAACATTCTTCGCTTAATTTCTCTATTAGATACTTCAAGATAAATAACAGTTACATTCTCATTAATCTTACTTCTTACTTTATCTAAAGCATCAGGCGTAAGAATAATTACAGAATGTGACTTATTATAATCTTCAAGTAAAGAACCATAATACCAAGCTCCTGAGACGGTTTCGTATATTCTGTATTCTGCAAAACTACCACAATCAATCTTGGTTAAGAAATTCATCTTGTCTAAAAAATGATATTCTCTTCCATTAATCTCTCCTGGTCTTGGTGGTCTTGTAGTACAGGTTACAATCTTGTTGTAACCCATCTTCGTTAATTCCTTAACCACCGTATCTTTTCCAGAACAAGATTTGCCTACCAATATAATCATATCTTTTCAAATCCTTTCATATCATTAACAAATCTTTTTACCACCAATGAATCATCACAATATAGACACACATTGATTGGTTCAAGTAGATTTAAGGAAAATATTGCCATTATTGATTTGGCATTGACTTCATACCTGTGTGACTTAATTGTTATTTCTTCATCATATTTCGTAACTATTTCAACAAAATTTTTAACTCGTTGAATAGTGTCTAAAGTAATAACCGCTGTTGTCTCTAACATAGTTACTCCCTTTCATCTTTCATAAATTCTTATATAAGCTATTTCACCTTCAAATCCAGCTATCTTAGATACATCTCCTGTATTACCCCAACGATTTGAGATATTAGGAATAAGTGTGTTTGTATGTACTACAAACTCAACAATTGAACCATTTGCAACTGTATACTGGTTAAGAGAATCTGTATGTTCATCATCTTTAACATCAGCTAAGACACATGGAATAACTTCTCCGCTCTCTAAGACAATATCAAACTCAGTTCCTATATCAGTTGAGTAGAATGAACCTAAAGCACAAGCATATCTATTACCAATCATATATATTCCCGTGTTATAATCAAGAAGAAATGTTGATTTCATAGCATATTGCTTTGAGCTTTTATCCTTAATAGTTTCAGCGTCCATATAAGATTTAAAGGGCTTATTATCTGGAACAGGATAATCTGTATATTTTTCCAAATATTCTTCAATTTCGCTCTCTAAACTCTCATATTCCCTAGCGATAATTTGTTCCATAGCTTCTTTTTCTTCTAACTCTTTTCGAGTCTTTTCTTTTTCAAGATTCTTCTTTAAATCAGTAAATACTCTTGAATATATGTACTGACCTTCCTGTGCTGCTTTAGCAGTTTGTATGTTATTTTGTCCCCACAAGGGGACTATACAAGTTAAAGCTGAAGCAGTTAATAGCGATCCTGCTACTAATCTTCTTACCTTACTTATCTTTATCACCTGCTTTCTTAGTATGAGATTGATTAATCTCAATAGAATATTCTCTGAATTACTGAATCATTTTTAAAAAATCTTCTTCTGAAATAATTGGGATATTAAGCGATTTTGCTTTCTGATTTTTAGACGATGTGGAATTTATATCATTATTAATAAGATAAGATGTTTTAGAACTTACAGAACCTACAACTGTGCCACCATGAATAACTATATCAGCTTTTAATTCATCACGATTTTTATAATGATTAACTGAACCAGTTACAACAAATGTTTTACCTTGTAATGCTTTTGGAGTTTCACCTAAGACTATAGGTGATTCAAATTTAAACTCTTTTGTTAGTTCAAATATTTCTGAACAATGTATATTGAAATACGAATTTAAAGAATTTATAAGGCTATCTCCTATACCTGATATACTTCTAAAATGTTCTGCACCATCAGTAATCATAATTTGCATAAAATTACCTATACTTGAAGTATTCTCTATTGTACAATTTTCAGCAATATCCTGACTTGCTGACTTACCGAGTAATGGAATTGATAAACTGTAAAGAAAACGATCAAGAGTTGTTTTACGAGATTTCTCAATAGAGTTAAGAAGTTTTTCAACAGATTTTTTACCAAATCCATCTATGGTTTTCATATCGTTTTCATGATTTGATAAATGATAAATATCCTTAATGGAATTTAACCAACCAAGATTAATAAATTTTTCTATCGTAGATTCTGAAAGATTTTCTATGTCCAACGCATTTCGACTTGCTGCATGAACAAGTCTACCTAAAAGTTTACCTTTACAATCTGGATTCTCACATATAAGTACCTCAGAGTCGTTCTCTTTAATAATTCTTGTAGGCTGACCGCAAATAGGACATTTGCTAGGAATATTAAAATTACCACTCTTGTCAATACTGTCATGCACTTTAGGAATAACCATATTAGAACGGTAGACTCTAATTCTATCTCCTATTCCAAGCATCATATCTTTAATATATGTAATGTTGTGAAGCGTTGCTCTTGTAGTAATTGCTCCATTTAAGTCAACTGGCTCGAAGATTGCCACAGGATTAACCAAACCCGTCTTTGAAGTATTCCATTCAATATCTGTAAGAACAGTTTCAAATAATTCATCTTCATACTTATAAGCCTTAGAATGTCTAAAATATTTATCCGTTCTTCCCATAGATTCAGCAATTTTATAATCATCAACTGCCATAACAGCTCCATCATAAGGTATATTATGAAAATCAGCTTCATATCTTAAATCTTCAAGCATTTTGGAGAGATTTTCTTTGTCTGAAGAATTATTTGAATAACTCCACATTGGGACAATTTCAAATCCATTACTTTCTGCTCTTTTCAAATCAAAGAAAACTGACTTATGCTCAAATCCTTTGATAACTCTCCAAGCCACAAATCTCATATTTCTACTTGCAGCTTCTTTGCTATCAAGCAACTGTAATGAACCAGATACGAGATTCCTTGGATGTTTATACTTCTTATCTTCTGGAAGTTTATCATTAATCTCTCTGAAAGTGTCCCATCCGATAATTGTTTCTCCATCAATGATAAGTTCGTCTTTATATGGAATTTCCTTTGGTACATTCTTCATTGTCAAAACATTCTGAAGGCATTCTGTACCTGCTACTCCGTCACCTCTAGTTTCTGCACCAATTAATTCTCCATTAATATAATGAAGTGAGGTGGTTAAACCATCACACTTTACAGATAAAAAGCCATTTTTATCTCCAAGAAACTCAATTAATTCATCAACAGATTTTGTTTTATCAAGAGAAAGCATTAAATGATTATGCTTTACTTCTTTTAGTTCATCGGCAACTAGATAACCGACATTATGTGTTGGACTATTAGATAATACAATACCCGTTTCTTCTTCCCATTGTTTGAGTTCTTCTATTTTCTTATCAAATTCATAATCACTCATAATAGGTTGTCCAGTATTGTAATAAGCCTCTGATGCTCTGTTGAGTTCTCTAACTCTGGCTGCAATATCGAATTTATTCATTCATATCCTCCTATTTTTTCTTATACCACCTCTTATATAACCTCTGTCCACACCTATCACAATAATTTTGTCGAGGTACGCAATTATCAACCACATAATTACACATAGGACAATAACATTTATCATATCCAAGCAGTTTTCTCATTGGTTTATTTTTCTTTTTTAATTCCTTATATTCCTTATATTCTTTTTCCGAAATAATATAAAAAGATGCCATAGTAATCACATCTCCCTCTCTGGTTTTCTTCCACATGATTTAGCTTCGGTACAATATCCAACCTCGTCACATTTTGCATGAAAAAGATTATCTACAATCCACTTCCATTCATCTGAATATCCTCTTAAAGCATTGCAAATGTCTTTGAATAACTCTCTGTATTCCCAATAAGCACGACTGCACATACGTTGCCTACTCATATCAACAAGATTTCTAAGATTACGCTTGTCTACCATTTTTGATGAATATGCTAATGGTAACGCCATAGTTGCATCTTCTACTGGTACTCCATTGTCAATCATTGTTTTTATGGTTCTGTTGATAGTATCCATTAATGCCTTCCATACAGGATAATATCCGTTTTTATCAATAGAACTTGGAGTAGTATATGTAAAACCATCACCTTTTGAATAATCAATATATCTTGTACTTGCCTGTAATCTTGTTGGTGCTCCACCAATATGTGTATAATATTCTCTTAAAACTTTAGCGGAATATCCATCAATAATCATTTCTACATTGACATATTCCATAACACGTCCATGCCCTGACTTAATACAGTCTAATCCACGCTTATAATTCTTTTCATTGTCAGAAACATTTGCTCCCCAACACACCCCTGCCCTTTGCCCCATTAATGTAATAGGATTCTTAGTTGTTTCTGATAAAATTGTAATTGTTCCCATAATATTATTTCTCCTTAAATGACCAACAGTAATCAACGAATCTATTAAAATTCAACATTACCTGATCATGTATATCAATCTTAACTTCAGCTTCTTCTTTATTTCTACCAACCCAAGGTGATATAACTATTTCATATTCACATTTTGACCAAAACCAATACATGAGTTCTTTTCTTAGTTTTTCCTTGAATTCTATCTTATCAATTTTACTATGAATTAATTTCTGAATCTCTTCATTAAACCTATAATGTCTAAATATGTTGTATGTAATAATTTCATTTCTGTTGAAGTCATGAAAATATACATTCCATTCCATGTATTCACCTACTTCCTTAATAACTTCTTAGTATTATCCACTTTAACCAATTGGGCATACTGGAATTCATTATCAAATTGAAAATCATTTTACTCATACATAAGCTGATAAATATGCCTAAAATAAGTAAGATGATAATAATTATCAGTAATAATTTCTTATTCATTTTTACACCTCTCCCACATAGATAACTATATGAGGAATAATTTCACCACCAACTTTAGGGAATACGACACTAAAACTATTTATGTAGTAATCTTCTCCTTCTGTATCAACAATATCTTCCGTATTGATTGTTATTGGTATGTCATTTTCTTTCATATAATTAAGTGTTTTTATTAATTCACTTATATTATCTATGTCAACATATCCTTTAAGTTTATACCCTTCATAATTATCACTGAATGATATTATTCTTATCTGCAAGTAATATACCTCCTGATTATTTATTCTCTTTTTACTTGTGAAACAATGAGCGAATTGCTCTAAGAAATGCAACAAAAATTGTATAGAAATCGTAGTAATGAAAAATGGATTCTTGTTGTATTAATTTCTCCAAGGATCATGTTTACTTAAAACTTGTCTTATTTCATTAATCATGTCATTCATATATCCATCAGACTTAGCTTTAATATAATCTTTTACTGAATCAACGTCTAAGCCTATATCAATTACATCATTATGATAAGGTTCACCAGTTAAATATTCTCCAAAACTAATTTCATCAAATGGAACATCATAACATTCGCCTGAGTCTCCATCTACGCAGCTAAAAGTCAGCTCTGTATTTTCGTCATATCCAATTTCATTCAATTTATTAATCAGATTTACTACTTTCATTTTTACCTCCTTAATTTTCACAAGAATCTACCGCTTAATTGTTCTTTTTACTCTTTAACTTATTGAATATTTTTGAAAGATATTTCTTCTGCCATTTTGAAAAATTAACATTATACATTTTTTCAAATAGTTCTACACCATCTCTTTCAAACATTCTTTGATAAGACCATAATTTATCTTTTGCGTTTACATTCTTGTTATCTTTAAAATCATCACGCATTACTACTCCATCTTCACGAATAATTTTTATTTTTGAATTTGGACAACTCATGCAATCGTCTACATAACATAATCCAAACGGATCATATTCTGCACATTTTTTCTGGTCACAAATTTTTATAATTAGCTTATATTCTGTAATTGCTCTATCGTCCATCACATATAACCTCCCAATCTTCCAAAGAAACTGTCGTTTATTTATTTTGTTTCGTATTTAGCTTTTAATCTTTCTAATTCTGCAAGTTCTTTTTGTTTAATTTCTTCTTCTTTTCTTATTCTCTCTTTTTCTTTGAATGGTGCTACGAATTTATCATTCATCAATTCAATATTCTTTTCGTAAACTTTCCCATCTCCATAAGAACGAAGTTCAGCTAAATAATCTTGAGCAATTTTTTCTGCTAATCTCCTATCATCATGATCAATATTGACAATAAAGCATACCCAGTTATTTTTAAGTAACGTACCTTGTCTTACGCTATTACATCTTAAATCATTATCAATATAGCAATTATACCTTTCAGGTTCTTCTCTCATAACCCATCTGTTTTCATCATCTTTACAATCAAATAAAACTTCATGACAGTATTTTAATGATACTTTTGATAAATCTTTTTCATCAGTTAAATCTTTTAATGGCTTTACATAGTCACCATCCCCACATAAACAGCAATATTTTTCTGCATCTTGACGATTGTTGAAATATCCGACTACATACCAGTCACTATAACAACCACCAAATACTCCATAAACCATATTTGTACCTCTCTTTCATATAAAGGACAGACATAAAATCCGTCTTTCCTTGGCTTTTTGAGTCTCTAAAACGCCCTATTTATGGGCATTCCAAGACCTCAATTTTCTTAAATATGAAAATACTGTTCATTGTTTCAATGAATACTGCACTTGCTGTACTGATTATTGATACAACGCTACTTGTTCGCAAACACATATTGCTATAATCTGAACCATCAGCATTTTTAAGATAATTTATAATCATTGGTTTTCCAAGTTTAACTTTATCCAAATCTAGCTCTACAGTTCTTCCAATTCTCATCGGATATCTGCCATCGGTTCTGTCTTGACCTCTTTCACCCTTTGTTCCTGAATGAGTTATTTTTGTTATTTTATATTCCATGTAATTCCTTCCCACTGCATTATTCTCTTAAAATACTAACTTTGGATGAGCTGTATCATACAAACACTGCTGTAAGTGAGTCTGTTTCTTACTTACGCCCTCTTTACTGATAGCCATTCTCAAAGCACCAGTTTGAGCAACCAAATCACATTTTTTCTTTGCTCTTGTAATTCCTGTATATAATAATTCTCTTGTTAAAAGGGAATATGATGAAAAATCAATGCCGAAAATAACATGATCGAACTGAGAACCTTGAGACTTGTGGACTGTAATCGCATAACCAAGTTCAATACTATTAACTTGTGTACCTTCTACGTATACCTCTCCAATACCCATAAATGAAATAAGCACTGCTTTATCTTCTGGAAATACCTTTTTAATAATACCAAGATTACCATTAAAGATAGGTGGATTGGTTTTGTATGTATTCTGTGTATTGATAACTTTGTCTCCTTCTCGAAGAATTGTTACTTTGCCCTGTGATACAACCTCAATCTGTTCTTTATTGTCGTCTTCTGGATTATATAAATCTTGAATCGTATTATTGATGTTATAAGTGCAAGCATCACCTTGTTTTTTTACGGGAACAAGTATCTGAGTTTCCATAACATTGAAGTTCTCTGTGTTCATTGCTTCTGAAAATCTCTGCATTATTTTATAGAAAGTATTACTCTTATCTGAATAACAATCTAATGATAAATCCTGCAATTCTCCTCTTGTCTCTGTGCCAACCCAGTCTTTTTCTACAATCTGTATTCCTTTACGAATACGCCTTGCTTCTGTAACAATGGCTGATGCTGCTGCTTGTCTATGTACTTGACTAAGATATACCGTAGGAATCTCAGGAGAATTGATCATATCAAACGCAATGTTGCCACACCCAATTGACTCTAACTGTCCCATATCTCCAAGACAGATAAGCTTTGCACCTGAAGGGATTGCTCTTAAAAGATAATAAAAAAGATAGGCATCAACCATTGAAATCTCATCTACGATTACAATGTCAACATCCAATGGATTTTCATCATGATATGTAAAACCATTCTTGCCCCCATCATCAGTACAAGGATATTTAAGCAATCTATGAATTGTATATCCTTCTTCTCCTGTGATTTCAGCCATTCGAGAACTTGCACGACCAGATAAAGCACACTGTACATATACATAATCTTTTAACGCTTCAAGAAAAGCAGACACGGATGAACTCTTACCTGTTCCAGCTTCACCATGAATAACAACTACATTGTTTTCAAGTGCTTCTTTTACACCCATTCGCTGTTCTTCTGTAAACTGCCAACCATTCTTATGCTCGACATGCTTGATTGTATCTTCCCAATCGCCATATGTAATCTCTGATTTTGCATCTCTTAATCGGATTAATTCTTTGGCAATTTTATCTTCAATATTGTAGAATTTTCTAAGACCAATCTGTGTCTTATCTTCATTCCACCACAGCTCATCACCCATATCATGAATTGCTTCTGTAATATTCATATCAGGAACATCTTCGCCAAGTTCATCAATAATTGCCCCCATTAACTCATCAGGTGTAATCCATGAACAACCATCCTGACCAGAATCTTCAAGGTATTTGTAAATAAAAGCACTAATACGTTGAGAACAAAATTCTTCCATTCCACTATCAAGTGCTATTTTATCTGCTGTTTTCCAACCGATTCCTTTTACTTCGTTACATAAGATATATGGATTATTTTTAACCTTTTCAACAACTAAATCAGGTGAATTATACCGTTCCATTAATCTATTCACCATATTGTTCGTAAGGTTATACTGCTCCAACTCTGAGAAGATTTTTGCTAAATGGATATTCCGATTAAATCTTTCAATCCATCGTGCAGCCGTGTCTAATCCACAACCTTTAACCTTTACCAAATCTTCTGCCTTGTTATTCTTCAAAGAATCAAATGGATCATCCAATGCGTCATACATATTTTCAATCTGAAGTGGGGTGAACAAAGTGGACAAGAATTTCTTCTGTCCAACTTTGTCATTCTCATTAAAGGTAATGGCACTATAGATTGATATGATATTGTATTGTCCTCCCCATTTGGGATCTTCTACATAATCTGCCACCAATACATATGGATTACCTTCAACCAACTGTGGCATTGTACCTTTGATTATGATCTGATTGAATTTGTCGGTCTTAGGTTTACCCTCTTTGACCTTATCTACTGAGACAACAGCAATTCCAAATTCATTTTTATAAAATCGTATTGTCTCTACACTACATATAATTTTTATTCTATTTTCTGATGCCATTAGTCCTCACTTTCCTTTTAATCAACTTTTGTTCTTTCAGATTGAAGTAGCAATGTACCATCTAAATGTATTTCTTGAACTTTATTTACTGTATGTTGGTAAATTGTGTCTTTGTAAATCATTGGTCTGAAACTATCGTCCCTTCTGATTCCTGCCACAACAATCTTTGAACCTCTACTTAGCCAGCTTCTTTCAAGTACAGTCTTCTTATCACTATTCGGATCAAGCTTTGCTGAAATTTGTTTATTATAAAAAGCATAGTGACCTTTATTAAACTTCACATGTACTGCACCATACTTTGTAAGAAGTGTAACCATACAATGCAAATTATCAGCATTGATAACTGTTCCTGCTATTCTTGAAATCTTAAATTTAGGCATTTTCTTTGGTGAACCATCAATATAGCGAGTGTAATAATCGTAAGGTTCTGGTTCTTCTGGTAAATCGAAGAAATTAACTATGCCATATAGTTCTTCATTAATATTCTCCAATTCATGCTCACCATCATAGAAACTTAATGCTTGCATAGACCAAGAAGGTAATGTACCATCAGCATATTGATTCCAAATAGTTTTAAATAAAGCTTCATTATAGAGATTTAATGTATCAGTATTGTCAAACCAATCCTTTAATGGCTGAATGTATTTATCAACCTCTTTAGTAAACAATTTTTCTGATACGATATAATATTCTCCTTTTATTTTAACTACTGAGTCTTCTGTGAAATGTTCCTTGAAGAAAGGTTGAGAATTGTTGTCGAGAATATAATAACCATCATGATATCCTCTTTTTGGTACTTTCTTTCCTTCATCTATATGCTTTTCATACAATCCTTCATCATCTAAAACATATTTTTTAAAATTAACCATACGTTTTGCTAAATCTAATGATTCAGGAATAATACCCAATTCTGTCATTTTTGCGAACTGTTGCATTGTAATTTTGTCGCTTGGAGTAAAAGCATAGTTTTTTAAATACCAACGCATTGTTTCTTTTCTATCTGATGAGTGCAATTCTGTAAAGCAACCAGCTTTAATTAATTGAACCATTTTTGACTTAGTAATAAGCTTTGTATCAAGCATTTTACGAGCGAAATCTTCCATAGAATTAAATGGTCTGTTCTGAATAATTGCTTGTACAATATCATCGCCTATACCATTGATACCCTTTAGTCCAAAAATGATACGATTGTTCTCAACATCTGCTTTAAAACCAAAGTCTGCTGAGTTGATAAGTGGAAGTTCTACTTTAACATTCTCTTTTTGAACAGCCGCTATTGCTATTGCCATCTTTCCATAATTGGTAGAATCACCTGCATTTTCATCTACTGCGCCAGAATCTACAATTAAATTCGCTGTCTGCCAGTAAATCGGGCTGTATTTATAACACAAATTCAGCTCTTGAAGACCTATAATTGAGTAGGCTAGTGTATGACTTTTATTGAATCCATACCCTCGCTGAGTGCAAATAAGCACATTCCACACATAGTTCGTTAAATTCTTTGATAAATTCTTTTCTTTTGCATTAGCAAAGAACTCTTCTTGTAATTGCAAGAACTCTTTTGGTTTCTTCTTTGCGACCGCTTTTCTTAATCTATCACCCCAAGCTAGTGAGAAACCACCAATCTTCGGATGCATTGTCAAAAGTACCAAATACTCCTGGGCTTCACAGATGCCAAATGATACTCCAATAATATCTTTCAGAATATCTTGTTCTTCTTGTGTCAGACCATATTCAGTCATTTCATCATACCAATACTGGATATTTTCTCTAAAACGAGCATATTTCTGTAACGGTGTTTCAGCACCTTTTTCTTGTGCCATAAGTCGCAATACTGAGTTAATGGTTGCTAATTCATCAACAGAAGCAGGTTTTGCTAATGCAACCGCCTGTACACCACTCTCTTTCTCCATCTGAAAGAATGACATTACTTTGTGATTCCAAAGCATTTCCCACATATCTTTAGCATTACGTTCCAAAGTATATACACCAATATATTTTTCATAAGTAGCTTTCAATGAACCTTGCCACTCTATTACATTATTCTCCAAAAGCAATTCCAACTCTGCTTGCATTTTATCCAAAGCATCAATACAAAGCAGATCGACTTTAATAAGAGAACAATCTTCACACATATGTAAATCAAACTGAGTAATAACATCACCTGAATTTGTTTTCATAAGTGCTGTTGTATCCGTAAATGGTCTATCAACTAAGATAATTCCACCTGCATGTGAACCTACACCATTGACAAGTCCTTCTATCTTCTGTGCAGCTTCCCATAATTCAGGATATTTATTCATTTCTGTAACAAATTCTTGTACAGGTGGGTTATCATCATCACCATAATACATTTGTGATAAAGTTCTTAATTGACCTCTATCAGCTACAATCAATGAACTAATATACTGAGCTATATCATTATCAATCTTCAAACCACGAGCTGCTGTTAAGATAGCACTTCTACTCTTTTCAGTTGATAGTGTCATAACCTTACTAACTCTATCTTCTCCATATGTATCTTTCATAGCCTGAATAACTGCTTCACGCTTTGAACCACATATATCAATATCAATATCCAAAACAGAAGCACGTTCTGGATTCAAGAATCTCCAAGGATACGTCTTTGTTTTTTCTCTTAATGGATTAATCTGTGTGATACCAAGAATATTTAATAGACAGAAACCTACACCAGAACCTCGACCAGCCCCCACTAATGTACCTGCACTCCAAGCAATCTGTACATCAATAGCAATCTGAAGAAGATATTTAGACCAACGAACCTTCATTTTTTCGGATGAATCCTTTATATAATGAAGACACTCGTTTATTTTTTCATAAGCTTCATCTGTTTGGTAATAAGGATCTGTGTCAATATAAGCAACAATATCTCTTACTAAATGCCTATCACAATCGTATTCAGAATGATAAAACTCACTTAATAAGGGGATTTGATTCTTAAACTTTTCATACAATTTTTTGTTCGGTTCAGAGGTATTTAATGGAATATACGGAATATCGAGGTCTTTTGTGAGTTTGTAATACTCTGCTTTTCCATATATAAGCATTGTATTGTCTAATCCCTTTTGAACTACATCGTGACCATAGTATTCGTCCATATACTCATGAATTTCATCTTCACTCATGATATAAGTGGTAGAATAAAAATCATCTACTTCTCTGTCGCCCTCTTGAGACTCCAAAAAGATTTTATGTATCTGTCTATCTTCTTTTTTAAGATAATGAGCATCCGTTGTAATGATATATGGTGTACCTGTCTCTTCTGATAACTGAATTAACTTATGATTGACATAGATTTGCTCCATCATATGAGAAGGTTGCAACTCTAAAAAGAAGTATCCTTCACCAAATATCTCATTCATATATGCAATCCAATCTTTACAAGATTGCCATATTTTTCCATATTCCTTTGGATTTGCTCTTTCTAAATCCTGAAATTGTAAAAGTCTATGTGGTAAAGCTCCCCCAAGACAAGCCGAGCTTCCGATAATATCTCCTTTATAGTTTTCCATCATTTCTTCAAGGTCGCTATAATAGGTAGGAACTCGCATCATTACATGCATAAAAGAGTTTTTAGTCCAAGCTTTTGTACTTAATTCTCTAATGCCTTGATGCCCATGAGCATTTAATGCTACTAAAATAAAATGAGGATATCTATTATTAAATTTATTCTCGGCAGTTACATCTTCTGTACACAAATATATCTCATTACCAAGAACAACTTTAAAATTCTCCCATCCTTCTAAATCCTTGTGACTATCATAGTATTTAAGTGCATCTAAAGAGGAAGTGATAGACTCATGTTCCGTAAAGCAAATGCCAGCATGACCTAATGAGTGAGCATACTCAATCATTTCAGGCACTTTATTTATAGAATCTCGAAGTCTTAAATTACTTCCCTCTGCACTATGGTTATGTACTCCAAAAAAACTCACTCAAATCCTCCTCTTATAACTGTTTTAATAAACTTCTGACTGGTTCTCTTCCATAATTCTCTTTCAACCAATCAATGTATCCTTTATCCTTTTGTGCTACTTCCACAAGATGTTCATCCTTATACTTACCAAAATTCAACACATAAGTATCTAAAGGTGGTAACTCAGGTTTCTTCCACTCATCAAACTCCATGTCTAACGGCTTTCGTGAAGCAAGATAATCAGCCAAATGAACAATCTCCTGATATTTATTTGATGGTTTTGGAAGCACAATTCCAGCATCTTTTGGTTTGTTTGAGGTTGTCCATTGCCCCATATGAGATTCAATCGCATTAGCAATCAGTTCAATTTCTTTATCTGAAATAACTGCATCTTCTTTGTGCTTTCTAACCGCTTCTGCCATTAACAACGGATGATCAAATACTGTAAACACTTCCTTTACATCATCACTTGCACCTGATTTTCTGCCATCATGCACTAAACCAGCACATCTTAATAAATCTCTTTCTCTGTCAGTGAATTTGTTCTGATACTGCTCAAGACTGAAAAACCAATTAAGGAATCGTACAACTGCAATACTGTGTCTCATCAATCCACCATCGCCTAATGCATATGCAGGATGATACTTGCCTGTAGAAGAGGCAGGCACTTCCCACCAATACAAAGGAAGTTCTGACACCAAGAGTTTACAGAAATCTTTAATATCTTCATTTTCAAACGAGTCATAAATAGGCTCAATCATTTTCAACTTTTCTTCTGTCATTAAAATACCAACTTTCTTTTCTTCTCTGTACTATTATTCTCCAAAGCATTCCACTTTTTATTGACTTCAAATGTCTTTTGAGTTGGTGTCCACTTTGAATAATATTCACATTCATTTTTATAAATAGTTGCTTCTGGATTTGTTGTGCAGAAATTGCACCAATGACATAATGGCGTGGGCTTCGGAATAAACAGATTTTTATTCTCACTTGCTTCAATATCACCAAACACTTTATCAAGTGCTTTAATTAAACGCTTTTCCCATCCTTTTGTAAGAGCATATTGTTCATCGTCTATAAGGATGAATCTATACTGCGATTCAATAGGCAATTCACCAAATTCGTTTAAAATTGCCAAAGCATAAATTCCAAACTGTAATGAAGTTGCCAATTTACTCTGATCATATATTTTCTTGGAAGTCTTATAATCAACCGTTCTATACTGACCATCCTTTACATCAATTCGGTCAATAAAACCTTTTAGAATACCTTTGTTGTCCCATACAAATTCAAAAGGTTTTTCAAAATATGTAGGCTGCCAAGTAGTATCTTCCATTTCTTCGTGTAACACTTTATCAAATAGTTTTATTTTTTCTTCATATGAAGCACCACTCGCATTATCAGCTTCGTGCCATACTTCAAAATATTTTCTTCTTAGCTGTGCTACACCTAATAATTCTTCTTTTGTTTTTTCGTCTGTTTCGGTCACTCCATTCTGTAGAATATTATTTAACTTGTCATAATCTACTGCTTGACCAGAAGCAATCATCCTGCCCTTCTGTTCCAAAACATAATGACACAGACTACCCAACTCAAGTGCAATTGAAGTATCCTGTGAATACTTCTTATCCATATATTTAAACTTATACTGAAGAGGACAGTTTTTAAAAACCTCAATTTTACTATATGAAAATGTAGGTAAACCTTTGTCCTTATCAGTTACAGGTCTTACTCTATCTTTTAATTCTTGCAATTACTTCTCCTTCTTTGATTCTTTCAACACTCTATTAACTTCATCCATTGTGATAACAATCTTCTCATCTAATAATTCCAACAATGTTTCTTTCCCCATATCTGTAGGACTGGCTTTATAAGGCAATCTATTCTCACTATCTAACAACAAACAAACTTTGCAATATGACACTAATCCTGCTACTTTTTTTACAAGTTTGTTATAATAAATCTCTGCCTCGAAAGAATGTGCATCCTGGTATTCTCTATCAAAAGCCACAATCACTTCTTCACATTTGAGATATTGCAATAATAATTTTTGCTGAGTGATAGTAATATTACTTCCGCAAGTTGCTACTGCAAATGAATCTTCTCCAAAGTACGAATAATTTTGCATACATCCTTTTTCTGACTCAAGCAGCATTGCTTTTCGTATTGATTTAATTTTGTTTTGGGTAACATTGATTCCATATAGATTTGAACCTAATTGATGACTAAGAAACTTCCCACTTATTTGAAGCGGAACATACTTTCCTACTCTTTCAATATCAGATTCATCAAGATAGCGACCTCTAATTCCAATCAACCGATTATCTTTGTCTCGATGTGGAATTACGATTTGATTTGTCAATCCATAATAACCAATCTCATACCTGCTCAAAGCTTCACGAGAAATGTTGTCATTTAACCAATCTTCATGAGGTGCATAATAGAATGTGTCTAAGATATTTTCACTAATTTCAGACAATGTAGGTACTTCACGTTTATTCTTTTTTACTGACTTCAAACGATTAATCCATTCAAAATCATTAATACGATTCTTTTCTTTCTCAATCTCATCAGCACTTGTAACAGCCAACTTTCCTGTAAGTTGCCCAATAAAATGTAACGCTTTATACCATGTAACTGTCTTTCCTTTTACTCTATTGGCTCTAATTACTAATTCAACAACGTTAAAACTATCTGAACATTTAGAGTAACAATGAAAAGTTCTTCCTTTGTACCCTTTATCCTCGTTTGGTTCATGATAATAATACAATTTCCACGAATCTGATCCGTGACATACCGACTGGAATATTAAATCACCATTACTATCTGTTTTTGGATAACTAGAGCCAAAATAAGTAACAATTTTTATTATATCTTCCTTTGTAAGTGAGTTAAGAATTGCATCCTTGTCTAAATACATACCCTCACCTCACTTACCAATTTCCCCAACTCTTCTTATCAGTTGGTTCTTCTTCCTGTTCTTCATCAATCGGATTATCAGGTACTTGAGATAGTAATACAGAATGTTCCTTAATCTTCTCTTCTACCTGCTCAATCTTTGTAAAATCCATATCAATTAACTCAAAATCATAATTCGTTACAAACAAACACTGTTCTGTCATAGTACCCAAATCAATTTTTGTCCAAATAATGATTCGTGTTAATCTTCCTCGTCTGACTTTGTATACCCAATGACACATATTAGGCACAGGCATATTAACCATTTTATGTAACACTGATTCGATTTTCTTTTTCTCCGCTTTGGTGGGAGCCATTGAAATAACACCCATATCCAATTTATTCGCTAATGCTTTTGAACCAGCTAACAAATTCTGATCCTTATACTGTGCATTTTGTGCTTCACCATTTAACTGAGAAGCAGTATAAATAAACACATCTAACTGTTGAGCAATCGTCTTTAATTCAGTTGCAAATACCAATAATAACTGATGCTCTTTCAATCCCATTCCAGATTTACTATTTACTTCTGCCATTAAACGTAATGAGGTATGAATATAGTCAAAGAAAAAATACCTAACAGAAAATTCTCGGTTGTATTTTTTTATCTGGTTTTTAATGTCTTCAATGGAAAAATCAGGAATATGTACGATATATAATGGACTAGATTCGATATAAGAAATGGCTTGTTGAACTCTTTCTAATTCTCCTTGCTCATATGTACCATATAGAATATGTTCCTCATTTACTTTACTTACGGCTGCAATTAATAATGTCTGTATTTCATCTACTGGCATCTCAGTTGAGAAAATAGTAGTTGGCTCACAATTCCCTGTATACACATACTGCTTTGATACAACATCATAAAAATACGGAACAGCAATTTTGCAAGCATCGCCAGCAGCCATACGAGTTTTACCACCACCTTGAGGACACGATCTCATAAATAAACATCCTAATCTCGCACCTCTTGATACAGTATTCAATCCCTCGTTATTCAAAGCTAAACCAACATCAGGAACTTCCATCAATTCATTTACCAAATCTGTCATGCCATCACCAGCCTGAACATCTGTACTTAGTGTATTGGTACAATATTTCATATTGGGATTAATAACAAATGTCGCTTCAACCATTTCAATAATGTCTTGCTCAGTATAATTGTCAAACTTAATTTGTTCAGCTTCCATCTTTGAGGTATCTGCAATGGTACTGTCAAAAATAAATCTTGTATCAAGACCTTTTTGCTCATAATATCTAAGCAATGCGTATTTTCTTAATCTGTGATAATAATAATCATAGTTCTCAATGGTAGCCATATCTCTTGCATTTGAAAGATATTCTATACCTTGATTCTCCTGAAAAATTGAATACTGCTCTTTGTAATTGCTTAGATATGAATCTATACTAAATTCATCAATTGTGGTGCAACCTTGCATATGTAGATTGTAAATTGCAACAAATAGCAATTCATAGAAGTTCTCTGTATTAAAATCAGTTCTATCCAATGGTCTATCAATATCATCTATTAAGGAAGAATCTTGTATTAAACAACCAATCGTATTCAAATATGCTCTTTTATCTACAAGTCCTTCATGTGCCATTATTTCACCTCTTTCCCAATTGACTGAATATCAATCTGTTTTATTTTTCTCTTTTTAGGTTGAACAATAATGGTTTTTTCTTTGTACATATTTGAAATATCCATACTTTCATTATGTTCTTCCAATTTATCAACCGACTCATAATACTGCATTGCTTCTGTGTGATAATATGGGACAATTCCAATTACATCACCAGTTAAATCTTTTTCAATGATTTCATGCAGATAAACCAGAGTCTTATACATGCTTTCGTATGTAAAACCATAACGCTTGATATAATCTTCTGTTAAGGCATATACTTTTGTACTTAATTCTTCTCCTTCGATGAGACTTCTTAAATACTTATAATACTGTTGCTTTTTTGTATATTCCTCTTCGGATAATGCTTCTTTTAATTCGGCTTGAGGTCTAGCCTTTCTACCGACTTTTTTCTTTGTAGCAACCTTATCTATCTGTTCAGTTTTGTCTTTCTGCAATGTCTTGATTGCAATATTAAAACATTTTTTATGAGCATAGCGTCCCTTGTATGGAACGCCATCCTCATCTACAATTGGCTCATTGCATATTACGCATTTTCTTCGAGCTGCCATGTATCAACCTCTTATAAGTTATTCTCCTCAATGAAACTCTCAATATCATAAATGATTGCTTCAATAAGCTGTTCCTGACCTTTCTTCAGATCACTAGCCTTCTTGCCTTCGCCTAACTGATTTGCAACGATTGTCTGTAAATCCTCAAGATATCCATTATCAGCAAGTTTCTCTCCAAGTTTCTGTAGCTCGTCCATGAGATCATCATATGATTTAACATCAACTGTTCTCTGTGCTTTCTGCTCCTCGTATGTAACTGCTGTGATTCCCTCTTCTCTCTCCTGAATCTCAATAGCCTTAACAATTACATCTTCAAGAGCTTCAGCAGTGAACTCCTCAATATAAGTAGTAGGAAGATAATCGAAACGAGAACGAGCAAAGAACTCATCTGTCTGTGCTAAGAAACCAGAAGACTTAACAACCTTACCGTCTTTATCAACACCGTTAGAACGAACATAAACACATAAGTCTGTATTATTGATGATAGGTGCTAACGCTCTCTTATCAGCCTTTGGTGAAATATATCCATCCTTCTCCTGTGCATGTGCAATAAAGTAACAGCAATATCCAGCACCAAGTAACTTGTTAATCTGTTTCCAGAACTCAGTCTCATACTCTTTCCAAAGTCCATATCCACCATTTCCTTCTCCGATTGAAGGAGCTTTATACTTCTGGCAAATAAATTCCTGACAGTAATTTGCAGCCGCTTCAATCTCATCAAAGATAATTGTTGAATACATTTCTCTTGCCTTCTCTACTGTTGCAGGATCTGTAAGCTGCTTGTTAATCTTAATAAAATCAGACCACTTTGTAATAGGACAATATGGAACACCAGGAATGGCATTAAGACCTGCCTCGAATGGAAGATAGAATGGCTTCTTCATACGAGTTGCCTGTTTAGTCTTTCCTAAGTTGTTTCCACCATAGACAAGAATAACCTTGCCTTCTAAACCTTTTGCTACTGTGCTGACCTGTGGATTAAAAATATCTAATTCGTTCATGTAATTCTCCTTTATTTTCAAAAATATTTTCTTAATAAAAATGGTACATGTTTCAAACTATTTCATTCGTACCTACAACAAAGTTAGGTTAGAAACCTAGACTTCTACCATGTGCTGCTCCACTTGGCTTTGCAGTAGATGCCTTTGCACCACTCTGAGCTTTAGCTTTTGCTTCTTCAAGACGATTTGCTCTTTCCTGAATTGCAGCTTTAATTGTATCAGCAACATATGGAACTTCTGGTGTGATACCCTCTTCATAAGGCTCAGAAGCACCAGTAATAATAAGATCGCTCTTGTAATCTACTTTTACCTTTCTTCTTGGCTTACCAATCTTAACTGGAATCTCTGTAACAGTCTCAATTCTGTTATTAATAATGTCTCCATAGAACTCTACTGTCTGTCCTACTTCAAAACCAGAATCAACTGCCTGTGCTACTTCACCCTCTGCTACAAGATCAATTGGCTCAATTCCGTTATATGTAGGCATCCAGCCACTCACCGCAAGTCTTCCTGTTTCTACTCCCTCGTTATCAAGTTCAGGACTAATATCCGAAATAAATACCTCTACTGCGAACTCTGCATGTGGCTCAAACTCTTCATCAGCCTTTAATCTATTGAAGAAATTGCTCTTGTAAGATACAATCTTCTCACCGTTCTTACCTGTAAATGGACTAATATCACCAGTTACTCTAACCTTTGTAGCCTCTTCCTCGCCAACTTCTGCAATAGACTTGTACTCATTCATTACTGTCTGAATACCCGCATAAGTCTTGTTATCAGCACCTGCCTTAGTCTTCTCATTTACATTGACGTTGTACTTAACGAAATTCACATCAGAAGTCTTGACTGTAATATGACCTGTTACCTTATTCTTTCCATCCTCTGTTACAATCTTCAGATCCTTCTCACTAACTACACCTACTGCTGTTGCCTTTGCATTTGCCTGTCTTAAATTTGTTTCCTTTGTTGTTGTCTCTGCCATTTAAAAAATGTCCTCCTTATAATATGTAATAAATTTTTTTTGATAACTATATTTGAGATTAAGCATTTACATAATCTCTCCAATTTTTTGAAAAGAAACTTGCATCGCCCTTAATCTTATTGATCTGTGTGACACCCTTCTTCTCCATATTCTTTCTTGCAACCATTCTGTCTAGCTTTCTCGTATGAACCTGTACTGGTACTCTCTTTGTCTTCATTAAATGAATCCTCCTTATAATAAAATTTAATTGATAACTTATATCTAAACGCCCAAATGGACGGAACACAGAAGTTGTTTTATGTAAACATCTATGTATAATCAGTGATTTTTGAGCGTACAAACCCAAGGGTATGCTGTTCTTCCACCCATACAAAATGCTTTCCGCATTTATTTATTCTCTTTTTGTCACGGATTTTATATATTATTCGTGACATTTTATTTTTGGAATTTTTGAACTGAATTGTTCTTAGAATTTATTTCACTCTGTTAATCGTAATCCAATGTAATCTTCGATGACTTAACACGCTTAAAGCATCATCAAGACCTTCACAATAAGCTGATTGACAATCGCAGTTAGAATAATTTTTCATATTACCAATTAGTTTATTAACATATTCCTGCTCATCTTTCTCGTCTATCGAAAGCAACCGAATCTTTTCCATACATTTATTGCAAATATCTAATTTGTTAAATAATCTATTCCAGATTCTATATCCATTCGTAAAACCATGACATCGGATATCTGTTTTAAGAATGTCGCCACAAATATCACAAGTTCTGTAATTTACCTTTGCCACTTTCTCACCTCGCTTATTTATTCTCTGTTACTATCGAAGAATGTGAACCATTCCTTCTCTTGTACCCATTAAAACAGGTTCTTCACCATTGGCTGTCATCTTCCAATAAGCACTTTTACTTTTCTCCATTTCTAATTGATGTTTCAATGTTTCAATTTCTTTCTCATAATAGTCATTATCGAATTTCTGAGTACCAATCTGTTTATAGTCTTTGGAAACGTATTTTACAGAATAATTAGATATGTAATCGCTTGTATCATCTAAATATTGAATTGTTGGCTCAAAGAACCCACGCTTTTTACATTCATCACAATGACATATATCTGAAATATAACCAATTCTTCCATCTCTGTTTTCTACAAAATCTCCGATGTTAAATTTTATATTTGTTACATTATTCTCTTTTGGTATATGGACTTCTTCAAAGAAAAGGTTTACATATTCAATATCTTGTGCTGATCCGATAAATCTGTATCCTAAGTTTTCATATTCTTTAATTGTCTTATGTGCATCCGATAATCTAACTCTTACTTCCATATTCTCACCTCCTCGAATTTCCAAAGAAACAGTGAATTATTTATTTGCTGTACAAACCAATCTGTTTCATCTTTTTAAGAAATAGTTTCATCTCATATCCCGTAAGACCAACACATGTATTTCCAATCTTTTTCTGATCTGTTAGTTCAGCATCATAAGACTGTAACAGGTGTCTACCAGATGTCTTATAAAAAATATCTACTGTTTGAACAAAACTGTGTTCGTCATCTTTTCTTTTATATCTTACACCGTATTGATCTTCTTTAATTTTCCGAAAACCAATATCTGCTAATTTGTCATCTACTGTTTTAAATAATTTCATATAATTTTCCTTTCACTTACGTATTCTCTGTTCTAATCACAATACACATAATTACAGCTATTAGATTCAATATTTTCTAAGTCAATAATCATTTCGCCATCTTCGTGACATCTATCAATTTCAATATTAGAAATTTTAATAGAAGTGTCTGTCATTTCTATAATATTTCCTATGTAACGGTCGTGATGATTTGTCACTTTATTGAATAACGTAAATGCAATATCTTCACCGACTCTAAAGTTTTTCTTGTTATCTGTTACTAATGTTCTTACTGCTTCAATGTTATATTTCATAATCTACCTCCTTAAGAATTGTCAGATTCATGTACTCTTATTTTACCAATTGCCATTAATGCTAGCATGACCAGGAAGTACAGTTGTAATTGTTGAGTAATTTCCTGCAATATCGTTATTCATCATATGATATAACTTCAAATAATCATTTACAGATAATTTCTTAATCTTGGCATACAAACTATCCATATTCTTCCATGTTTCGTCATGCTGCTTAACCGTAACTTTCATATCTGTAATCTGTTCCATTAGTTTCTGACGCTCGTTTTTACGGTTCTCAATCTCTTTGTCCTTCTGAACACAAAACTCTGCAAGTTTCTGTTCCTTATAGTTTTTTAAATACTCATCAACTGGATTAACTTCTTCCAATGCTTCTTCATTTTTAATTGTTTCATTCATATGTATATTCTCCTTTACGCTTCAAATTTGAACTCATCTATATTCTTGTTTATTTTTGTTTATAAATGCAGTACAAAAACATCGGGTGTCAGTATTATATGATTTACATTCCTTTTGTTCACAATATCTACACGTATATCCTTTTTTAAAGCAAAATACTAAATCACTTCTGTTTTTGTTTTTACACTCTTTATAATTCCAGCAATTATCACAATTCATTTTTTTCCTCATATGAAATCGAAATTTATTTCGTTTCTCTCCAACTGATACTGTAATATGGTTCATTGTACTGAGTACCAGTCTCGACTTTATAACCAAGTTCTTCTAATTTCTTTCGTGTTTCAGGTTTTAAACAACCATCTTCACTGATTGAAAATTTGCCATCTGCAATCGCATCTCTAATCAATTTTGATAACTCTACTAATTGCTGTGTCGTGCAACTATCAATTACATTGTTTGTCATCTTATTTGCTTCTGATGCAGATGGAATAACATTCTTTGGTGACTGAACTTCTGGCATAGGAATGTTGCAAGTAATAGCATCTTCACAACAATCTGCATCGCTACATCCTAAACAAAATTTATAACTTCTGCTAGTTATTGGGTACTTACAAACCATTTATTCATCCTCCTTTTAAACCTGTTTATATAACGGATTTTGGAGCTTTCCCAATACCTTATTAACAGCAACCTTGCCCATTTCTTTATTCCATATTTCACCTTGTCTAACCCTTGCAAAGAATAAAACATATTCTGAAATATTATTTTCCACATCTTCGTAAAATTTTTCGTCCTCTTCACTATCATCAAATTCAGATTTACATGAACTAATAATCATCACAGCTAAAAAATCTTTTGCAACCTGTATTAATCCGTCTGATGTCTTGATTTGATCATTTAGAAAATCATTTGTTTCTATTGTTGATTTTTCTGGTACAGAAAAATAATATAACTGCTTAAAATCTTGCTCTTTTGTGTCTTCAATATGAATTCCCATATATTCTAATGTAAGTATAGTTTTAAGATTTTCTTCAATCTGTTTTGAATTATTCTCTAATTCTATTGGTATCACCTCCTACATTCCCACATGTTCAGGAAATTGTTCATAGATTTTATACCATTTTTCAATAATTTTTCTATTCATAATTTCCTGGTCAATCAATTCTTCTACGATTTTTGCAGTAGCACACTGCGTCTGGCTTCTAAGAATTTTACAAGCATTTTTCTTATACTCTTCTAAATCTTCTATAGAAGCACTTGACAGCATTGTGTTTTCGTTTGTTAATCCTTGTATTACTGGTGGTGTTATCATTCTTTTTACCTCCACATAAAACCGATATTTACTCATTTTTTGATTCAAATTCTTCAAATGCTTTATAAAACTCACTACCTTTTATCTCTTCAAAGCCATTTTCACAAGGAGTTAATGAATTATAGCGATTAGTGCTCATACGCAAGTATTGTTTTCCATTGTATTTAAAACTTGTTCTTGAGTAGCCACCCATTTCGGTTTCTTCGAAGTAGTCTCCACACCTCAAAGGATAAATATTAATAACTATCTCCTTTTTAATACATTCATCTTGAAATTGCTTTAATATTTTGCAGCCTTTTTTAAACTTTCTCATACTTTGACCTTCAAACATTTTAGGCTTGTTTAATTGATTACCAAATTTTTCACTATTTTCCTGCACATCATCAATATACAATTCAATATTACTTTTTTGTGTTTCATTAAACGCAACATTAACATTACCACCTCCACGCATATAATAATGATTTCCACTTATTCCTATGCGATTGAAAAAATCTTTGATAAATTCTCTTCTGTTTTTTTCTATTACTTCATCACGATGTAACCCTTTTAAAAAATCTTCATTTGTTACAATATAAAATTTCTCCATTTTTTACCTCCATATTTCCAAAGGAAACGAATCATTAAATTATTCTCTTATTGGCTCAACCCTATATCGTTTATTCCAATCTTCTCTCTTCTTCAATAATGGAATCCAAGGACAGTGTAGGTTTTCAGATTCAGTTCCTATCAAGTCATCTTGATCGCAACCAAGATATTCTCTATGACCACAGTTAGGACAAGCTACTTCATATTCAGGAACTTTATATTTAAAACTACAATAGTTAGGAAATATCATTCGAACATTCCAATCATCCTTTGATTCAACTTCATATACACAGTTACAGCATCTACATACAAACTGAATATTTTTACCAAAATAATTGCCTGCTATAATTTTCATAATGCATCCTTTTATTTATTCTCTCAATCCATCCAACACTCTCATCAAAATATGTCTTGTAAGATTCTTAACATCACCACTATAAAGTCCACATTCAATATCGCAAGCCTTTAGAACTTCATCGAGTGTTTTATTCTTCTCTTCACTCAATGATCTCTTACAGTTCTCATATTGAATATCATTTGTCTCATGAGCATTTCTAAGATTACTTTCTAAGCAGCGAATAATATCAATCAGTTCGTCTTTTGACATAGATTTTAATGTACTGTCTGAATATGTTTTTCTTCCATCACCTATTGACATATAGTTATTCTCCTATTTCTATCTTCTGACCAATAAACTTCTGAAGTTGTTCATTTACATTATCAGGATAAGTTTTCACAACATAATCAGTGCAAACATGAATTTTTGTAATAATCTTATTCTCATCATACTCAATACTTCCAAGTGTTCCACCTGGAATTCTGATAGGCAAACAACCATCCTCATAATCACAAAGCACATAATGTTTCCAGTGTCCATTAGGATCAAGTCCAGCAAGCTTGTCCAGCTCTGTTGTAATTTCACAATAATATTCGTTCATTTTTGAATATCTTGAATTCGCATATTTGTTAATCAGTTTCATATATTTATTCTCTCCTATGCGCCTGTATTTGCTGTCAAAACACACTGTTCTTCGTTCATATCAATTTCTGTAATGGTAATCTCTTGACACTTCTTAAAATCATCTGAACTTACTCTTGCTTTTCTTTCAGCATGTCGTTCATCTTCTGCAATAATTACCATTGCGTAATCTTGACACCAACCACTTGTAGGTCGCTCTACTAAATATGCTTTCATACTGTTATTCTCCTCTATCTAATATCTCAACATCAATACAAAATAAATCATGTAAGTTTTTAATCTGCTCATCAGTTGGTTTCTTCCATGCCATTTTTTCATCAACATTAATCGTTACAGCACCACCACAGAGCTTAATTCTTGCAATGACTTTTGGATTATAAATAGCTGCAACTTCTGGCATTGGAATACTACAACTCGTTTTTGGTAATTGTGTCATGTATTTATTCTCCTAATCATCTTTGTCTATAATGAACCAATATAAAGAACTTAAAAATGTAAAAGTAATTCCAAGTATTTTATTTTCTACTTGATATGAATACATCGTTACACCACTACAGAACCATACCCAAAAAAATGCGATTGTTTGTCTATAATACTTTTTCATATCACACCTCCAATCTGTCCAAAGGAAAGAAAAATATCTTTCTAATCTAACCACCTATTATCCAAATAATAGAACCCAAACACCATTCCACCAATTAAAATCACCCAAAAGATCCAGAAAATAATAATTGGGAAATCAGATTCTAACCTTTCTATCGTCTTATCAATAGTCAAATTATTATAAAATGATGTGTTATCAGAAATAGTTTTATTTCTCAAATCTGTAAAAATTGTTCCTTTATATTCAGTACCAATACCATAATATTTGTACCTCACATGACTTGATTCATTGATAGTGTCAATATAATCAGTACCAGGTAAATCAATCTTATTACTTGCGAAATTCACTCCACAAAATGATACTTCTTTGCACTTAATATCTTCACTTCCAACTCTGTCCCAAGTCCAATATGTTTCTGTTGTATAATAAGTTTGTGATTTGCCATTAACAGTTCTTGTATGAGCTACTTGTCTTGTATGCATTGTGTATCGCTCTTTGACTCTTTCTACATACATATATTCTCCACCAATTTCAGGATATGTAACTGTATCTACTGCTTTCAAATCACCATATACAAACGCATTACCAACATTTGTGTCCATTCCATATTGGAACATTTCTTGACTTTCTATCTTAACAGCTTTGTTATAAATTTCATTTTTATCCATTTGATATTCTGAAATCTTGGAAGAAATCAGAATACCAAACAGAATCATAACTGCAATGATAGAAATACTAGCCAAGATTTCACGTTTTGTTATTTCAAAATCGCCAAAATCAAAACCTTTTCTACCATATCTCATAGACTAATCCTCTTTAAACAAATCCTGTGGAGCATCAACGGGTGCATTGTAATCCAAATACTCATATTCATGTACTTCATATCCAAGCAATCCAAGAAACTGTCTTGTAGGGAACTTTCTCACATATCGCTTGTATTCCTTAATCTGTTTATTGTAATTGCTGCGATACTCTGCAATCATATTCTCTGTCATAGATAACTCATTCATAAGAGTCTTATAGTTCTCATTGGACTTCAACTCAGGATATGCTTCTGCAACTGCTGTAATAGCTGTTGTTACATTCTCAATATCTCCTGTTGATCCACGACCATCTGCAACTGCTGTCAATGTATCAGCTTCATGTTTGTCATACTGTTTTACGCAATCAGCAAGGTTATATACAAGGTCAACTCTTCGCTTGTCCTGTACCTTAATATCTGATGACGCTGTATTTACCTGCTCCTCAAGTGCAATAGCCTTATTCTGTGAACTCTGTACACCAAATACAATCATCAAAATAACTGCTAATACTCCTACGCCAATAATTACTGGCACTTTCCAATTTGTGTTCTTCATTTAAAATCTCCTTTATATGTAATATTTTTATATTTTGAGATTCTAAAAGCCTTATTTTTTCAAGACTTTCGTAACCTCTCAATTTGTTATTCTCTGTTAAACTCTTTTCTTAATGCCTTAACAATTCTTTTTTGACACTTGGGACATATATCAACAACTTTAGGTCTGATTCTTGCTCCATATAAATCATCATTATATGTCTCTCTTGGCATAATATAGTTTGTTTCTTCACATTCAGAATGACAATAATCGCATTGTCTTTTAAATGTACCATCAACATATAAATTCATATTTCTACTCTCATTCGCATTTAACACCAATAAATTCCAAGACCGTTTTCATTCCAAGCCCACCTTCAGATACAGGCTTCATACAATACTCCCAAATCTTAGGATGTGTCTGCTTTAGCATCTGAAATCTATTCGGTTCTTTCTCTAAATGACAACCATATGCACAGAACATACAGCCTGTACGACTATATCCTGTAGTATAATATTCTCCTTTTTCATTCTGCTTTATTTCACCATATACAGACGGGTAAGGAAGGTCGTATCTCACTATAAATTTAAGTACATCTTGCTCAGTCCAAAAACTCATTGGCTGACTGCTTGGATTTTTCTTATCAAATGCATTACATCCATTATGTAACCACTCTGTTTTTCTCTGCTTACTTTCACAGGTCATTGTTGCAACTAATGGCATAAGTCCAGACTCTTTTGTAAAGCGATGGGCTGGTCGTTTCTTCATAATATCACAACATTTATTTGATACTTTAAATGGTGCATCTATAACAAATTTCCACTTTCTCATGTCATACATTCCTGTTTCTCTGCCATCAAAACATCTTGCACCCCAACAGTCTTGCCCTAATCTCTGAACATCACCAATCTGTCTACTGATATTTTTACTAAGAATTGGATATCCTTGATTAAGAATCACATCCTTAAATATTATTCTCTTTCCTTTTCTGTCTTTTGGTGGATCTATAATTGTTTCAACTACTAATGGTGGAAAATCTTCTGAACCAGGAAATTGCTTCATCAGCCAATCTCCATAAGTTTTGACATGTTCTCTTAATTCAGGAAATTCCAATCCTGTATCAGAAAACCAAAGAACAAGCTTACACTTAAATAAGTAACAAACTTGTGCAGCTATGTATGCAAGGACTGTACTATCCTTGCCACCTGAAAATGACACATAACACTTTTTATTATAATGTACATACCATTCCATAGTTCGTGCTTGTGTGACACCAACTTTTTCATTAAGAGACATACTCATAAGACGAACTAAATCGGCTTTTGTATGTTTAAACTCTAATGAATTAGTATTTTCTTATAGTGGTTGCAAACACTAGGAAAATCAATGATTTTATAATACAGAAAGGTAAAAATAGTAAACCTATAGGTAATTTAGATTGCGCAATCTCTATGAAAAATAAGAGATTATGGCTACAAACAATAAAAATACTATTTCTTCTTGTTACTGGGATTCCTATAGCCGAATGGCTTAGATATGATTAACTGTTACATAATATTATTCTCTGTTAAAACAACGCACAACCGTCTCTTTTGAACGATTCAACATACTTATTCCACTTATCATCATCCATCTCATATAATTTCTTGAAGCATTTCTTACACAAGAACTTCGACACATCTCTTCCGTGGAATTTCATATTCATTGCCAGCGTTGTTTTATCTTTTATTCTCTTTTCACACTCATCACAATACTTATTGAAATATTGTCTTGCTACTTTCGTATCACCAACATTCAATCCATTGTACTCAGCAAATTCCTGAATAACCTCATCAGTTGGTTCATCTCTGAATGTTCCACCATTCCAAGCTTGTGTGAGATATTCATCAATGGTGCAATTCATGATTATCCACTTCTTATTTGCAATGAAGTCTTCTTTTAAGATGTTTCTCCATCTCTCATAAGCCTGTGGATACCAATACTTGTCCAAAATCCAAGTAGACTTTGTATAGAATGGACACGCAATATTACAACCACAACGAGAATAACCCTTCTTATACTTGGAATTTATCTCAATGTTTTTCCAAATTGTATAAAGCCATACATCCATTTCTGACCATTTTCTAATAGGAAGAATACCTTGCCAACGGGTCTTGCCCCACTCCTGCTCATTTATCCATTCATCCTGATAACCACTACGAGTATTTGATTCTTCATTTCTCATTCCCATCCACATAAGATACGGATGGTCGTGGTCGAGCTGTGATACCATAACTCCAACCTTAAAAATCCTACAGCAAAATCTAGCGAATCTCGTGGGTATCATGTGATCTGATTCTACATATTGGTAAAATCCCTTCTCAGGATTCATAATCTCACAGTTAGGGAAAGTCTTAACCATTCTATATGTATCTGCACAGTCAAGCGATGTATTATTAAATATTGCTTTTGTTTCTGGATATAATTTTCTGACTAGATGACAGGTAAGCATTGAATCCTTACCCATAGAAACAGGAATTATTGAAGTGTATGTATTAAACTTCTCTGTCTTTTCTTTGATTAGTTCTAATGAATCAGCTTCAAGCTGCGTTAGATGTTCTTTCTGCAATTCGATTAAATCTTGCCAACTTGCTAAATCCACATCTGATATATTGTCATAGGATTTCAATTTGGTACAATCCAATCTTTCAAGCGAATTTTCAATCTTCACTCGATAGAATTTATGTTCATTTCCTTGCTTATCAAATCCTTTGATAATGGATTTATCTAGCCAAAAGTAGCCTTCTTTCAGATCTTCTAATGGCTGTTTAGTCGTATCTCGCAAAAATATAAGATACTCATTGTAAATTGGGTTCACTCATATACCTGAGTGTTATGTACATAACCTTTTACCTAGGATTATCTTTTCCTTTCTTTGATTTTATGGCATTTGCAACTACCATTTATACTGTTATTTATCCAAAATTTTCCCAATGAAAGATTGGTTTACTACGAATTAACTTATTCGTCATGAATTCTTTTAAAATCATTCAACTCATATGATGTTTTAAATTTAGTACATTTTGCTAAAGTAATAATATGTTTGCAATTTGGGCAAGACACATAACATTCGTTTGGTTTAGGATTAATATGTCTTGGATAAGCAGCTTCCGAACTCTCAAAAATAAAAGTTGTTCCACAATTATCACAAGTACACCCATATCCATAATCCTTCTTTTCCACTTCTTTAAGATGATTGTTCATTACTGAAAGAATTTTCATTTATATTTTTACCTCCAATATATTATTCTCCAAACTCACAAGTGTCGCATGTTGAAAAATACTTATCGTGGTCTATGCAGCATTGTGGTCTGTTATCATCTTCATCAGTTTCTTCATTAAATTTAATATAAAATGGAGTACAATCACAGACCAACATTGATGCGATCGACATTCCGTAAATAATGGCAGATTTACACTCTTGATTATCCTTGAATATTGAACAATTGACCATCTTATTAAATTCTTCAGAACCAATGAAATTCAATACTGTTTTCTGTAATTCGGTTGAATCAATTAGCTTTTTATAATCATCCATTTAATACCTCTTTTCTAAATCCAATGATATGTTGCATTCTTTTAAAATTATTTCATCATTGCTTCAAGTTTCTGAGACATATATTCTTTAATCTTATCTTTCCACTCTTCCTTCAATTCATCAATAGCTTCCTGAACAATGTTCTCTCCAAGAGTATCGTTGACATCATCTGGGCTAATAAGATAATATGAACTATCTCTCAAATCTTTCTGAACCTGATCACAAATAATGTCAATGATTCTACTCTTTAACTCATCAATACCATCTGCTCCAAGCAATGAATAAAGTGGTGTTTTACTAATTTCTTTTTCAATATAATTAAGTCTATCTTCGCTCATATATTCTCCTTTCTCAAAACCAATAAAATCTGAAATTCTTGTTACTCTACTTTCTATTAATCCATTCTTTAAACTCGTTAAAATCTTCCTTTGTAAGCACAATATCAGAATAATAAAAATCCTTATTCCAAATAATCGCCCAAATTTTCTTCAACTTCTCAAAAAACGGTCTTTGCTGAGTATAAAAGTTTCCATTTGTATATGTTAAGAAAGCATAGTCACCATCTCCATAATCATAAATTTTAAAATGAATACCTTTATCACATCCACACTTGCAACTCACAATCAATTCATCATCTTTGAAATTCTTAAATACTGCCATAATAATCTCCTTTACTTACAATTCCTAAGTTCAACATTGTAATCATCCTTCACATCAATAGTAACTTCTCGCTGGAATTTTCCTTCCTTATCATACAGAGATAAATAATATCTATTGCCACGTTGCTCTAATACGACATCCTCATTCTCGAATAACTGAATTCGTTTCTGTTTTTTTACTGGTTTATTCTCTACTTTGTTCTCGAACAAAATAGGTGGAAGTTCTACTGTGGCTGTCCTTACTTCTTCAAGAATACAGCTAATGTCATTATCTAACCGATTCTCATCGTTTGTATGTTTATCTACTGTTTTAATCACTTCACTCTCAAGTAATAATCTGTTTGTCATCATCTTAATATTCTCCTTTCCACTCGCCCAATTCATAGAAATTGTTTATCTGGTCATTCAGCTTTCTAACCTGTTTTCTCAACTCACTATCTTCTTTCTTACTGTCTGTTCTCTGACACTTCTTACATAATTCATCACGTTGCTTAGATAATTCATTGTATTTATCCGATACATCAATCTCCTCTACAACAGAAATCTCAATCTTTTCGCCACAGTGAGGACAAAACTGAATTGGATAATTGTCTGTCTGTTCCCATTCGTCTTCATAAGATGTGATGACTTCTGTATGTGAAGTACAGAATCTTGGAATGTATCTTTCGTCTTCCTGACAATCATCGCTATGAACCAAATCTTCGCCTGTGAAAACAATAGCTTTATCACTCTGAATCTCATCGCAACAATATGTAAATGGTTTATACTTGTATGAATGAGTATCATTGATTTTTAATTTGATTAATTCTATCTCCATTTATTTATTCTCCTAATTTTCTGCCACACCAAGGACAATACGCAATATATTCTCTATGATGAACAAATCCATCATCATACTCATCCCATTCAGATGTTTCAATATCTAAATAATATTCATTTGTTAATGGATCTACATATATTCGATTATCAGGTGAGTCATAATCACAACGATTACACATACACTTACCTCGCTTTATCACATTCATTGAAATCTAAAAGCATCTTATATTTATATTCTCCAAACCTTTCTTTCCAACGCTGCTTTGCTTTATCAGTATCCCAATTAAAAGGCATCATATGGTAATTGATAAGGAAACATGTGTCTAAGACAACATCAGAATTAACATGATACATAGCTGTCATGTATTGATATGAACCATAACAATGATGCTGATAATAATGAGCTATTCCATCTTCATCAAATGTTTGTGTACTCAATTTACCTAAATCGTGATACAAAGCACCTATTCTGAATCTTGCAGGATAAGCATATTTTGTAGAAAATAATCTTGATGCATATTGGCAATGTTCAAATAAATCCATTGTATGATGTGGGTTTTTCTGATCAAATCCTTTCATATCTGGAATATCATTTGGTTCGTAATCATTTAATAAATTATGAATAATAATCTCATCGAATTCTTCCTCGTAGAACGGAATCTGGAATTTTCTAATCTGCTTATCCAGCATAAAGTCAGGTACAGGGTGTTCTCTATGTAAATTATCTTCTTTGCACTGTTCAAATGGCTTTGGAATAATTACACATACTTTTCTGACATTTAAACCATTTACTTTCATCATAATTGCTCTACGAGATTTCATAATCAGATTAGTTGCATCTGCAATTACATTCTTTTTATTCTCCAAATTCTTGCGAATTCTATTATGAAAAATTTTAAATACTTCTTCATTATGTTCTTGGTCTTCGTAATTACCAGTCAATTCTTCACGAATTGCATCTGATGATACGATTATTGTATTTGGATTCTCATTGGCAATCTGAGTGGCAATGGTTGATTTGCCACTACCACTCAAGCCACACATGATCCATAGTGTAGGTTTATTCATAAATAACTCCTATCCGTTATGTTTTAATAAATACTCTCGGCTTACATTTTTAAAACTCTGCTGACCATCAATACTACGATATACAAATCCCTCTCTCTTAACCTTTGGATTTAATTCACTATATCCATCAGCTTCAAGTTTCATCTCTTCCATAGTCTTAGGTAACTCATAAGCCGTATCAATAATTGGCACGCTTGTTAATCCATGACTCTTACAGAAATCAGCCATTTCTACAGTTCCAAGTCTTGTACCATCAATAATCAGATTGAATACAAATAACTTATTCTCCGTAAATTTATATGGATTGCCCTGAACTGAGCCAACTCCTTCACCTTGTAACACAACTCTGTTATAATTATTCTCTGTTGCAAACTGTGTAAGAATCTTTTCAATGTCATATTTATCAGCCAATTCCCAATAAATATTTGACTCGTGATAACAAGCCTGTTCTCTATCAGCCTGTCTTACATTTCTACTGCATACAATAAAATCAAATTTGTTCTTACCCTTCTTCAATCTATCAACTGCAAATGTGCAACTTGTGCCATCACATTTCTCAGTCTTAATCCACTTTTCTGTACTCTGAAGATAAAATGGTGCATTCTCAATTCTCGTCTCATCTGTTTTGACAATCCAATCTGGGAACTTCTTTGGATTATCTTTCTTGCGACCAAACAATAAAAACATAATCTTACGACCAATGCTGTATCTCATAATCCTTCTTACAATTGGGTTAGCGAATAACTTTGGTCTACGCTTTGCCATTGCCTTATATTTAGCATTTGGATCAACCTTATTGGTCTTTCTTGCTGCATCCTCTTCTGAAGCATATGTAATCTTCAAAGCTTCTGTAACATCATCACCAATATTTCTATCCTGTAATTCTGGGAAAAGTGATAATGGTAAGGCTAATCCCTGGCTAATTACCTTGAACTTACCAAGTTTCATAGTCTTAACTTTGAATTTCTTATTTGCTAAAAATGCAAATCTCTCATCTGTTTCAGGACACTTGCTGTCAATTTCAATATAAACAGCCATATCTCCTACATTAAACTCACCCTTCTTAGCGATACAAACCCACCCTAAAACTCCAATGAGTTCAATATTATCAGCTCCTTCAATCGGTCTGATCCACTCAATCTTTTCTACATGTGCTAATGCTCTTTCTTTGTTCTCCAAGTTCCTCTTACCTTAGTAAGTAGTGCGCACTTTATCCTATAGGAACTTTTCTATTTTTCCTTTCTTCTTTAATCTTCTAATTTGTTGCCTTTTGTCTCATTACAAAGCTTACACATCGTTTGATAGTTACTAATATCATCAATACCACCTTTTGAGCGTGGTATAATATGATCTTTTGTCATTAAAATTTCATCACCATTATCATCAACTGCATACAAATTCAGATGATATGTTAATTGGTCTGCAAATTTTTCTTTTGCAAAATATTTTCCTTCAATTCCACAAACTGCACATTTACAACCCTTCGTAAAAAATGTCTGGTATCTTTGACTATTACCTTTAATCAAATCTCCATCAAAATCCACTTTTGCAAGTCGCCTATCTTTCTCAAATAAAACATCTTTAACCTTATGGTATACCTCATCTATGGAATATGTAGATTTTCTAATGAGATTGTCATGTTTTAGTTTAAACTCATGCAATCTAATGTCTTTATTTGAAATAAAAACATTTTCTGCATTTTCCTTGCTTAATAAGTCAACCAAATCTCTTACTGTGTGAATTTTATTGGAAATAGAAATAGTGTTACCATTCCATTTAATTCCTGTAATCTCTGTATCAAGAGTAGGCGACAATGGATTATTGTTCTTTGGAAATTCTGTATCTAAGAAATCCTCAATTGTCTTATATTTACTTTTCAATCCTTTCCCATTTATTGAATAATTAAATTTCAAACCCTTAAATTGCTGTTTCTTACTCATAAAACATATCTCCTTATAATTTATTGTCACCTATATATTCTCTCTTTTTATCGTTCAAAAACTCCAAGGAAATGCTTCTTTCTTATTTCTCATATAAAGCTTTCTGAAACTGTTTTCTAAATTTCTTACAAGCTGATTCATTTTGACTCTCTGTTAATACTCCATGTATATAACAATACTGAATTGAATGTAATAATTTTTATAACCTCTCAGCGTCTTTACCGAGAGTACACCCTTGTTTATTCACATACTTTTCCAAATTATCAAGTAAGGGATCAAAATTACTCATATCTACAACTTTACCCATGCTCTTATTCTCCTATCTGATCTACAATACTCTGCAACTTATCAATATATATTTGAGCTTCTTCTTTATCTAATTTTTTAATATTTGACGGAACAATAGCAATATTTGCTTCACCAAATATCTGATTATCAAGACATGCCCTTTCAAACTCAACTATTACATCTACATAAAGTTGTTCTGGATCAAATTGTAAACAAATCACATCACCCTTCTGTGGATGCAGTTTTCTAACCTTAATAAGTGTTTGTTTAAATAATTTCTTTTTCTGTCTCTTGTTCATATTGTTATTCTCCTTCGAATATTACTCTTATTGGCTTTATAGCCTCGTCATTTGTTGGTATAAGAAGTACTTTGTCATTTCCAACCTGATTTTTAAATATTTTTGGAGCTTCAACAAATGTAACTCTTTTTGATCTATCACTATCCAGCCACTCTTTAAGTTTTTCAAGATTTTCTTTTTCAGAAATTGCAGTACAAGGACTTACTTTGTCTATTAACTCTAAAAATTTTTGTCTTTCTTCTTTTGACAAATCCATATTGTTACTCTCCTATTCGCTCACTCTAAATACATTTGTATCACCAACAGCCAAATCTTTTACTTCTACAAAAGAATTAAAACCATCTTCCATAGTTGTAATCAATATCTCATCAAATAAATCTTCCATCATACCAACGAAACGTACAGATGGAAAGAATCCTGGATATTCTTTCAAACGGCATTTATTAACGTTACCTCTTAATACAGGAAGTCCATGTCTTCTACGCTTGTTGTTATTCCAATGGATAGGATTGTCATAAAAAGCTTTCTTCTTTCGTCTGTACTCTTCTAATTCTTCTCTTGCAAGCTTGTCAATCTCTTTTTCTCGTTCCGTCTTCGGAGGTTTGCCATGAATAATATTGTCAAATTGTTTTCTGACATTATCGTTTACTTCTGCTTTTTCTGAATCACTCATCTTATCAAAGTTTTGAGTTACATCTAATAGCGTGTTTTTCAAATTATTATTCTCCTAATTACTCATTCTATCTTTGTCATATTCATACATTAAACAATCTTCACAGTGTAAATCTTGTTCTTTGCAATTTTCATAGTCAAAGCATCCACCATAAATACCACCATTTTCATTCATCTTACAGGTATTACATTTACAAGTTTCACACGATGTATCCAATCAATCACCTCCTCGAAGGAAACGTGGTTTTACTGTGATTTTCAACCTCTGGAAGCCTTGATTTTAGAGCATTTCAGAGATTGAAATTTTTAATTTACTGTATATTCATCCTCCTAAATCAATACAAGCTTTGTATAATCTGGCTTTAGATTACTCTTGTGCCAAACAGCGTGCATATATTCGATAGAATCTGTACTACCACGTTTAGGTACTCCATCTTTATCAAAAATCGTATATCCATCTTTATCTTTCTTATCTGTAAAACCAATTCTGATATGATGTACAAAAGCCCATTCAGGCATATATTTTTCAAAGAACCATTCTCTTGATTGACTACCAAAGAAATTAAGTCGAAGTAACATAATCACATATCCATCATTGTCTACATCCTGCAACGCTTTTTCTATAATATCCGTTGCAATAGCAAACGGTGGATTTGTAATAATGATATTAGGTTTGTAAGGCAACTTTTCCTTTAAATAATCACGCTTATTTTCAGCAAAGCTATCTTCTCGTAAATCATATGTATGTATTTCACAATCCCCATAAATATTTTTAATGGCTGTTGGATAGCTCATAGGGTGATATGCATCTTTGTCTGTTTTGGGATTACCTCCTGAAGTTGGATCAACGATAATAGAATTGTTCCAGTTTAAAGGAACAACTTTTTGAAATGATTTTAAAAATAATTCAATATCACTAATAGGAGTGACATAATAATCTGCAATATGTTCATCTCTTGCATTACTTCTATTTGTACTACTCAAATTTGTTCACCAATAGTAGCTGCGCAGCTTTACTCACATGTGAACATTTATCCTTTCCTTAATTGTACTTACGTTGTTATATTCTCTGTTACTTCTTTCTAATGTCCCATAAATAAGGACTGCTACATCCACAATTATGAATACCGTCTCCAAGAACACATCTTCTACAATCTTCGTATTCTTCATGTGTTCTACAATACTCTTTAACTGTATTTATAGCATTTATGATTTCTTCATTTATGGATTCTGGTTCAATATACTCTCTTTCTTCAATTCTCATAATCAATCACCTTTGTCCTAAATATTGTATAATTATCGTGACAAGCTAAGAAACCAAAATTTACTGTGCTTTTAAGTTGCACTTATCAATAAATCCTGATTAGCATACTCAGCCACTCTCTTACTTCCAACCTCAAAAATATCCTTATCTTTCTCAAAACATATGTAATTTCTACCTGTGTTCAAAGCTGCAACTGCAGTTGTACAACTTCCTGCACATAAATCAAGAACTAAATCTCCTGGATTAGTGTAAGTCTTAATAAAATACTCACACGCTTCAACAGGCTTTTGACACTGATGTAAGCTACTTTTCTGAGTATCCCACTTGAACTGCAGAACATCTCTTGGATATCTTTGTGTACTGCCACCGCCTGAAATACCAGTCTTTGTAGCACCATAACAGTTACCATCTGTCGTATGCTTTGTATAAGAATGAACAGGCGTATGTCCTTCTGTCATTTGTGGATTATAAGTAGGGAGTTTCTTATAGAAAATTAAGACATTTTCGTGTGCCTTCATAGGCATTTTCTTTGCATTTAGATGACCAGTTGCTTTAGTCTTTTCGATAATCCATTCGTAGCGATACAATTTTTCATTACTACAAGCGAGCCTCTTATCAAATGGTGACTGCGCCCATAGTGCAATACAACCATTATCTTTGATGATTCGATTGTAATGAGTCCATAAACCATCTTTTTTGTTCTCATAAAACCAATCTCCTGTATATTCAAGACTACTATTTGTTACTTGAATTAACTTAAATAAATCTGTTTCATAAAAATATTGACCTGATAACTCCACATAATCATTTAACGGCATTTCACATTCCCAAGAATTATTAGTCGTATTATAAGGCAGATCCGTGAAAATAAAATCGACTGATTTATCATCAATCTTTTTCATACCTTCAAGACAATCTTCGTTGTATATTTTGTTAATCTCTAACAAGTGGCATCACCTACCAATCTATTTTTGGCTATATCAAACCACTTTTGATCCTTTTCAATACCAATAAACTTTCTACCAAGTTTCAATGCAGCTTCACCGGTTGTGCCACTCCCCATTGTAAAATCAAGTATTGTGTCACCTTTATCTGTCCAAATCGTTACACATCGTTCCATTAACTGTAATGGTTTCTGTGTTGGATGACCGTTTCTTTCAGGACTCCACGGAACGATAGGTGAAATATCATACCAAACATTTGTCAATGCTCTATTTTCTTGACCATTCTTTTTACCTAAACCACCTGTTTTCTTGGGGATATTAGAATAAATTTTTGTATATGTAGGACTATTACCCTTACAATACCAAAGAATATCTTCTCTTGTTGAAACAAAATTTTTCTTCGCACCACGTCCTTTAATACGATCCCATGCAATCCAATTCTGAATTTGAAAATTTTCATCAAGCAGAGATATTGTTTTTGCCACATTTGACCAACCCTGAAACAAAATCAGATTTCCATTTTCTTTTAATAACTGATAACATAGTTTAATCGCGAGAGGCATATTAAACTCTTTATCCCAATCAGCGTAGTTAATCACATACGGAGGATCACAAATAATTGCATCTACTGTAACTCCACCATCAATCAATTGTTTCATAATTTTGAAACAATCATCATTATAAATTTGATATTTTTCTTCCATTTCTTACTCAGAGCAAATCCAGATTTAATGCTGCAGCAAATCTCTCGCTCCTTTCAATGTATTATTCTCTTAATAGATCTCTGTCCATTCACTAATTTCTACTTTATTATCAGGATAACCAGATAAGCTCCATTCATTGTCGTTATATACCACTTTCCACATAGCATTTTCTCCATATGAATTACCTTTGATCTTGCCATAATATAATCCTGAACATGGTGGTAATTCTTCCTCTGTTTTTCTCCAAATTGGCTTCTCATAAACCTTATTTATATCGTTTATGGCACTCATTATATTTTTAGTAACATTATTAAAATATTTTTCCTCTATCTTAATCATGTTTTTAAAATACGTTTCAAAAGTATTGTTCATGTTCAAGAAATAATCATGATTAATTCTCTCTGCTACCATAATTCCAATAATTGCTCCTACACAAAGTCCTAATAATCCAATTAATACTGTTAAAGAAATATCCATATCTTACCTCTCTTTCTTATCATCCGAAGGAAACTTCGGTTTCCTATACTCTATTCTCCGTCATACAATTTAACTGTTCCGTCTGAATTATAGATTGGTGTCATACTATCACCCTGAATCCAGTAATATAAAACATTCGTGTTTTTGTCTACTAAAATTGCCCCATAAAAATTTGTTTCAATAACCTCGAAATCACATAATTTTGAATTTGGACTCTTAATTGTCTTATCAATATTGACAACATTGGTACATCCAGTCATTCCAAAACACAATGTTAATCCTAATACAACTACTAAAATTTTCTTCTTCATATGATTTATTCTCCTTTGCTATATCCAGTCTCTTCAAGAAATTTATCAAATTCCTCTTTTGTCATATTATTTGGATAATACATATCCACCACCATATCAAACGGCTTTAAATAATTATCCAACACATCTTCAGCATCTTCTTTTGCTTCCTGCATTTTCATATTGATATAATCTTCTCGTGTCATATTCCATGCAGTAGGACAATCTGTGACAGTCGAAAATCTACAATATAATCCGTTCGGTTGCCTTGATACAAATCCTGCCATATTATTCTCCTAACTCTACTACAATATTTAATTCATGGAATCCATCATGCACTTTAACTGGGAACGAAAGTTTACACTGGCTGTTTAAATATTCACTAATAAGTTCTTTTGGAATAACTGATTGAACGTTCAGAAAATCTTTATTTAAAATATCCGTTTTCATCTTTTCAATGTCATCTCCATAAAATCCAAAAGCTTCGCCACATCCAAGACACCATAACCCAAACCCATTATCTGTGTCATATACGATTAGGTAGGCATTTGTTTGATCTAGTGGTTTGTTTTCACAAAGAATTACATCTCCTGTTCTTAACTGATACAACATATTTTTCTTACCTCCATTTCCAAAGGAAATCTATGTTTCTTGGTAAAAATATTACTATATATAGTGTCTATATTTTCAATAAATACTATATATAGTATCTCATTTACGCCTGATACACAAAACTTGGCATTGGCTGTAATTTAAACAGATTTTTCTCATGCATTGAATCAATCTTAGCTTTTACTTCCTCATTTGGCTCAATTCCATCTCTGATATATGCATCTAATTCAGCATAAGTAAATCCAAGGTTATCTTCATCAGTCTTTCCACAAAGACCATCAGTAGGTGTTTTATCAACTAATTCTGATGGAAGCCCTAATTCACGACCAATAGCTTTAACCTCTGTTACTGTAAGCTGAGATAACGGACTGAAATCACCAGCAGCGTCACCATATCTTGTGGCGTAACCCACCCAATCTTCGGAAAGATTACACGTATTAGCAACACGACCATTTACTGACTGGGAAATAGCATATAATGTAGCCATACGAATACGAGCAGGAAGATTTGTTGTTGTTTGAGGTGTCGGTGAAACTACACCTTCAAAACTCTCTAACACTTCATTGACAGCACCCTCAATATTGCACGTAATTCTAGTGATGTTTAAAAAGTCAACCAACATTTTTGAATATTCGATATCACTTTGTTCTCCTTGTGGCATAAGGACTCCAATTACTCTATCCTTACCAAGAGCTTCTACACATAATGCTGCCACAACACTTGAATCCTTTCCACCTGAGATACCCACAACTGCCATACAGTCTTTACCGTTCTTCTCGAAGAAATCCTTAATCCACTGAACGCAATCATTAGTTACTTTTTTTACATCAAAATTACTCATGTCTAATTTCCTCTCTAACTCTCATAAGAATTTTTCCTAAATTATTTTCTCCAACACCATTCACAGTTCCCCAAATTTTATCACCCCAAGTATTACCTTCTTCGAGATGCTGATTATCAGTCTCAAGTAACTTTGCTTTGAGCTTTAAATTTTGAGTAAATTTCGCTTTTACAATTTCGTACATAACGTTGTACTTCACATTTTCCCAATCAGATCGAAGCTGAACTCTTCTGCCAAGTTTTTTTGCAGATGATGGATCTAAATTCGTGAAACATTCTCTATCTGAAAAAGTTTTTGCTGATTGAAAAGCGGCTTCATTATTCAAATATGTAAGTCCTTCATATGTAACAGGAGAAGAATAAAAGTTGCTTAAAAAATAATATTTACCTCTAAATTCATTTATCATCCTTTGTCAAGCCTCCATAATTCAACATTGCAATCATAAAAAATATTCTCTATCATTTGATGTACTTCCTCCCAATTTGCACCGCCACGAACACATCCAATTTTATATGGCATTGCAATACTCATATTTTCCAAAACTGCATATGATCTCAAATTTTCAAAACATTTTCTTAAAGCATTAATATCTGTATACTGTTTTCCATCATAGCCATATGATTTTTGTGCAAATAAATTTGCATATATTCTTGCGTCAATATTAGACTGAAAATATCTAACAGAACCCAATAATTGTTCAGGTGTATTAATCGAACAAAAACTATGATAATCTTTATATACTTGCGCATCATAATCACGGATCGCTTTTGCAACACCAGAATTAAAAGCACCTTTGCAATTAACCTGGTGCGCAATAATATCAGTGTTCGAAGTGAGCAAGTCTCCATCAATAATTTTAATCATTACTTACCTCCGTACATTCTGTTTCTGATATCCGCAAATGTGTCTTCCCTTACTAACTCTCCATCTTTAAATACGGTAGTAAGTAAACTATTATCACTCATTTCAAGTAACTGATCTTGACACTTTAATTCACCGTTATCATTGTATACTCTACAACAACCTTTATGAGATTTCTTTAAGTGACTTGTATCTGTCTTAGGATCTTTGAAAATCATTAACTTCTTGCCATCAATTACTCCATATGTAGCTTTCATTGCAATGCCAAAAGTATCTCTTGTAACAACAATCATCTTTCCGTTTTCAACGATTGCAGTAAAGCAAAAAGCTCCTATACCATAAGCAATATTATTAGCTGCAAAACCACGTTTTTCTAATTCTTTCCAAATAGTTTCTACATTAGAAAGTGTGCAGCCATCACCATAAATAATACCGATATGCGGATCTAATACCTTATAACCTTTACCATTTACAGAACCACCAAAAATTTCCCATAACCTTTCAACTGTCTTAACTGAAATCTCTACAATATCACCACTATCAGGACGAACCAAGAACTTTCCATTATGATTCATAATCTCTTCTTTACACTGTGGAAGAATATTATTTACCATATTCCAATAATCATAAGTATCTGAAACCATACTAAATGATGTATTTGGATATAACTCTGTTAAAAGCCTCTTAACAAACGTAACCTCATCTCCATCAATTGAGAAATTAGCACCCATTACAGAATGCTCAGTTGAGACAGCACCAATTCCAATACCATTATTCTTACAATCAGCATTGTAATATCTATCAATATAATTAATTGCTGGAATTGTAGATGTCTTATTAAATGAAAGCAACCATGATGCTGAACATCTTGTAGCTTCATCCATACAAGACATTCCTCTCATGCCAAAATCTGCACAAGCCATATTTCCAGGCAATCCGTCCGTTGTCTTGTTATACCAATAATCTGCAATCTCACGATACATATGACCGATAGTTGCATGACAACAAGGTTTCCATAATTCTACCTGAAGAATACATTCAATCCACTGAACAAGCCAAGCAAATTTATTATCCGTATTTGTAATCTCAATACAAGGAACACCCATAGGAACAAGTGTACCTTCTGGCAATGCTCTAATCTCAAGTGGTAAATACCCTAATCTGTGAAGCTCTACAATTTTATCTAAATCATAGTTGTCTCTACCAATCTGTACGTCCATCGAATCTGTATAAAGAGTTAGCATCTCATCTTCCGATAAATCGAAGAAATTTTTCTGAAAATATCCCATTAAATATTCTTTGATAAATGCTTGTAATCCAAAGAAAACCATTTCATTCTGATTCTCTAACATTGATTTTCGAGGCACCCAATACGACACCAATTTAGTCAAACCATTTGGGTACATACGATCATGACACTGTTTATAAGTATCTGATAATAATAAAGCCATTGTGTTATCCATAATTTTAAACCTCCATAACTGTAATTTTTTCATGACTACCATTAAACAAACTGTTTGTAGTAAATAATCTGTTCACTGTATTATTCTCCAAAGACTTGATCAATGTTCCTTTTTCTTTATCAAGAATTGAATTCTCTGTATGTGTTGCATACGCATAAATCTTACTTACACCATGTTTCTTTAATTCTTCTGCGCTATAATAAAGTGAACCGCCATATGCGATAATATCATCAATCATTAACACTAATTTATCAGTTAAATCAATGCCATTTGTTTTAATATCTAGCCCAAGAATCTTTCCAGTTTTCCAGTCTCTTTTCTTCTCACCATAACAATATGGAAGTTCTGGAAATAGATCTGAATATCTCTTAGCTGCACCTGCATCTGGAAAATAAAGAACGGTTTCTGGTGACGCATTTTCATCCTCTTCAACAATTTCGTCTTCAGCCCATTCAATTGCCTTTTCAATGTATTGTTTTGGATTTACAAAATTTGCATTATTTATAAGTGCCTTTCCAACATTACTATGGACATCTAAAATTTCAATGTAATCAAAATCTAACCAATTAATAACATCAGCAAAACTTTTTAATGTAAATACCTCAGAATCTTCATGAATTCTATCCATTCTAGCATTTGGCAAATAATACATATAAAGATTTAATAATCCAACATAAGGAAGATTTTTAATATGTCTTGTGATGTATATTAATGTTGACAATTCTTCCTCTTTTTCATAAAACCATTCAATATTATTATCAGCATAATCTGATTCATATATATTTTTTATATTTAACCTTTGTGTTCCGTCTGGGAAATGCTCAATTTTTACTTCATCACCATTAATTTTAATCATATTCTACTCTCCAATCACTTCAATCTGACACATCTTCATAATTGCCAATGCAGCACTATGAGTATCAGGTGTAACACCTGCACAACAACTTGCATCTACTGTAATATCAATTTCAGGATAATTTGCTCTAATAATAAGTGCATTTGAAACCACACAGATGTCGGTGCATAATCCGCAAACCTCAACGCTTTCAAATCCAAAATCCTTCCAGTTTAACCAACCAAATGTAGACTTATCAATCAGAATATCGTTCTCAATATCAAAATCTAACTTATTTGAAATCTGCCAACCAACAGTATTCTTTACACAGTGCGCAACAGGAAGATGTTTTCCTTCATATGTCTCTAAATAATTCTCAGGATGTGTGTCTCTTGTAAAAATTACCTGCTTACCAGCATCCTTATACTCCTTAATTTTCTTTGCTACATTTGATACAATTGCCTGTGCTTCCTTTGTACCAAGTGCTCCATCAATAAAATCATTCTGCATGTCTACTACAATTAATGTTTCTCTCATTTTGTTACCTCTTTTCTTTGTTCTTTCATTACCAAATGGCTAACGTTTACCGCTTCTCTCATAGCTTCTGCAAACTCATAAGCACAATCAGAAGTAAATCTTTCCTGCACTTTTGCAATATCATTTGTATCAATTTCACTATGAATCCTTGCGTCAATAATATATTTTCCGTCTTTACATTGAATATCTACCATTGTTTTGTTCCATTCCTCTCCATTTCATAAAAGCAACATAAATCAACCGCATGATTTCTTTGAATAGTAAGATTGTCAACTTTTTCCTTTAATTCTTTATTTTCTTTTTCAAGTGCAGCTATTCTATTTCTCAATACATCTTTTGTTGAAAACTTCTGCGTCCCAATCTGCTTATAATCAGACGAAACAGTTTTAACAGAATAATTGCTAATATAATCTGTTGTTCCATCGGAATATGTAATTGTTGGTTCAAAGAATCCACGCTTCTTGCACTCATCACAATGACAAATGGATGAAATATATCCAATTTTGCCATCACTACTTTCTACATAATCACCTTCATGGAATTGAATATCTGTTATAGGATCTCTGAATGTAAGAGTTACAATATCCATACATTGATTACTTCCAATGTATAAGTAGCCCAGATTTTCATACTCTTTAATCGTTTTGTGAGCATCGTTTAAACTTACTTTAACTATCATTTACTTATCCTCCTCATCTTCGCCTAAAATTTTCTTTCTTAATGAGTTCCAACCATCATCATAACCATCGCAATATTCGTCCATATACTCATTATTGTGTGTCTCTTCTGGCAATTCTTTTAATGGACACCATCTTTGTCTAAAATCTTTCGGATAAGGATAATTAATTGTACGGTTATTTAAAGCCATGCAACACATATCAGAATAATGACCACAAAAACATGGACATTTATCACAACTATTTGGCATATCCATCACTAAAACAGCTTTACTCATTACAATCCCCCTTATACTGGATAACATTTTGGCAACTTATTTTTTACAGCTTCGTAAGCCATTCCTTTGACAATATCTACTGAATATCTTCCGCTATATGGAAAAACCCATTCCAAATGAACGATACAATCCTCTCTATTTGCAATTTCAATACACTGATTTATTTCATCATCAGTTGGTATTCTTCCATCAGCTCTATAATTTTGCACTAATTTCATATAATTCTCTCTCCTTTCGCCCATAAGAAATTCCGCTTTCCTGCGAACTTCATATTATGTTATTCTCTACTCGATCTTCTTCTCAACCACAACAATCGTGTCATTGTGCCAACCACCATGAGGAACAAGTAAAATTTCCTGAATTTCAAAGCCATACTTCTTACCAATACCACCACTATTCCAGCTACAAGTAATTACAATGCCATCTTTCTTTACAATTCTTCCTATCTGTTCCTTCTGTTTAGACCAATATGAAGCTTGTGTTGTCTGCATATTTACTGTCTGTCCAAGATTTTTGTAACATTCGCTTACCTGTCGTGGCGAGTATGGTGGATCATATAACACTGTATCTACTGAGTTATCATCGAATATCTTTAAGAAATCCAGTGCGTCCATATGGTAGTCAGTATCATATTGTGTATCTAAGTCATTTGTTACTGTTGCTAATTTATTGCTATTAGCAAACGGATCAACAATCTTACCAGTTGCATATTTCTCAATCAATTCCTTAATTGGCTTAATTGAAAATGTATTACTACTTGGCATCTGCCAAATTCTATTTATTATCATTATGTATCAGGAGTAAACGCTGCGTTTTCGGTATACCAAACCTCTTACTCCTTCCTGTTATGTTATTCTCTGTTACAACTTCATAAAACTGAAAATATGTGCTATAACATCAACAGTCCAACCATTGCCGATTGCTTCAAATCTTCTTGTTTTAGGCATTGCTTTTACATTGCCACTATCATCCATTCCAAATTCTGTATAATTGTCTGGAAGTGTTTGAAGTCGTTCAATCTCTAATGGACATGTCTTTTTATATTTTTCTCCACCAAGCCAAACATTGAATTTTGTTTCTGTTCTGCAACGTGGCACTGTTGGAGCTTTCTTATCTAAAAAGTACAGCCTGTCCTGTTGCGAATAATGACCTTTGCCACCAAGATCATATTTTATGTAATTCTCACACTTAATCATTGTGTTCCTGATTCTGTCATCAAAGTATTTGACTAAATCTGGATCATCACAGATAACATCTTTCACTAATAATCCTTTATCATCAGGAGATGAGATATTTGGTATGTTCGTCCAATACAGACGTTTTCTCCTCTGAGCTGATAATGACTGACTATCAATCATAATTGGTTGTACACCCAATTCCTCACTAATAGCGTCTTGAATCTCATTAGCCATTCCATAGTTATTTTCATATAGGAAATATTTTGGATTTGTGTTATTCTTTGCTTCCACAAATTTCTGAAAAAGTTTCCAACCTTCGCCTTCTGTATCAATTTCTCTCTTCAATTTTGCTGTTTTACTACACTTGGCTTTCGACCAGAACTGGCAAGGTGAACCACCCATTAATAGATCGACTCCATTAAAATCCTTGAAGTCGGTAGAAAATACGTCACCGTATCTTTTGATATCAGGATAATTATATCTACTGATTTTGATTGCATTCTCTTCAATTTCAAATGCGTTATACTCACTGACCGAAATATTGGCTTTATCTAATGCAACTCTTCCACAAGAGATTCCGTCAAATAAACTTAATACTCGTAGTCCTTGAGAATTATTTTTTTCTTTATTCTCTGTCAAAATACACTATTTTACAGAGGTTACGTAACCATAATTACCTAGGAGTTACTGCTTAATTCCTTTCTTCTTAATTATTTTGTTGTAAAATCTTATGGAATTTGCACGTCTGCAAAAACCATAAGAAAAAAATATTTCTTGTTACTTTTACTTTTTGGAAAATTTGGCTGAATCGCCAAGATAGAAATTTCTATATATGATTATTTACTCATAAATTGTTACTGTTTTTGCCTCTTTTTGTCTTACATGAAATCCTTGAATTGGAATAATTTCATATGGTGCAATATCCATAACCTGTTTAATATTAGGAAATTCTGTTCCTCTAACTTGAACCCATCTGCTATGTTCACCCATTGCCTCTATTGTTGTCATACATCCACTTAACTTATGAAAATATTCCTCTTCGCACAGAAAATATTTCCTATCATAACCGCAACTTCCAACATCCTCATAACTTTTCATAGTCACTACAACCATAGGAATATTATTATCCAAAACAACATCTCCTATTTGTGGAATATACTTTTTACTCATTCATTTTACCTCTCTTATTATTAATATAAAATTTGGCTGATCAGCCGTGAATAGAATTGCTTCTATATTAGATTATTCTCTACTTGAAACTTCTTTAATTCATCTTGAATCATCTTCTGTATATCTTCTTCGTTAAAAGACATGTTTACTACTGGAACGACATTTGCATTCAAATTAACATCACCAACAATAGCCTTATCAAACGCTTCTAAAAACATTTCTGCGATTTCCTTTTCATAAAAACCACACATTCCATCACAGTTAATATCTGCAATTACTCTTGAAAAGAAATCTTTGAACTTATCAGCGATAAAATCTCTTTCATATCCTTTTGGAATATCAATTGTTAATTTCACTCTCTCACCTCACTTATCTTCTTTCCAATCAACCATAATAAATGACAAAAATCCTAAACATATCTCTATGAATATAAATTTCCATAACTCAACTGGTTCTGGAAAAATAAAATTCATTAATAGGTTTAATATCATAAGCCATATTAAAAATCTTATTGTAGATTTCATAATTATTCTCCTTACTTATTTAAAACAATCAGAATGTTACTCAGATATAAAGCATAGAATACTAAATATCCACCGCCTACCAAGAATAATAATTTGAATACAAAGTTGATAACATTCTTTTTCGTCCATGTTATCCCAACAATGAGGTTAAAAATTCCCATAATCAATAAAATAATGTTTAAAATATTCATATTTCACCTCCAAAATTTCTCAAGAAATGTGCATTTCTTTCTAGCGTAAAATATATACCATATATAGTATATATTGCTTATTAATACTATATATGGTATATTTGTAACAATTACTCACTTAATTCTGCAAGTGCCTTATCCAGATCCTCATCAGACATATTTTCTTCATATCTCCATATATACCCACCAGCTGTTTTTCTTCCACCACTGCAAGCTCTAGTAATATTTTTTCTGGATATTCCAGTTTCTTTTTCTGCTTGTATGGAATTATTATATTTATTTATAAAAACTTCATTTATATCAAACTGTAAGATTTTCTTATTCTTGGTTATATTAGGTAATATATCTGCAATACTTCCATCGTAATATGTCCATCTGTATCCAAAACAATTGTACTTATTTTTTATTGCTCTTATAATTGTTGAATCATTTGGCATCTTATAATATGTAACCGCATCAATAATACTATCCCATGTTCGTATATAAGTTCCATCCATTGCATATTGATTTATTTTTCGTTTACTATTGCTTCTTTTGCCTTTCTGAGAATTATGAATTTTTTCTTCTTTGTCAGAATATGGATTAAAATTCAAATAATTATAATTCACCATAACATCATCAAATAAATCATAATCAATTTTTACATTTTCACATTCATCTAAAAATTTCCAATAATATCCACAGTGAAGTTTTCCATCATAGCACCAATTACTAATCGTTGTGATACTTTTAAATCCTACTATATTTGAACAATATGAAACTGATTTAAAAATGTTTACAGGTTTTAAATCTTGTGAGAATTGCACAACCTTTCTATTCCCTATTTCTTGTACACCCTCTCCTCCAATTGCAATATTGTACCCATTATTTATTGAATCATAAATTTCAATATATAGCTGTTCACCAAAACAGGCTTGTTCAAAAGATAAATTATCTTCTATAATTTCATGTTTAAAATTATCCCACCCATATTTTTGAATAGCATTATAAAATTTTCTTTGTTTTTTATAACCATTTCCGTCTTTACCAAATCTTTTCTTTCCTTGCTTTGTAATTCCTATATAAGATTTACCGCTTGGTGATGTATGCTTATAAATACTATAATTGTCTTTTGTCATTGTCTTCTTCTTTCTGCATTTCATCGAAGTGCTTCTGTAAAGCCTTCTTAAACATCATAAATCCATCCATATTTTGTACCTCTTCTTTCTTATATTTATTTTTGTTAATTGCTTCTATTGTTATATTCTCCGTTTATATCAAACCAGTTGCCTTATCTGGATTTTCATTAGCCCATTTTATCCATCTTTCAGCATAAGATTCAGTTTTATTATTTAATCCAAACACTTCTCTTGTGAGTATATATCCTTTACCAATCGACTTTTCCATTTCTTTTGTGTTGTTATCTACGTCATCTGCGTCTAATGGTCGAAACACTGTCTTGGTAAAATATCTTCTACCGTATTTCTTTGTTGTCGTGATTTTATTTATCTTATCCTTATACAACTTCCATACACCAGATGAATCTTTGTTAATCTGCCCTACATAATCTCCAACGTTTAGCATATTGTCTCCTTTCTTAATTTCGCATGAAACGAAGTTTCTTGTGCTGTTTTATGATAAAAAGAATGTTATTCCACCAATAAAATTGTTTGGAATATTTTTTTTATCACATTCATATGCATACTCAGGATCTTCGTCATAAACATTTATAATTGCAGGTATCCATCCATCAACATATTGTTTATCCACATTACACAAGTCTAAATCTTCATCGAATTGTTTGAGTTTTTCTATTACATCTTTCACACTCATCCATTGATTTTGATCGCATTCTTCACATGAATTTATTAAACAAACAATTTTTATTTTATCTGCTTTATAGTCTCGATGAGTGTTAAACAAATATCTTGTATCAACCATCATTTCTTTTATATCAATAATTGGTTCAGCGAACGGCTGAAATGGAGAAGCGGCATTAAATTTGATCATTGCTTTATTATTAAGATTTTTGCAATGCCACTTAATATCTTTGCCAAAAATATTTTCTAAAATATATTTAACAGTCATTATTAAATACTCCTTTCATTTTCCAAAGATCGAAGTTTACTGTGGTTTCTGTTCTTCGTCTATAAAATATGTATTTCCATATTCATTGACTTTCTCGGTCAAATTCATTCTTGCATAATCAAGAACGTCTGATGCGAAATTTGCCATACATGGATAACATAGATAATGCATAGTTTTTCCTACATTCATTTCTACTAACCCAATTTCTATTCTTCCACAAATATCGCATGACTTATTTCTAATCCATTGACTCATATAACTCCGCTCCTGACTATCTTTTATACTCAATCCACCTATCTGAACCCTTGAATTTCACTTTTACTTTCGTATGGCATCCGTCTGGAATAGATTTTAATGATTTATAGTCGCCTATAATTGTTGCTGTTTCCAAAACTTTGTGATTCTTCTCACATTCCATTGCTTTTCCTTTATCTGCATAATCGGTATTACAGAACTGACAAGTATATAATGTCTTTGTAATCATATAAGTCTCCTTTCCAATTTACCAAATTCCATTTACCGTTTTATCAATAGCCTCTCTCATCACTCCACCAGTCATTTTATTCATTGTATCTGCAACAAGACCTTTGAATTCTGCTCTTATTCGCCTATTATGACGAGTACAGGGTTTTGAACAATAATTGTTCCTTCTACATTTTTCACAATTACCATTCAATTTCCACTGTTCATTTTCCTGAATCTGTTCCATAACTTAGTCTCCTCTTCTATCTAAAATCTTCTGAATAGTTTTCTTATCTTTATCAGATAAACTATCCCAATCCAACTTAAAACTTTCACAATTTTTATGCTGATTCCAACCATCATCACAATCATAAGAATAACGATACTCACAATAATCACATGCCATTTATATTCACCTCTCTTCCAAAGAAATCGAACTTTCTTGTTATTGTTATCTATGTTCATCTAACCATTCAAAGAATGTTTTGTTATATAAATTGGGAATATAATTTCTATTTCCTGTTACAAAATCAATAATATCCTCAACGAACTTTGCCGTTCCACCAAAATTTAATTTAAGTTTGTAATATTTTAAACAAAAAATAATATACTCTTTGGTTTTCCTACTACCATATTCCATATTATTGTTTATTAGATTATGGTATTCGTCCTCTGTTAAGGTGTATTGTTTTATTATTTTAGATACTTCTATTTCTTTTGTTTCCATTTACCTCATTCTCTCTTCTTAACCATTTCTCAAATTGTTCGCCAGTTACACAATTATTTTTAACAGAATTTTTACCACGATTAATTATTTCTTTTATAATGTCATCTGCAAATTTAATTGACATAATTTTTACCTCTTTTTTTCAAAAAAACGAACTTTACTTTGATAATAAATACTCTCTTTCCTCTATATAAAATTCTTTCTGCCACCTGTCCATTAAGTCATAATGATTTTGTTCCATATAACAAGATGAACCATTATATCCATCGTATTCTTTCCAGATAATTTCTTCTGCCAAGATATGTAACTCCTTGTGTGATAACGATTTTAGAAAATCTCTAAATGTTACATAATTTGATTTCTTGTCTAATACTTTCTCAAGTTTTGTTTTTCTTCTGAACATCCTTTTCACCTCGTAATCCAAAGAATTTTACTCTTTGTGTTATTCTCTAATTACTTACTGTCCCATTCCATTTCTAATAACTCATCATAGGTCGCAGCATTCTGAGATAGCTCTTTCTCTTCCAATCGTTTTTCTTCGCTAATTAATAAATCAATAAGTCCTAAAACTTGGTTATATGCCATTAACTGTCCTTTCATTATTAATTCATTGTCTTGAGAATGGCGCACTTTTAAACTATCTTCTCCTACTGCAATACAATCGTTAATCATATTTTTTAATCTCTTTAATTCGACCATTTTAACACCTCGCTATATTATCTACATCATTCACAAGAACATCTCCATCCTTAATTACCCACATACACTGATAATCTTTCTCAGCACAGAGCTTGGTAAAATCAGCATATGACTGATATTTATCTGGCTTTGCCATAGCTCTGTAACATTGTTCTCTGTTTTGACAGCTTTGGCTTGTACACATTGTTATATCCATTAAGCAGCTCCTCCGTTTGCATTAATAAAATTATCAAAACTTCTCTTCATATATTTGAAGTTAACTTCCTGCGAAGGACTAAGATTCTGCCACTTTCTTGACTGACAATTTTCAATCCACTTTCCTAATTCAACATCTCTATCGCACTTATAAGCGTAGGCAGTTAATGCCATTAATGCCATAGAACACTGCTTGTATAATTCAGAATCAATGTTTACATATGAATCCATAAAATCCTGATATTCTTCAATATCTTCATTAGATACATCCTTTGAAACATTATTCTGAATAAATTTAAGTGTTGAGTCTGATTCACACGACTTTGTACCAGACTCATTCGTATTATTATTCTCTGTTTCTGAATTAGTTTCTTCTATATTAGATACAATTTCATTTTTATCTTTTTTTATATGTAAATATTCCTTCATAAGCTGTTCGAGCATGTTAAGTTTTGCCTTAACAACTTTCTTATCTTTAGTTCCCTTACCATCATCATAAGTATCGAAACTCTTATTCTCATATTTTGCAAATGTCTTGCTATGTAATGTTTTCTGAAATTCTTCAAGAAAATCAATAAATTTAATATCTTCAATTCCAAACTGTGTAAATGTATGAAAAGCAGCAAACCATATAAATGAATTCTTAGAATTAAATAACTTACCAACTGTATCCTGGTCTATAATCTTGTACAATCTATTAAGTTCATTTTCAAATACCTCAAATTCTTCTTTTGTTGCATTTTCGTTAAGATATAAACTCATCTGCTTAGATTTTTTCCAGCTATCAAGATGGAACATAGTCATAATAGATTCACATACAATTCTGTTAAATACTTCCTTTGTGTCTTCTTTCGGATTGTAATTTCCGCAATCCATGAAGAAACGATTGCTGACAAGTTTTTTAATTTCAGGTGCTATCTTCCAAGCAACCAAAATATTCTTCTGATTTACATTCATACTTGTCTGTCTGTTATATCTAGCAATGTGATAAGCTATTTCTTCATCTGTGCAGTCAAGATGTTTAACTATATCAACAGCGTAACTATCGAATTTTTCCTTTAATTCATCTGGTAAATCTTTGTATTTTTTACCTCTAAGATCATATTTGATAATTCCAACTTTTCCATTCTCATCAACTCCCTGATAGTACATAATTGGCATTTCAAGACTCTTCTTAATTTCAAAAGCATTATTCTTAAATGATTCAAGAACAGTTAATCTCTGCAATCCATCAATAAGCCAAAGAATGAACTCTGTTGAGCTTACAATCTGTTCGCATATCTTAATAGAATCAATATCTTCACCTTTAATTATAGTGGCAGCAAGCCCTGACTTTGCCTCATCTGTCCATTGATCAGGCTTTCTCTGCAAAGGATGATTCTTATTAATTTGACCTCTTTTAAACTGGTTAAGTAATGTTCCTAACATCATCTGATCTTTTTTTACTTTGTCTCTTCCTACCATTGTCATAACTTGCTTCCTCCTAATTAAAATAAAATTGATATGTATTCATACTTTCTTAATCCTGCTAAACAATCATTGTATTCGCTTGCAGTTATATGTAATATTTCTAATATCTCATCTTTTGTATATTGTTGAGATAATAGCCTCGCCACTCTTTCCTGTTTTCGTGGTAATTGCTGTAAATATAATTCAACTTTGTCAGTATATTCTTCTGTAAATATCTCTTTCTCTACATTCTCTTTTGAAGGTAAATTGTCTTTAATATTTTTTACCTCATCTGTATTAACATCCAATGAGACATTCATAATAATTTGCGGATTACCTTCATCATCAAGAATCAATTTTCCATTTTCGTCCCTTAAAAGATTCTGACGCTTTAACCTATATTTGTTGTCTCTCATCCATGTGCTTGTCTTTCTCATGATATTTCCTACAAGAAATGTTTCTAAACAAGCTTTTTCATCATTGTATGTAATTAATGCTTCTATGAGACAATCAACTGCAACATCATATAACTCATCATAATCACTCATATCAAACTTTCCGTACCAAACTCTATGACAGATTTTTTTGAGTTTTTTCATATCATTTTCCATGTATATATTAACAACCTTCATCATTTCAGGATTATTGTTAATAACCCTCATCATCTCTTCATTAATCATTTCTTCTACCCGCCTTTTGAATTTCTTTATTCATATATTCCCCGAAAGACAATTCAGAATTCATAACTTTAATATGTTTAGTTTCTCTTTTACATTTTGGACACTTACAATATCTATCATGTCGATTTCTTTCTCCTGATTGAAAACTCATAGTCTCTACCATAGGAATTAAACAGTTTCTACATATCACCATAATTAATCCTCCAATATATCATTAGCCATTTTCCAATATTCCGTTCTACCTTTATAATCATCGCTAGTAACCTTACTGAGTTCTAATTTTATCTTTTCAATGTTATATCCTTTAGATATTGCATCTTGCATAACTTGAACATACCTTATACACTGCTTTATTCTCTTATGTTTATCTCGAATATCATCAAGTAAATATCCTATCTTTGCTACCTTATGAGCTTGTGGCTTCTTACCATTATGTATCTTCTTATATTTTTCCAAAGCATGATTAATATCACTTTCTGCACTATCACACTTTGACAATTCTGTATTTAATAAATTCTTATATGTAATCAGTTGGTTGTCGTCCCAACCTGCTAATCCTAAAATGGAATTAGCTTCTGATTCTATCTTGTCTAATAAGGTATAATCGAAATTACATCTATCTCCTATATAAACATTTGCGTTTCCTCTATAATAAAGAGATTTATCAGACTTCTGCCCCGTATCCACATCAATAAGATTATATTTTTTAATCCATGAATACTTCTTTCTGCTGTTCTGTACTAATGACCTCGCTTGTTTGTAAGTAAACTCCTTTGCCATAGAACTTGAAGTTGTTATCATATACTCACCTGACTTCATAGGATTTTCCATAACATAATTCTTTCCATCTGTTAAAATAAACAAAAAATCACTCCTCTCTGATTTTTGACGCACTTTAATAAGCCTTGGGTATACCAAAGAAAAATTAAAATGCTATTAAATTGTTAAAATTTGGAAAAATTCTGCGAATGCATTGATTTTTATATAATTGATATGTATAATTTAAATGCGTACTAGTCTTTTTCCCCCAAGAAATAGATTTTGTATGTTGCTTGACTAGCCAGCTACCAACTTTCTAGTCAAGCATTTTTTATTTTCTCTTCCATTATATTACTCCGAACATGTGTTTGTGTCAATATAAATTCGAACAAATATTCGAATAACTATCTCAATAAAATATCATGCATAATTCCTCTTTTAATTATATTTTGTATATCCTGTTCGGTATTAAATAACTGCATATGAGGAATATATTCATCTTCATTCACAATTATTGTTTTTGATTTTCTAACTAATAAGCACCCATCATCAGGTGTTGCAATTTTCTTTGAAGAAGTATTATTATCAAAATCCATTGTAAGTATTACTACATTCTTAGGATTTTTCCCTTCAGCTTTCAGCTTTTGTAATCTTTCAATTGCTTCGTCAATTGAGGTATAATCATAGGTTTCTGTCTTCATGATATTCTCTCCTCTCCCTTATATCATAGCCAAACTAATTTTCATCGCTTCCATAACCTTTAAATTATCTTCAACAGATAATTCACCAATTTTAAATTGAATCCGATCCTTATCAATTGTTGTAATCTGTTCTAATGCCACAACAGAATCATATTTTAATCCATTAAGCTCATCTTTATGTATTTCTACATGTGTTGGTAATTCTCTTTTAGATTTGGTTGTAATTATAGCTATAATTGTGGTAGGGCTAAACTTATTACCAATATTATTCTGTAATATTAGTACTGGTCTTCTACCACTCTGCTCAGAGCCTTTAGAATCATATTTAGTTATATCAGCGAAATATATTTCACCACGCTTAATTTCCATATTTGCTAGCCCTCCTTCCTTTTGTTTACCTTTGATATTTCATACTATACACTATCAACAATATATTGTCAAGCATATAATGTTAAAATTATATTTATTTTGTTAAGATTATATGTTAAACTACATATTGTTAAGGAGGTAGGTATATGAAATTAAACATTAAGCCTTTAGTGGATGCAAAGGGTATGAATCGAAATCAATTGTCAAAAGAATTAAAAATTGGTTATCAAGCAGCTTGTAATTTATATTTAGGAAATGTTGAACGAATATATTTTGATACCTTAGAGAATTTATGTCATGTTTTAAATTGTACCCCTAATGATATACTTGTTTTTGGAAATAAGGACGATACAAAATAACTTTATATCGTCCTTTACATATATCATGTTACATATTGTTTAACACATCTTTCATTCCAACAGCTCCATTGGCATAATTATTAACTGTTGTATTTACACTACTATGCCCCAACTGCTGCTGAACAAATGCAAGATTTCCATTTCTGTTCATTATACTAGCATAATAATGTCGCATCATATGTGGAGTAATACCATTTCCATAATTCTCAAATATCTGTTTGATATTTCTTTCTGTTGTACGAGTTCCGTTTTTATTTACAAACACAGCTTCCGTATCTACAATATTGTCTAAGGTACTTCTGTATTCTAACCATTCTCTTATAGCTTTTAAAGCAGATCCGCTAAGATATACAGTTCTATTTTGCATTTCTCTATACACGCCCTTACCAAGAATAGTAATATATGGCATTTCTTCATCTAAATGCAGATCAGATAAATCCAAGCCAGCAAGTTCAGATTCTCTTATTCCAGTTCCTCTTAACACACGAAAGATAGCAATATTCCTATTTCTTACTGGAATATCCTTTTTCCACATTATTTTCTGTTCCATATCATTAAGCTGTTTTTCTGTTGGGAGTTTTTTAGTTAAGTTGTTCCCAGATGGAATTCCTTTATATGTTACATCTTTAAAGAATTTATCTTTAATTTCAGTTCCTTTTACTCTACTCATATAATCCCAAAAACTGCTTATAATATGTTTCCTAGTTTCTAATGTTGTAGGTGACATTCCATTCTGTTCTTTAGTTTTTAAATATAATGTAATATCTTCTGCCATAATATCGGTAAAATCCGATGGCTCAATATCTGAAATATTTGTTTTATCAATAAGTTTCTCTTTAATAAACCAATTGAGCAAATCTACAATAACCCCAAGATAATTCAATGCGCCTGCTTTACTCTCTATCTTTACAGTAAAATATTTTCTCATATATATAGGAAGATTTAACTCATCCAACTTCCTATTAAGTTTTTCAGCATTTTTGTTTTGTACTTCTATCTTGTAACACATATTCATCAACCTCACTTTCATATTCGTCTATGTAATAATTCTCTCTTTTTATCTTTGCAGCCTCAAAAATTTCTTCATAAGAATCACAGAATCTTACCTCGATACACTTCGTTACCTCTCCGCATTTCAAACAATACAAATCCTTAATATGTTTTCGTTCTCTTTGTCTCTGTCTCTGAATTCCACTGGCTAACATATTTTCATTCATACATTTCATACATATGAATCTGCTTGCATGTTTTGGATTTCCATTCTTATATCTACTCATTTTTCATCACCTTCCTCTAAAATTGTTAGTATATTACACTGAGCTACAATCCCATACCCTTCCTGAATTACTTCTCGATTCTGCAAATCTTTTGGAATATCATACAACATGCCTTTCCACAGTTTCTTTCTTAATGGATCTGTTGTATTTCTTGTTTCTGCCGTTTCAATTATAATTAGTACATTTTCATTATTAGTTATAAAATCTTTAATAGATGCCATAATATCACCTCATTTTCTGCAATAAAATAAAAAAGAAGCAGATTCGCCTCTGCTTCTCAATATAATCATATTCATTTTGTCTATTTTAATTTACTTAACCACTGTCTCGTTTTTATTCTGTTTTCTTTTCTGGTTTCCATTTTCTCAAGCTCTCTTTTCTGGAAGTCTTTAAAGTTGACTCTATTCATTCCAGTAACAGTTATGTATGCTTCATCTATACTCATATTTGAGTTAATTCTTCTATCTCCAAATTCGGCATAATAAGCATTTCCGTCTTTTGCCGTTTCATATAACTGTTGCATAGCATCATCTAGCTGTATTCCTAAAGGCATTTCTAATTCCTTCATAATATGTCTCCTTTAAAATGATTTAATTATATTCTGACTCTTCTATTACAACTTTATCATTACTTGCCCAAAATCCGATTTTCTTATCATTACAAAAAGTAACTTCTATATAAGTATTTTCATCCTCGAAAGATTTCTGTTCATAATTTATATTAAAATATGAACAAATAGATATTACATAAGCATATTCCTCAATAAAATCTCTTTTTACCACATCATTTTCTTCACTGAGAATAATTCTTGCGGATTTGATTATATCTTTACCAAATAATTCTTTAATAAAATCTGTGATAATTATAGTATAAGATTTTATTTTATCATCAAATATAATTCTTTTATTTGCTATTTCTCTTATATCTTCTATTTGTTTTTTATTTAAATCTTTTTCAAGCTCTCTAGCCATGTGATACATATACATCATATATTTTAACTCCTTTGTGTTTTTATTATTATATCACAAACAAATTGAAAATATTGTCATTTTATGTCAAATATATGCCAAGAAATCGTCATTTAATCAGCTAACGATAAAATATCATTTCTATCAAAGCCAATCAATTCATCAGATTCTATAATATCAGCCAATATATTAACAATTTCTTTTTGTGCTTCAGAATCCCATTCCATAAGTTCCTCTTTTATTATCTTTGCACCATTTGATTTTGCAATATAATAATCTTCCAGTGTAGCAAAGAAAAATTCATATTGACTATCAAATGGTGGCATTTTACTATTCTTCATATCGTTTAAATATTTTAATGTTTTTTTATTTTCCATCTACATTACCTCATTTCATCAATTCTTCAATTAAATCTAATACTTCACATACAAAATTTCTGCCCACATTGAGAACAATATGTATTTGTAGAATATACATTACTACCACAAATACTACACCGATGTACAATTTTTGATTTTCCCAATAAGCCAAATTCTCTTTCATTAGTTGTGGGGATTCTCTTTTGCTTTCTTACACATTCTTCTATAGTATCTATATTAGCCATTAAATCTTTAATATCACCAACAGTTATAACTCCATTTTCATTACTATATGCAATTTTTAATTGTTGTATGGAGATCAATGCCGCATTTATTTCTTCTTCATACATTTATATCACCTCAATCTCCTATTAGCCAATCTTTTCCATCACAAGATTTGTGTTCTTGGACAATTTCATCAGTTAATTTTATATTTTCAAAAAATCCACTACCAATTGCTGCACAACCATATGAACAATATTTATCTGTAAACCCAGTTCTTACAACAATAATTGAATTTTCAAGTAATGACTTGCCACATGTAGAACATTCCATATATCTTACCATTTATATCACCTCTTCCAATCTTCCCAATAAATCATTCTTTCATTCTACTATTGTTCCATACGGTTTAGCTGCATCTCTTATAGTTTCAATAGACTTATACGGAACACCTCTCAATATAAGACCGCCACTATATCCTTCATAAAATCTATGTTTACCCCAAATTGCATATCTACCTTTTTTACTCACATAACATTTCAGAAGCCTTGTTGCATAATAAGCATTTTCTTGAGCATCGTGACAAGTTATTTGAATACATCCATTCGGATATTTATCGCAAATAAGATTTATCCATTTAACATCTGATATATTAACTGGATATAGTTGCTCCGAAAATTCATTATAACAATTTGAACATTCATACACTGGCATCTCCATATATCCTCCGTTTCTATGCCAAAAGAAAGTTAAATTTCCTTACCAAATGCTACTTTTATCTTGAGGTTTTCCAGTTTTAATTTCTAGTTTTCTGGTTTCACAACATTTTTCTACGCTTGCTTTGATATTCTCTTTAACGCATAAACAGCTGTTCTCATTATCGCATGTTGTAAAAATATCATTAAGTATAACATGAATACCCTCGATTGAATTAATATCTATTTTGTTTCCAAATTCATCTGTATATATAATTTTCTTTGCCATATCTTCCTCCTTAATTTGATAGTAAACTTAAATTTCCTTGTATCCTAAAACTTTTAGACAATGTATAAATCCATCAATCTCGTTTTCTTGAACCATTTCATTTTGTTCATATCCATCATCATTGATATGAACTGCATAATAATTGCAAATTTTCATTTCAATATAAAAAGTTTGTTCCATATCAACTACTCCTTTCCATCCATATGAAAACTTGGTTTCTTATGCTAATCTCCTACCAGTTTTTGCTTGATATTCAGCCCAACATTTATTAAATCTCCTTGGATTTTCATTTTTACTTCTAAGGAATCTTGCATATTTTCTTTTTAATGGCTGCATTTCATTTTTATAAACATCTTCATTAATCCAATTCCAAATATCCATATATGCCATATCATATTTAACACCACGTTCATGTTTCCATTCAAAAACATCAGCACATACAATATTGACTTTATCATTAAGATCAAGTTGTGTTGCAACAATATCAATAACTTCTTGGTTCTTCTCTATTACTGTAATACTTTTTACTTCTGGCTTATCTTGAATTGCCATAATAATCATTCCAATGCCAAGTCCACCAATGATAATATCTCCACATGCATTTACGCAAAAATCTAAATTAGTCATTCTCTCCATATCTGTATTAGACATAACACATTCACCGTTATGAAGTAATCTTATGTACTTACCAGGTGCAATCCCATCAAATCTAGCTCTAATATTGTCATCACTTATTTCAAATTTCTGTAATTTCCATCCGTTCAATTCTCTTTCTTCTAATAATTCTGACATATTTTTATATAAACTGCTCATATAATTACCTCCAATCTTCCAAAAGAAACTATTATTTATTGCTCCTTCCATTCTACACAATATCACCCAACAACTCAATTACTTCATCAAGTTTGTCACTCGCTTCTTCCATACTATCAATTGAATCTTCAGAACACATTCCTCTATAGCTGCTCTGTAATCCTTCTGGCATATTATCAAATGCGTCCTGTTCCTCATCTAATATAGAAGATAATTCACCTGACAATCGTTTTAACTCAATTTGTGTGCTCTGAATCCTTGCTTTAAGTTTACCTATTTTTTCTCTTCTCTGCTTATTCATTATATATCACCCCATAATTTATGAACTACATTATAATCACTTGGCATACAGGTACATTTTAAACATCCAAACTTCAATTTATTGAACTCTTCCTTTGTAATTTCAATACCCATATCACCCTCAACAGTCGTATTATAATCAAGTTTTCCCTGACATTCTGGACGGAAATACCATACTCTATAAAACTCTTTACCAGTCTTACTATTTTTCCCACTAAACAGACAAGTAATTGTTCTTCCAGAACTAATTTCAGCCGTAACAAATGTTCCAAAATAAGGATTATATTGTTCATATGAATTATATCCACGCTTAATATTATCTTGTTTGTCACGTTCACTATACTCTAACAACTGCTGTGTACCCCTTCCATAAGAAGTGTCGTACACCTTGCTGCTATTCACACCGACTGTAGAATATAACTTGACTCCATTTCTATCGGTTGTCTCAACTCTTTTTACTTGTTCTCCATTGATGTAATCATTGCAAAGTCTGTCCATATAATGTACATTTCCATCTTTATCAACTGTACGAGTTGTCTTCTTCATATCATAATTGTCATACGCTGCCTTTGCAGCACTTCCTGCGTAGATTCCTAAGAATGCTAATAGTCCTCCGAACAATATTCATCAACCACCTTTCTTATATTATCTTCTCCATTTATCCATTTCATTAACTGATTTCCTATTTAAGTTATTATACATCTCTCTTCTTTTTTCTGATTCTTTTTTCTTTCCATCTCTATATGCGGCGATTGCAAATATTAATATTATTATACTTATAGCTGTACCCATACCCATAATCCAAATCCTCCTATTTAACTATTCACGTCTCATTGTTATTATTCTAATTCTATCATATAATTTTAAATTTTGCACTATATATCCAAGTATTATAGTGATCCATAGTAATGAACTTTAATACATCCTCAAAACCTTCAACGATATCCGTTGCAAACAAAAATCCTTTATTATATCCCTCGTAATTATTATTAGGAATAATTGTAAGATACTTTCCATTTTTATGTACCTTATGACCTCTGTTTTTCATCTCTTTCTTAAATTCTTTATAATCAAACATATTCATCACAACCTTTCCATAAAAAATAAGAGACTGGATATTTTCAATCTCTTATATGTTCTCTAAATTATTCAATTATTATAATTTCTCATACTCAATATCTTCTAAGCTGTAAATTCCTAGCTCATCCATAATATCATCACAAAGACAACTTCCATCGCATTCAGCTCCATCATACATAACAGTCATCTCTTCAATATTTAAAACATAACGGCTTTCTTTCTGTTGCTTAAATAACTTTAGTACCTGTCTTAATAAATATTCTTTCCTATCCATAACTTTTCTACCTTTCCTTAAACAAATTCAATGACAATTGCCTTATAAAATACTCCATCGACATTCTCAATCAATATTGTTTCATCCTGATCGCCTGTCATCATTCTTATATCGCTTACGTCAAGTATTACGACTTCTCCATCCATATATAAGTCTTTAAATTTTATTTTCATTTAATAACTCCTTCTGAAATTTCCGATTCATTGGTTATTCGATTTCTTCGTGTATCATAAGAGAATATCCATCCCATAATTCTACATCAATAACCTTTGACAATTCTTTATACAATTCGGGATGATTTATCTCAATATTTTGAATAGCTGCTATAACTGGTTCGTTTCTATCACCCTTAATTGCAATTTTATTTATTGCATTTACCTTACTTGCCTTCATATTGTTTACCTCTCTTCCCAGTAAATCATCGTTTCATTAGTTAAATTTCCATATCCAAACTAATGTCATATGCAAAATCTTCCCATCTAAAATCATAAGTATCACAAACATAATCCATTAATTCGCAAGTATCTGAGAAATGAAATTCCTTTTGTGCTTCAATGATTACTTCTTTTACATATTCCCTTGTTTCTTCTGAAAATACTAAAAATAACCAAGGTTCTTCATCATCTTCTCTTTTAATTTCAACAATATATCTGTTCATAACAATTCCTCCTACAATGCTAAATCTTTCAGCAATTCTCTATTTTCAGGTGTATCAATATAAGCTGCTGAATTTTCATCATCAAATTCCATATCATGTATAATTTTAATTCCGTCTTTTTCAGCCTGTTCAGCAGCTTCATTATCACTATCGAATATCATCATGCAATCAAGCCTCTGTATATGTTCTGCACCATTTCCATAATCAGATGTAAAAACGCCATATCCTCTTTCTGCATCTTCTCTTGTAAATCCATTTTCCATAGCTTCTGTAATTAATTCTTCTGTAATTTTCTTCATATAAATCTACCTCCATTCTTCACAGTAAATCCTCATTTCATTCAGCTAATGAATTTGTGGTATCACTTTTACTACGCCCAGTTCAATACTTATCAATTTTTCATTGGCAGTAACACCTAAAACTTCGCAAATTGTTTTCCATTTTTCATCCGAATATTCATCCTTAAATAATCTAATATATTTTAATTTTGAATAATCCATATTATTCATCCTTTCCTTTCTAAATCTTCTTAAGAAACTCTTGTTTACTTGCCTATTCCACATCCCATTTCACTTCATAACCAGTAATTTTCTTTCCAAAATCACAAGCATGTACAACTACAGCTCCGCAATTATCGCACCATAAAGCAAAACTATTAACTCCTGAACCCATCCTGTTAGCACCACCACGTCGCATTTTTGAACCACACCAGATGCAGGTACATTCGTTCGGAATCTGCACTCCATTATTTACTACACTTTTAATTTCCATTATCATCACTCCAATCTTAAAATGAAATTGCTATTTACTGTGTTCTTCCATCCCAGTTTTCTTCATTGATCCATTTCATAAAATACTCTGTATCAACATCTCCGTATTCATCAGCAGTTCTTTCAACAAATTCATCATAGATTTCCTCTGTAACTGAATCCAAACAATCAAATATCTTTAAATCATCATCACATTCCAAAACTGCTGAATATCCGTTGTTCCAAGCATATATTAAACAAGCCAAGAAATAATACTGTTCTACGCTTATTCCATTTCCATCGCAATCATAAAATGGTTCGTCCAACTCTAAGTCCGAAATAAGAAATCTGACATAATCTGCAAATTGCCTTTTATATTCTGCCGACATTCCTTTTGGCAGCCATCTGTTTGCTAAATCAATAAGTCTTTTTTCATCAACTACCATCTGTTTACCTTCTAATATATATGTTGTCATTTCCATCACTCCAATCTATGCTTCATAATCAAATTCACTTAATCCACCACTTGCAAATACATATTCTGCTACATCTGGAACAAATATCATAAGATTATCAGGATATTTTCTTTGGTCTTTTATTGCAAAATATCCTTTTTCTTCTACATCATTATCATCTTCATAATATCCCAAAATCATTAAAACCAGATTTTCCATTGATGTTTTTGGTTCATAATTTTGTTCTCTTATCCATGCTGCAACATAATCCATATCACACCATTTTTCTTTTGGGTAAGTAGAATAATCCTTTTCTTCTTTCCATCCATAATCATCTACCATTTTAATCACTCTCCATTTCTGATTCTAATAATTCATATACTTCATATCTGTTGTCATACATATACTGATTAAACGCTTCATAATTTCCATCTTTATCAGGAAATTCTTCAATAAATCTTTCCCACATTGCATCTGACACCACATTTTCATTGAACAATTTTCCATTGTATTCAAGTTCTGCGTCTGACCATTCTCCGTGTGAAATATATCCAATATCTTCAATTCCGCAATAGTTTGGATATTCTTTCATCGGGAAGCTTGCTACGCCATCTTTTATTACAAAATCTCTTTCTATTGTGCTTGTCATCTTAATCACTCTCCAATCTCTTTAAGAAACAGTTCTTTCATTTGGAATTAAAAAAGCAGATAACATTCTCTGCTATCTGCTTAATTATTCTCTCTATTAAGTTGTATTCATTGCTTAATTTACATCTTCCTTATAGAACGGACAATTATCTTCTCCGTTTGTATAATACTTATCCGTTTCATCCTCTGTCATATTGTTATACTGACTACATTCAGAAGTGCCTGTTGAATTATCATACAAAAAATGTTTACAGCTATTACAATTTTTCATTATGCAGCCTCCGTTCTAATTCCTCAATAGTTTCTTTGAGTGTACTATATTCTCCATTAGTTCCCTTAGATTGTACCATATTATCTGTTGTCAGTAAATTATCTTCAATAGCATAATGAAGAAATCTTCCATTAAGTAATACCTTACAAGGTTTCAACACATGTGCATATCCCTTGGAGTTTATAAACCAATACAAATTATACTGTTCATTTTTGTATATTTGATTTACATAATAACTTGTTACAGTTCCTTTTATTTTTTCCAGGGTTAATAACGCTGCACCTTTATATGGACATAACATTTATATCACTCCTTCTAAAAACATATTTTCATTTGTTTTTGTTCTGTCTTATTCGGTGTTCGCACTAACTTATTTCCATCTTTTTCTTTTACAAATAGCAGATTTTCTTTTGCCATATCATCAATAACTTTCATAATATGGTTGATTGTCTGACCGCTTCCATAATTCCGACCATCATTCAAACCAACTCTCCATAATCTGAATTGATTTGCAAGACCTTTACACACATCAAAAGCGTAAAAATATTTAGTTTTCCTTGTAGTAACGCATGTTTCAAATAATGATTTGCGTATTTCTTTGTCTCTGCTTTTCAGATATTCCTCGTATTCGTCATCAGTTATATCATAAACGGTTTCATGTAAATCAACCCATCTTAATGAAAATGTTTTTGCTTTTTCTATAGCTTCTGCGACTGACTTAATCTCATTTTTTAATACTTCGCCACTATAATTCTGTGGATGTATATACAGATGTGATTTACCTTTTGTATATGTAGCGCATACTCCATTAAATCCTGGTTCATTACATTTCCAGCCAAGACTTGTAAATAATCTATCAATTTCCTTTCCAATAGTTTCTCTTTCATCTGCTTCCCAACCACCATTCATGCCATCATATGTTGGTGTATCAATGTTAAAATATACATTTGAATATTCATTTCCATAATCTTCATCAGGATTCCAGTTATTTGTAAGTGCGTGATCTTCTCCATATTCATAGCCTAATCCATACTGATGATATTTTATACTCATAGTCATTTCCTCCTTACTGCATAGCATATTCGTATCCATGTTTTAATAATGTTTCTGTTATTTTTCGCTTAATCCAAGGCTGTAAATATCTCCATTGTGTATATGGCTTTCCATAATTGAATCGTACATAATCTGGATAACCTAATCCATTTTCAGGCGTTTCAACTTCTACATACTCACTGTAAATTCCGAAACATCCTACACCTTTTAAAAGATAGAATTTATATTCTTCTCCGTTGTATTTTCGTACAAACAATAATGTCTTTTCCATATCAATCAACCTCCGTTCTATATTTCATAATCGCTTACTGGTTCTGTATAACCACTATCCAATTTAATTTCCGTTGTTTCATAGTCATCATAAACACTCTTTTGTGTTCCTCTTGCATGAATAATCTTTGCAAGCTGCATAATTACATATCTGCGTTCACAACCATGCTCATCATAAACTTTATGTGGATAATATAATGCTCTACCATTGCAAACTGTAAAATCATCAAACTCTTTTCCATAGAACTGTTCACAATCACTAGCATGTAAATTCCGTAATGCGTGTTCTCTAATGTACTGTTTCTCTTCATCTGTTAATTTATCTGTGTTATCTAACAATGAGAAATCAAACAAGATATTTCTCTTGCCAGTCTCAAATGAATCGACATATTCTAAGTTGTTTTCCTTTGCTGTCTTTTTAGCTGTCTTGTATAATTTATATTCTTTAATTTTCATTTTCGTTTACCTCCGCTTTATATTTCTCAAACACTTCTTCGCATCTCGCTTTGTCACTGCTCCAAAATACTAAATGCCAGGAATAAACCCATTCTCCATTTTCAAAATATTTATATTTCTCTTGGATTTCCCATCGCTTATTCCAATGACTTCCAATTCCTTCAACCATTCTGTATTTCCGTAACCGCACCATTTCATTCACTCCTTCCATTACAAAAGGCAGACACAAATTATTGTGTCTGCCTTAATATATTCTCTATTTCTAATCAATCTCATCACACTCTAAACTATCAACATCCCAATCAAGTTCATCAATCGGCTTATCCCACAATCCATTATCATCCGCAATATAGTTCATAATCTTTGCAAAACTACTTGCTTTTACCTTTTCCATTTCCTCTGTAAATTTATAAGTCGGCTGCATAGCATCATCGGTTTCATAAATATACACATCAATTATATTGTCACTGTTTACAAATGCTTTGATAAAACCCATCTCATTTTTATGGAAAATGAGAAACTCACATAATCTGTTATTACAATTCCAATCAAAAGGTGTGCTGTCATTACCATTCATATAATGAATAGCTCCGTTTGTATAAAGCATTTCATCTGTTACATTAGGGCACATATTTCGTGCAACCTTAAAAATTCTTTCGATTTCTCTTTTAAATTCATATCCATTCATATTATTTTTCCTCCTTTGGAGTAATTAAGCTCATAAGATTCTCTCTAATATAGCCACAGAAAGCATCAATACTTCCATTTCCAATAGTCCAACAACTGTCACCATCATAGTTCCAATGAATAATTACTTCATGCCCTGCTGTGATATTAGGTAAATCAACATCTTCCTTTCTCGCATACGAACTATTTGAAAGAGCTTTAAGATATACATATCTTCTGATATTCTCAATATCTCTTTCTGTTTCTGCATTGAAAATCTCTACCAGATATTCTTCAGAACATTCATCATAAATATCATATTCGGAAGCTCCATTTTTCTTATTATCAAGTCTCTTTAACTCTTTACTAATTGCAAACAGTGCTGATTCTTCATATTTTTTACATTCTTCTTCGTTACTAAATACAGTTCCATCCTCTGCAATGTATTCAATTTTTACCAATTTTTCAATTGTTTCCGTTTTTCTTACTTCGTTTACCTTCATAATTTTAGTCTCCTTTTATTATACTATATATTGTATTTGCTCGTTTCATGTACCACTATATCTTGCAATTATTTTGCCAAGAAATTACAATTTCCTTTGCTATCTAAATACCATGCAATATTTATTATGATTACTATTGTCTGCTACAAATTCAAACAAGATTACTTCATAGCCTTTTCTTTTAGTATATTCCTTACGTTCTTTAGAATTATATTCCTTTGTAAGACCTTCCAAGGTTTCAAAGAAATAATGCCCAAGTCCAGAATCTAATACTTTTGCTTCTTCTCTTGTATCATGTCCGTTGCAAATCTTACCTGCTTCTTCTTTCGTAATATTAAAATAATCTGTAGTTTTGTAAATTTCCATTACAGCCTCCTATTCTGCCATATCCAGCATCAACATACTGTTTGTATCTGCCAGATAATAACTTGTGTTACACATTACCTTGTTGTATTCAACTTCACCTTCAAAGTCATTTACGACTGCCTTTTCTTCTGATGTCATATCAGAATATTTTTTCTTTCCATATGAAGGTGGCAGCCATCCTTTATGTTGTGCTCCAAATATATTGAACTTTTTCAATAACTCTTCATTTGTAAATGTAATGTGGCAAGTTCCCTTCTTATAAAAAGTTACATTGAAATACTTCAATACAATATCTTTTGACTCTCCATATTCTTCAGCAAATTCTAGTGACTGGAATAAATCAACTGCTTCTGTCAAGCCGCCATCAAGATAATTGAAGCACTTTTCAATATCTCTTAATTTGCTTACTACATCGTGATCGGTTGGTTTAAATCCACCCCATGAATATTCCAAATCTCTCCATCCTCTTAATGGAATGATTACTTTTTTATTTATAATCCATGCTTTATTTGTTTTCCATCCATTAAAATAATGAATGTTCTTACTGCATTCATCATAATAGGAATATTTATTACTCAGTTCTTCAAAGAGTGAAATAATTGTATCTTCAATTCCCTTTATGATTTTCTTGCTCATATCAATTTTCAGTTCGTATATATTGTGCAGCGAAAATTCATAGTCTTTTAATTCTTCGACCTTGTTATAGTATTCTCTCTGCAAATTATTTGTGAGCTGACCAATGAACTTCGGATTATCAAATAATGCTGACCAATATTTACCACGAATTTCTCTTATATATCCGTTTACTGATGCACTATCTTTTCCAATACTAAGATTTAACACGCAACCGCCAGTCTGTATTGTCTGTCCTGTCTGCTTGTCTTTTCCAAACTGATATAGGATATGTGGTGACATTGCATAATACTCTTTAATGAGTTTCACGCCTGCTTCAACTTCCATTTTATACTGTTCGACTATTGCCTTTAAAAAATCATTTTCTGCAAGCTGCGTGTTTTCTGTGTTATATGTATATTCTCTCTGTTCCTTGGCTTTCTCTAAGTTATCAAAGATAAAAGAATCTCTCTGTACATCTGGAAGTTTTACTTTTATCAATGCAATTTCAACGTTTGTTTTTCTCTCTGCATCCATAAAAGCATCCTGAATATACTGAATGTCTGCATTGTATTCTTCTAACATTCTATTCAGCATTATTCTTTCATTGTTGCATTCATTTTTTAATGTCTCTGCGTTAAGTAGACAAATAACAGCACCGCCATTTCTCTGTTGCATTTCCAATGCTTTTAACAGATGCTTACATCCATTTGAGAACGGAGGATTCATAATAATTAAGTCATATTCCTTCATTGTGTCGTATGTCAAAAAATCATCATGTACAACTCTGAAATTCTTTTCCTTTAATACTGCTCGTAAGTTTACGTCATTCTCTATACAGTCAATATTTAACTTGATTGTTGTGTACCATCTGTTATTAAAATCTTCCTTTTTCTTTAATGCTTCAACAATATTTCCCTTACCTGCTGATGGTTCAAGAACTGTATGTATCATTTTCCAATCCAATCCATCAAGCATTTTATCTATAAGATTTTGTGGCGTTGGGTAGAAATCTTTGTTATCTGTAAACATAATCTATACCTCTTTTCCATATTCTCTATGTTGATTTACGAATTTTTGTATCTCATCTTTTGTTTTGAACCATTCTGTTATATGTGCATCATTTTTGTCATTAATATTTTCTTTATATGCACCATATCTATAACCATCTTTATAAGCCATACAATTATCTGGAAGATAACTAATTCCATATTCATAATTTCCAATTACCATATTTACCATTTCCTTTCACTATAAAAGGTGGTATATTTCAACCACCTTTGTTTTATACTGTACTAAGTTTTTCAGTTGGATCATATTTGAATATAAATCCCTTCTTAAAGCTACTGTAAAATCCCTGTAATGTTGCCAGCTTTCGCTTTACATCTGCAAAGTCTGATTTTGATAATTCTGTATCAGGCTTTACTACAAATAGCTTTTCACCTGTCTTTGTGTGTACATCTTCTGTTACAGTGTATGTAATTTGTGTTTCTGTACGTTATGTTGCATCGTCCACTGTATTATTCTCTGTCTCTTTAATAGTTACATTTAATTTTTCACATGGATTCTCTTTGAATAAGAAAGCATGTTTGAACTTACTATAATAGCCTCCAAGAGATTTGATATACTGATTTACCTTGATATATTCTTCACGGCTTAATTTCTCAATTACCTTTGCAAGATATATCTTTTCTCCTGTTCGTGTGTCTGTATCTTCTGTTACTTCGTAGGTATATTTATTTACGTCCACATCAGTTTCAGTCGCCTTTGTTTCTGTCTTATTTGTATTAGACTTGATAACTTTCTTTACAACCTTTTCAACCTCATAAGGTGTTTTAACTTCCTGAATTTCACACCATGCAATAGCACCTTTATTTACCCACTTCATAAATCCATCGGTCATAGTACCAATAAACCAGTGATTAGCCTGATTTGCATTTCCTGTACATTCTTTTGTAAGTTTTCCATTAAGTTTATATGCATGATAAGAAGTTTTTCCATCCTCATACACAGTTGCTTTAATTCTGTAAACATATCCCTTATTTCTGCCATAATTGAATGATGTTTTTAAGATAAAGCACTGACCATCTTTGACACATCCGTTTTCTGTTTCAACAGCTTTGTTTTCCTTTTTATATTCAGTAACTTTTACCTTCTCATATACAACTCCATCTCCTTCTCCAAGCATTCCACCACAAGTAGTATCAATTTTATTGATAAATGCCTCGAACTGATCCATAAGTGCCTTATCTTTTTCCATTGATTCAATATGACTGTCTGCCTGTCGTGCTGCACTTTCTTCATCATCATTCCATCTACCCATATAGGTTGTTATCAAAGATTTTTTATATTCTTCTCGCTTCATAGTTCTGAAATTCTGCATATCTTTCATGTAGCCTTCATATCTATAATAGTTATCAATATGAGCGAACTTTAAAATTCCATTTCCTTTCGCTACATAGACACCATCTTTTTCAATATGCCAATTCATTCTAGGTGGGTTTGCCATATGTCCAGGAATAATACCAGTTACAATATATTTTTCAGAAGTTTCGTTTGCCTTACTCCGTAACTTCTCAATCATTTTCTTTGCTGATTCTTCTTCCTGTTCACTTGCTCCTCTTTCCATTGTCATCTGTTCAAGCTTTGCAATCTTTTCTGAAATACTTCTATCCTGAAGTATTCCATCATAATTATATTTGCGTATTTCTTCTGGCTTTGCATCTCTGCTCCAATTTACAACTAATATATATCCATTCTTTGTAGCAATTCCACCCCAATAAGCAGGATCATAATAATCTGTCATCATGTCGCTATGGTCTGCATGATATCCGAACACTTCCCATCCGTCCATTGCCATAAGCTTATGTGCCATCATTACGCCTACATCCTGATATTCATAATAGGTACTCATAAAATCAACCTCGCTTTCTTGTAATAAAATAGGCAGCTAGTAGATTATTCTCCTAACTGCCTTGCGGTTACTATAAATTTATTGCTTTTCCGTTCTCATCATATTCAATCGGTGCAATGTGAACTGCATAACCGATTTCTTTTTCTTTGTCGTAAATCTCCATTGTGCCACCTGCACAAAATTCAAATGAGAACCGCTTGTCATCCGATTCAAGCAGCTTAATCAGATGATCCGTGAGTTCATTTAAGTTCCGTGCATCCTCTTTTGACTTTTCAATAGTTGTCATTTCGCTTCACTCCTTTTCATAAATTTCTAACTTATGTAACAAATCAAACATTGCTACATATCTACCCTGATTCCGTTCTTTGAGTTTATCATTGTCGTTCTGCATTGCATCATCATAATCCTTATTTACTTTTCTAAATTCCTCTGCAATAATTTCAAGAATTTCATCCTTTGTCTTGCTACATGTATATTTTGCCATTTCCCTTCACTCCTTCCTAAGAAATCTTAGTTTCTATACATCTCTTTTGATATAGCTTTCAGGACATCGCTACCACTTGTCTGATAAATCATTTCTCCATTTTCCCAAATTTCAAATACTGGATAATCTTCATTTGCATCGAAATCTTCACAAATACTTGTACGAATTTTGTTTATGTCTTCGCTAACACAAATTGTTTCATTACCGTCATATCCTTGTTTTGATAGCACATATATTTTCATATTTATTTCCTCCAATCTTCTAAAGAAATGCGAATTTCAAATACTCATCGTTCCATCCAAATAATCATTTAAGCCTTCAAAATAATCTTCGTTTGGTTGTTCCTGATGAACAAATCCCCGTTCGCACTGTTCTTCATAAGCTGCCTTCTGTGTTTCTTTATAAATTATTTCATCAATTCTATTCATTTCTCTTGCCTCCAATTTCTAATGAACACGAATTAGTCTAATGTTTCTTCTAACATAGCCTTCAAGTATTCATGTCTGAATTGCATTTCAAATTGAAATATCAAATCGTAAAAATCAATATCTGGATATTTTTTAAGAAGATTACTTGCTGTTTCCTTTGCAAATTCGTTAATTCCATTGATTCTTGTTTCTATCATATTATTTTTTCTATTAATATTCTCTCTTTTCAAATCGACACCTCCTACAAAGAAACACGCATTTTACTTTGTATTTACAGCTTCTACTAACAAATCATGATATAAACAACAATCAAAATTGTTATTCCAATCTAACCTGCGTCCTACCTTTTTCTCTGCATCTTCCCAAGATAAAAGATAAGAGTATTTACGTTCAAATTCTTGAAAACCCATTATTTTACCTACCTTTCACTATGAAATATCCATTCTAATTAATCATTGCTCCATTCACCATTTAACACTTTATTTATTTTTACTTTGTTTATGTCCTGGTCGTTAAGAGTAATAAATGAAATGCCTTTAAATTTCTCAATTAATTCTTCTCTTGGCATATCCCAATTAAACACTCTTAAATATGTCATTACATCTTCTTTTTTCACATATTCTCCGCTCGTGAAATCATCATATTTCATTTTATTTTCCTCAATCTTTCCTAGCTTTCTATATCTGCATTATTTGCACCATCAGAGAACCCATCATCGTATCCCTTGTTGTACATTGGGTTCTCAAACTTTGTGTTTGCTATCGGACTATCTTCTTCAATACCGAACCACTCTTTCTCTTTATCTGTCATCTCACAACAATTTTCAAAAAATTCAAACGCACTTTCTCTATCATCGGAAATAAGTCCATCTTTAAATGATGTTGCTAACTCTTCAAGTCTTGTCCGTGGAATATAATCTGCGTTTACTTTTTTAAATAACTTTTCAGTTGCTTCATTAAGTGCAACTAATTTCTCTTTATCATTTGAGAACATATAATATATTCCATGTTCCCACTGCTGTCCCCATCTTTCTGAAGCAGAGTATCCGCAAGCTACAATATAATTATTATCTGTTTCAATAAGCGAAAAATTTTTACCTTTTTCATTTGATACTACTAATATTTCTCTATGATTTTCTTCCATATCACACCTCCAAATTATACTCTTTAATTAATCTCTGTCTTACCATATCATTTAGATCCTTATTAACAGGCATTATTCTATGCGTATTTCTGTTGATATACACGAAATGACTTCCCTTGCACCTTGTCGGTGTATATCCATTCTTCCGTAAAACTATATCAAAGTCACGCATTCGCTTTGACTTTCTAAAATTATGCATAAATCTCACTTCCTTTCATAAACCCGTATAGCCCGATAGTACAGCTTTATATGTATATGTTCTCTTATTCACAAATTGCTTTTGCTAAAATATCATACATTTCAGCATTACTTTTTACAGGAGCGATTTTATTTTCAAAATATGAAGCTCCCTTGCAATTTTCAAGTAATCCCTCAATAACTGTATTCTTTTCGTAATTCGCAAACAATTTCTTGAATATATGAAACGTTCTAAGTGTAAATGCATTCTTTTCGCTTCCTGTCCAATTAAGTGCTTTAATTGTCTTGATTGTAAGTTCCAATATATCTGTGTTATTTCTTACCATTCTCAACAATGTTCTTGAGGGTGCGACTTTACCTATTGGATTTTCCAGCTTGTCATCATCTGTCACAATCTGAATATTATAAGATTCAAATAAATTCTTAAAATCTATATATTCTCTTATGTTTGCCTTTACACCTGCTCTATATGTATCAGCAACAGTCATTGCCTTTCTTGCTGATTGCTGTCCTAAAAATGTAAGAACTGCCTCATATTCTGAGCAATTAAGCACTTCAACAAGCATTTTTATTTCTCCGTTTATTACAAATGCAACTATTCTATGTGCTCCATCGGCGACATACAGTTTTCCATTTTTAATATATACCTTAACTGGATCAAATTTATCTTCATTAAAATTTTGTGCTATTTCCTGCACCTTTGCCATATCTGTATCTCTCTGCCAATTTGGAATATGTATAAATGTTGGATTAATAAGAATATATCGCTTTGATGCAATACTAAAAGAGTTCTTTAATGCACAATCTACTTCTTTAACTTCCATTGATTCTCCTGCATTTGAATGAGCCTGTACAAATTCCTCTGTCTGCCGTGGTGTTGAATAACGAACAAAGTCTTTTTTACGTCTTGCATAATCTACTGTTCTGCTTACGCCTTGTGTAAAGCTGTATCCTACATCAGCAACTTCAATATCATTTTTGTTTATCTTTAAAAGCAGACATATCTTATCTACTGTTGCATCAGATGGATTATTAATCTCGCTTTCATACTTTGATATTGTTGAGTAAGAGACTCCGCAACCTTTAGCGACATCCTGCAATGTTAAACCTTCTCTTTCTCTAATCTCCTTTAACTTCTTTCCATTAATTTTGCACATAATTAACTACCTCTTTTCTTTTAATATTTTTGATATGTATTTTGGGTAAAAAATAACGGCTTGCCTTTTGACAAACCGTTTAGTTGCTAAACTTTTCAAATACTCCTGACTTGAGCATATCTGATTTCCAACACTCAAAGTCTGGATATTCTGTCTTATCTGCTAAGTCTCTATAGACTTCATGCGTCTGCTTTTCTGTGAATGTTTTGCCTTTTAGCGGTTCTTCATAGGTTATGTACTTCATTATATTTCACCTCTTTCTTTTAAATAATTTCTGTAAGCATTTTCGCTTTCAAACTGCTGATATTTGCCTATACTTGGCACAAATCCCATATAGGCAAATCCGTTATAATATCCCTTCATGTATTATCCTCCTTGCAAAATTCTTTACCTTATTAATGACTGTTGGTTCGGTTGCCTTCTGTAATCTTCTCTTTCTTTCTGTAAAATACAGACTGTTTTCCACATTGATATAATCCATCATCTGTAATGGAGTTAATGAATTATATGGAGTTGATAGAGTACTGTCTATTATTTCAGCTCCGTTTGCTGTCTTGATAATTCTAAAATTAAATGCTTCCATTCTGCCTTATACCTCCTTTAATCTTGCATCACGCATAATACGTGAAATTTCATTTTCCGTTTTTGCGTTATGAATCTGTATTATTACTTCATCCGAATAACACAAATCTCTTGCTGTTGTGATTGCCGTTCTCTTGTAGTTGTACATTTCTCTTGACATATTAATATTCTCCCTTCTTTATCTTACAAAACCTGAATATTGAGCTTTGATGATTGTGTCGTCATAGATGATATTCGTATAATTATCATGCATTATTAATGAGCAGATATCTCCCTTGATCCAATCTTCTGTTTTATCTGTAAATGTCCAAAGGTTTCCGTTGAAATCCTTGGTTGTTATTTCGTTTCCGTTTACACACTCAACCACTGTTGACAGTGGGTATGTGTGTTGATTGTAAGTTGCCTTTTGAACTGCTCTACCTATAAATAAGGCAGAAATTGAGAGTGTGACTGTTAAGGCTGCCATGAGCAGTTTTCGCTTTTCATGGCGTGTAAATTTGATTTCTTTTCGCATTGCTTTAGTTACCTTTCTTTTAGTATTGATTTTGGGTATAAAAATAGCACCCTTTGCGTTGGGTGCATAGTGGGTGCGTTGGTTATTATATTTGACGCAGTTTGAGTGTTACATCTGATTTAATTTTGCTTGAAGTTCGGCTATTTGAGCTTCAAGTTTTGCCTTTTCAGCATATTTTTCGTTATACTCTGCATCTGGAATCCATTCCATTATTTCACTTGGTTGGACGCAAAGATATTCACAGATTCGGTTTAAAGTGTCCGTTTTAAACCCTTCGTTTTTGCTGATTTTGGCAACAATATTACTACTTATTCCAGTATCCTTGCATAATTGAGTTTTTGTTATTTTGCGTTCATTTAATATTTTATCAAGTTTATAATATACTATCATATTTTTAAACCTCCCTTCATATGCTCAAAGATAGCATATTATTTGACTTTTTTCAAGTATGCTTAAAATAATGCACACTATAAAAGAGCAGACTTTTTACGTTGTCTGCCCTTCTAACTATGCACTATTCTTTTATTGTATCAAGTTCTGTTACATTTACACCCAAAGCGGATAAAATAACTTTTAAATCTCTATAACGCACCTTCATTGACTTATATAAAGGCGTTTCCTTTTCTGTCATTCCCATCCATTCCTGCAAGCGTGAAAATTCTTCTACACAAATTTTAATTGTTTCCTGGTTATTCATTTCTTCCATCCTTCCACCGCCTTTCTAGTTATAGTATAGCGGATTTATTGCGTGTTTACAAGTTGCTTATTTAACATACATTTCACAGAATACAGCCATAAAAAGCTTGTTAAACTGTGCTTTGCTGATAGCTGTTACAAGTGTATTGTCATTGACAATCTTCTTACTCTGAGCATATCTTGCACCAAACATATCTGACATATTCTCAGCAAGTTTGCTAATCTGAGCCTGAGAACAATTTTCAATACCAAGATTTACAAGAAACTGCTTGATTGCTTCTAAAAAGTCGCCACGCTTATGCTCATTAATCTTTTTGGTATAGGCTTCATGCATACCTTCAGGAATAAAAACATAAGTCTCTTTCATAGACTTTGTGAGTGGTTCAACAATAGCTTTGTGTGCAGTTTCAGCATGGCGAATTTTATTATCTACTTCTATCCGTGGAAACTTAGCAACTACTTCATCAACATTCATGCCATTATCAATATCATTCTGACGGTTTGCAAGAATAGATTCTAACTGTGCTTTGAGAGGCTTTATCTCTGCTTTAAAGCGCAGATCTTCTACTGCTATTGCAAGTGCTGATTCCTTAAAAGATTTTAATTGTGTTGTTGCTTCCTTACTCATTTTTGAGAAATTAATCTGATTCTTTGCCATAATAGACTCCTTCTCCTATTTTACGCATAGGTGCAAATTGTATTTTTTGTTGTTTATTATTTTGTAGTGTTATGCACACTATAAAAGGCTAGAACTAGAGCCAGTGTTACAATGTTGCAAACTATTATTCTTATATCCTAAAAAGTAGGTTCTTTATAGTGCGTACAATGTTTTCTGGATAGACTTCTAGCCTTCTAACTATGTATAACATTTTAGCGTTTTTAAACATTTCAAGGCATACACCACTTGCCGTATTTTACACTTACCTACTTCTACATTTAGGGTGCACTTATAGAAGGCAGTATCAGATTGAGCCAACAATCGACTTGCGTGGTAGCGTGTATAAAAAATCGTATTACCGATTTACGCCTATTAAGTTATCAAAGAACAAAATCTACAAAGTGCGTAGGTTACAATAACCCACTATGCCATCAGGTTTGAACCGTCAAACAATCGTTATGTAGATGTAAAAATTGTGTGGACTTTTTCACTGAATCGTGATAGAATAAAGAATGTGAACGGCTTTATTCTTATAAAGTCCTGGCGGTGTGGATGTTGGAGCATTTACACCGCTTTTCAATTTCAAAGTGCGTAGGGTTGCAACCCCTGATATCTGCTATAAGTTGGAGCTTGTCAAGTGTTATCCGCTTGACTTAATGCAAGTATAAACCCTTGCTTGAAATCTGTCAAGGACTTTTTGAAAAAAGTTTAAATTCAATCAAGAATAACTTTTTGCTATGTCCTTTTGACATTTTCGATTATAAAGGTTTGCTTGACTTTTGTCAAGTGGTATTTTAAAAATCTTTTTTGATTGACTTTTTATATATCCGCTTGACTTGTCTATTATACCTGTCCTTGATAAATGTCAAGTATTAAATTGAAATATTTTAAAACTTTCTAAAACGATATTATCTTGATATCAAAATGATATCATATAATCTATCAAACTATCTAACATAGTTTTTAAAACTACATGGGATCTTGCTCAAAAGTACCAGTAAAAAATAATGGTTAATATATATCTATTAGCCATTATTTTTATATATGGGGGTACTTAAAACTAAAATAATAGTTACATTTTGGCAGCATCCACATAGCTGGTTATTCTACACACCAACTTAAAAATCTAACCCTTCCCCAATCCATTAAATCCCCAACAAAATCAAGCAAAATCCAAAATTTCACCCTTCAAACCACTTATCGTACCCCATATCGTCAAAACCCACTAACCAAGCCATTTCTAATCATTTTTAATCCCATTTTAAAAAATTTCAAAATCTAAAATATAACCCCAATATTTAAAAAACATATATCTATCAATGTTTAAGTCGATATCAATTTTTCCTTTAATACATCACAAAAATACTCCTGTTCAATAATTAGTGTTCAATAATTCAAAAATAAGGGAATAAATATAAGTAAATTCACAAAAAATACAATCCAAAAGGAGCATAATAATGCAAAAAACTATAAATCCAATAAATATAATGAATTCTCTTTTAATTAATGATATAATTGATATTAACAATATAGATTTATTGATTAAGCAAATTAAAGAGGAAATTTCTATGAAAGATAAAAATAAATGGGAAGTACCTAAATATACCAAATCCGAGATTAACAAAGCAGGTAAAATCATAGCCGATCCATTTTCTACTCCTAAAGAAAGAGAAGAAGCTTTGGTAATATTAAATAATTGGAGAGCTGCACATGCTTATCCATTACAAGTCATTTGTAGTAATCTTCGTCAAAAAAATCCAAATGCCATTGTTGTTCAAAGATTAAAACGACTTGAATCCATAACAGGCAAAATTCAAAGATTTCCTGAAATGCAATTATATAAGATGCAGGATTTAGGTGGATGTCGAGTAATTGTTGATACTATAGAACAGGTATATGAAGCAATAGATAAATATAAATTTTCTCGAATAAGACATATACTTAAACGAGAATATGACTATATTGCCAATCCCAAAGAATCAGGTTACAGATCTTATCATATGGTATATCAATTTCACAGCGAATCTAAAGACACATATAACAAAAATATGTTTATAGAAATTCAATTCCGTACAAAGTTACAACATATGTGGGCAACTGCTGTCGAAATGATGGGAATATATACAAAAAGTAATCTTAAATCCAGTCAGGGAGATTATGACATATTAAGATTCTTCACACTTATATCTTCTTTATTTGCTATAGAAGAGAAAATGCCTATATGTCCTAATACATCCAAGTGGGTTGATGAATTGATATCAGAAGTTAAGTATCTTGACAAGAAAAATAATATAATATCTACTCTTAGTGGATTAAACGTATCTATTAATCATGCAAGCAATAAATACAATCAAAAAGATAAAAATTTGTATTATATATTGTTACTTAATTATGACAAAATGACAGTTAATGTTAAACCATTTCAATACTCTGATCTCGAAACTGCGACAAAATTATATGGAAAAATAGAACAAGGTTCAAATATTAATGTTGTATTGGTATCAGCGTCTTCATTTGAAACATTAAGATTAGCATATCCCAATTATTTTGCAGATATCTCATATTTTGTCACAAAACTAAGACGTGTAATAGAAAATTATGACTCTATTAAAAATCAACATAAATAGCTTTATTTATTAAAAGACAACTCAGTATGGTTGTCTTTTTATTTTTAAAAATTATCACATCTAATCCATACAGAGAAGAATACATGCATCACGAGAATCATCAAAAATTCCATTTCTCATCTAAACCCTCTATTATGCCCATACACAGCATTTTCATTTCACCCTACCAATAACACCTAAAATCATTTTTACCCACCTAAATGCTCAAAATACAAGGTCAAATTTTTTCATCACCCAAAATTGCATTAACTATCTATATACATTCATCATATTTACTATAAACAATATTATTAATTCTCACACCTATACAAAAATCCACTCTCACAGCTCAAATTTCAATTTTTACCCTCTATCCTAACAACTAGCCACCTGACATATAAAAATCCAAAATAGACTCAAAATCATACATTTTTCTCCTTGTATTCCATATAAAGAATTTTATCTTAGAACAAATTTAAAAAAGAGAATATAAAACTGTATAAATCACATTTCTAAGGAGGGTTTACAAATGAATACATATTTAATACCAACAACAGCAGCATATTGTTATGAACCTTATGATTACATTTATTTTGTTTATGCTGATACACCACAAGAAGCTTATATAAAAGCATGTACGAAATTACAAGGAGAATATATACCACTTGAATCACAAGAATATGAATCATATCCATTTAAATTGTACAAGCCAGATGATACAGATATTTTCCCATTCCATGAATCAAGAAAATATGATATACTTGCAGAAGCATTTAAAAATACAGAAGGAGCAGAATATATGGCGTATTTCAATGTAAACTGGAATGATTATATAGAAGATATAATTAAAATAGCAGATAAAGAAAATTGGTCTAATGATACATACCCTAATAATAAAATTCTTACAAATTATATGGTTCACACATATAAAAAATTATCTTCTGAAAAGAACGTAATTATTAATAATGAATATGCACTATTTAACACAGGACTTTTTACCGAATTCTATCAACCAATATACGCATATCAAGATAAAAGCAAAAATGGATTAAAGTTTCTTACATCATATGATTTAGGAAATATGAATATTTCTGATCGCCCACCAAGAGCAAATTATTTTGATGATCCATCTCTCTTATTATTTGATTGGCACTACGAAATAAACATTAATTATAAACATATATTGAAAGATATTAATAATATTGAAAGAATTCCCGAAAAGCTTAAAGATAGCAAAAATATTCTTAACAATCTCAATGGTTCAATAGAAACTATGAAGAAGCGAGTATCAGCTAATTATAAATTGGCAATACCACAATATTATGAAAATAAGATTCAGTTATTACTTCCATTATGCTTAGAGGATGATACTACTCCATCATTAGCTTTAACTGTTACTAAAGTAGGAAATTATTATCAAGGTCACACATGTTTAACACTTGATATGGCATATAATAATGCTCGTCTTATTGCAAAACCAGAATCTAACTGGTTATCAATATAAATCAAATAAATATAAAAAATTAACAGGCGGCAATTAAGCTGTCTGTTTTTTTATTACATAAATTTATATTATTCTTCACTATTCTATTTAATAATTCTTAAAACTTAAATCTCTTTAAGAGAATAATCTATTGTAAATAATCATTACACCACTCTTACCAAATAAAAAAATAAATTTAAAGGAGGATTCTATATGGGTAACTTAAAACTAATTACAACAGAAACATTTAATAACTTATCATGTAACTTTTATAGAAATATATTTGATGAATTAGCATAATCACTTCTCAATCTATTTAGGGACAAAATCACACCTCACAGAAAAAATTAGCCACTTTTATCTCATACCCTTATAAGTTATCACCTAAGACATAAAATTGAAAATTACTCTCAAAAACTCATTTTTAACCCACAGATAGGGGTATAAAAAAACTATATATAAGCTCAAAAGATAATATGTGCGTAAGCACAAGATGTAGCCCTTTGATAAGGGCGGTCTTTTCGCAGCGTTAGCAAGAAAAGAACATCTTTGGGTAAACAATTGAAGAGAGAATAATATATCAAATAATATATCAAAGGAGAATGATATTATGAAAAAACCAATTTTATTTAAAAGAACAAGAAAATCTGTTATAAGAAAATTATCAATTCCTTATATAAGAGAAAATCTTGAATATTTTGGATATATGTTTTCAATATTGGAAATATGTTATATGTTATTTCACTTAAAGGAAATAAATAATATGTTTCAGCATCAGAAATAATATATGTACATCATATATGTGCCCAAATGAAAGTACCAATCCAAAACACCATGTACCTAAATCAACCAATAATAATCAACCAAAATTTAAAGAGTAATTTATGAGCGTAGCGAATAAATTACGAATAGTCTGTCTTATTAAATAAGTTATATATCTTCTTTCAGTTCAGTTGACCTACATAAAAGTGTAGTCAAAATTCTTATATTTCAAAATTAGACATACATAAAAGTGTAGTTTGCTGAACGCTCGTCAAGACACTTCTATTATTTGTTTAATCCATAACAGAGAATAAATAAATATCACATATAAAGGAGGATTTTTAATTGCAACAAAAAATAGAATATTTTACACGTTTCCCAAATGATTATATTCAAGGGAATATAAGAACAAAATATGGAGTTAGTAGGAAATTTTATATCACATACATACTTATAGATAAATACAGATCGTATGAAGATTATAGTTGGATTACTATTCGTAAAGTAATGGAATTCTATGGCTATAAAACAACCAAGCATAAACCAAAAGCATTTCAGGAAATTCTTGATGTACTGGAATATATGATTAATAACAAAATGATTGAAGTTCAACAGGATCTTGACACACTCGGATATGATACTGGCATTGAAATTAAGATCATTCCTGAAAATTTTGATGCTGCTGACAAATTCTCAAAAATCACATCTTCTCAGCTTGATTTTATTATGATGAACGAATCTAGTATTAATAAAGAGAATATATTAATGGCTTTTCTTTATATTAATTCGTATATTTTCATTCGCCCAAAAAATAAAGATAATGAAGAAACTATGTATAACCCTGAATCCAAACCAGAAGCTTTTTGGCGAAGTATAGAATCTATGTCAAAAGAACTTTCTATGTCAAAGGATACAATTAATCAATGTATCCAATGTCTCACTTCTTCTATTGGAAATAAAGAACCGCTTCTAATTAAAAAAGAAGTTGGCAGCATTAAACCTGATCCAAAGAAACCACCACAAAATGTACCAAATATATATGTACTTAACAAAGAAGGCTATGAGCAAGAAATTGAGTGGGCTATTACTAAAATGTTGGAAATATATCATGTTGACTCTTTTGGAGAAATTAAAAATGGAAATAAAGGATAACATTTTAAAACAAACCCTCATATTTTAATTTTTAAATAAAACCCTTTTAAATAAGGGAATATATAAAAGTAACACATAAACCGTATCACACTATAAAGGAGCGATGATATGAACAAAAAATTTTATTTAACAAGGAGAACAAATATTTATGACAAAGGAAACAGAAAATCATGTAGCAAGAAGAACAATGGAACTTAAGAGAAAGAATAAGCTTGTATGCTATCCCAAGCTAGTCGAATCGGATTTCGGTGGCTGTGGAGTTAATATTGCCAGTCGTATAGCCACAGATTTTAAGTTTGACGAGACAAAAAAGAGAGAATGTACAACTAGAGATTATAACAAAAAGCTTAGAGCTTGTGAAGAAAGACAGAATTTAAAGGAGGAAGCAGATAATGCTTAGATATGAAATTGTTGCTAATGTTGGTATTAGCGTAGACTTACATAATAATTACACAGTGGTTGCTTTAGCAAAATGGAATAAAGAGAAAGAATCTTATTTAGCCACTTTCTACATTAAACAGACAGATATTGACCATTTAGATCTTATGGATGATCAGATTGAAATAGAGTTTTCTTCTGAGATAAAAACAATCAAGAATGATTTAGTGAAATATATTGAAATGCTTATAGAAAGAGAAATTGTTCAGAGATATGTAGACAGATATAAGTATGAACTTGATTGTATTGATAGAGGAACTGCTATGTTTGAGTTAGAGAGAAATGTTAAGTAAATCAGATTATAGATATTTTAAAAAAGCTAAAATGGCTGCTACCATCTCGGATTATAAAAAAACACATATAGGGTGCATAGCCGTTTACCAAGGAAATGTAATAGGAATTGGTTGTAATACAATTAAAACGCATCCTATTCAAAAATATTATAACAGATATAGAAATTCATGGAATAAGAATGGTATTAAACCGACTTTACATGCTGAAATCAATTGTCTTAATTCTATCCGTCATCTGGATATAAATTTCCAAAAAGTAAAATTATATATTTTTAGAACGAGACTAGACAGAGAGTTTGGCATGTGTCGTCCATGTCCAAGTTGTATGGCAGCTATAAAAGATTTAGGGATAAAACATATTTACTATACAAGCAATGACGGATATTCCTATGAGTGTATAAAAAATTAAAAAGAAAGGTTATTTGTATGTGCAACATTTGTGGCAATAATCCTTGTCTTATAAGATGTCCAAACTTTCATCAGAAATATAATTACTTATGCTGCTATTGTGGTGGGGGTATTTTAAGGGGGCAAGATTATCTGAGAAATTCAGAAGGACAATATATACATAGAGACTGTATTCCATGTACTGATTATCTTATAGATTGGTTGGGATATCGTGTCGAAACAATGGACGAGGAGGATTATAAAGATGAGAATTATTGATAGACTGAGAATATTTTTTGATATTGATTACAGTTCAAATAAGGAATATTGGATTCCAATAGATGAAATTAAAATTAAGGAAGAATTTCTTTCTCATTCACCCAATTATTATAAATACAAGAAAAAAGAAAAGACATTTATTAAGTATGGTGAACTTGGGAAGATTGTAGTTGACAGAAATTATGAATTGATAGACGGATATTGTTCATATCTTATTTGCATGAAATATGACATAGGTAAGGTTCCTGTGTGGTTTGAATAATTGTAAATAGAAATTTCATTTGGAGAATATATAAGTGTAAATAAAAAAGGAGGATTCAAAGTGTATTGTTTTCAAAAGAAAGATGGAACAGTAAAGAAATATTACAAAGAAGCCATCGACTACATTCTGACTGCAACAGTTCAAAAACATGAAATAATGGTTGGAAGATCTGATGAAGTTGGAAAAATATATGAATGCTATACAACTAAAAGGAAAAGATTTTTAGAACCCAAACGAAATACAATTCAATCTAAAATCATTGACATATGTGCTGAATTTGGTTGTTATACAAATCCGTGGTATAGCGGTTATCAAGAAATTTCACTTGAATTGCATGGAGATAATGTGGAATTTATGCTAAATGAACTTAGAAAATATTAATAATAAACAAAAGGAGGATTTATGGCTGGTATTAGCGTACCTCAATATGAGATTTTTAAAATTGGAACAAATAAACTAAAGTATTCTAATTGGGATTTACATATTACCAAAGAAGAGGCTTTTAAATATCAGGAACTCATATCACTGTTTGAAGCTCAAGAGTTCCGCATAATGGCAAATAAGATTTTAGAAAAACCTATTTGGAGTATTGATTTTTCAAAGATATTTATGCAGGTAGTTGTTGATAAAAAATCTGATTTTGCAAGAGCGACTGGTAAAAAAGGTGTTACTATAAATGGTGTTAATTATAAGCGTTTTGTTGGAACTACTGGTGGATTAAAAAACAATACTCTTCTCTTCTGCAATTCACAATACATTGACAAATTAAATGAATTATGTGAATGTAAGAGAAATCCAGATACTAAATTAGTTCCTGCAAAATACGAAGCTTACAAAGCATTAACATGTTCTGCATCACAACCAATTTGTGATCCACATGGAATTTTGGTCGTAAAAGATTGTATTACACAATATTTTGCAGATGTTATATCACTCGATGACGGTGGCGATTCAAAAGAACCTACAAGAGAAATTATTAAAAATAAACCTCTTGAAAACAATGTATCTGATGGTTTTAATCTTTGTACCATACAATATATGCAGCGAGTAGCTGAATCTTTAGGTCTTGATTATATTCCTGGCGGTGTGTGCTTGAGAAACGCATGGCTCAAAGGAATGCTCTATCCGTTCCCTATTTATGAGTTCATTGAAAAATACAATAATGGTAATTATATGATTGAAGATATTTGGGGAAATATGCAAGATATTCGTCAATGTGAAATGATTGTCACAGAGTCTTCTCTTAAATTATGGGGAGCGTATGATAATATTGAGCAATATGTGAATGCATATAAGGAATGTGGATACGGATTTTCTGTAACAAAAATTTCACCGCATGTTCTTGAAGAACAGAGGGAATTGAATTACCAATATCTTCAGTCTTATGAATTTACAGACGAAGATGTTGAGGAATTGTGCGCACCAACAATCAACTATTTAAAAGATGCTATGTGTGGCGACTACTCTTCTACTGTTAAATTTCTTGGTATTAATGAAAATACTGACGTAAATTCGTGGCAACGTGCTTTATATACAAGCGAATATATGTTGGGAGATCCATATATAATCGACTCTGTACATAGATATATCAAGAAAAAAATGAATGATGCGAAGATTGGCAAATTATTTGTAAATGGTAATTATCAGATTGCAAGTGGCGATCCATTTGCTCTTATGCAATCTCTTTGTGGGTTGGAAGTTACAGGTTTATTAAAAGCAAATGAATGTTATTCAAAATTTTGGATTGATAAAAATGAAGATGAAATTGTACTCTTTAGAAGTCCAATGACAAGTCATAATAATATTCGAATGTGTAATATCAATAATTCGGATGAATGTCAGTACTGGTATCAATATATGAATACTATCATGATTATAAACGGTTGGGATTCATTTTGTATGGCTGAGAATGGGGAAGATTGGGACTCGGATCTGAACTTTTCTACTAATAATCCTGTTATGAAAAGACGTTATAGATACTTACCTGCTATCGAATGTGTCCAGCGAAATGCAGAAAAAATTGTTGTTACTGAAGCTGCTGTTAAAAAGACAAATAAAGCAGGTATGGGAAATCAAGTTGGAACAATCACTAATTATGTCACATCTATGATGGAAGTTCAATCTCATTTCGAGAAAAATTCACCTGAATATAAAGAATTAGAATATAGAATAGAATGTGGTCAGCTCTATCAGCAAAATGAGTTAGACAAAATTAAGGGAATTATTGCAAAACCAATGGAAAGTAGTTGGTACAATTTAGGTGCTTGCGGAGAGAATAAATATTTGCAATCGCTTTGTGCATATAGAAAGCCATACTTTATGATTTATGTTTATGATGAGATAAAAAGACAGTACAAGCAATACATTAAAGAAAGTAATGCTAAATGCTATGCTATCTATAAATGTTCTATTGAGGATTTGTATAATAAAGATACCCTTACAAAAGAACAAAAAGATTTTCTATTTTGGTACGAAAGAAAAATGCCAGTTGGTACAGGGAATTGTTCTATGAATCAGATTTGTAAATATGTTGAAAGTCAGTTAGATGGCTATAAATCGCAATTACATAAGGACTCTTCATTTGATTATAATACATTGAAGGTTAAAAGACGTTGCACAGAAGAACACAGACAAGCTCTGCGAGAACTTGAACAATACTACTGTGAATGTATTAAGGAATATAAAAAGAAGCAGGGAAAAGAAAAAGGAATACAACTAAATAGAACTGATATTTTTGATAAGCAAGACGAATTTGACAAATATTATCAACGTGCAAGTATGGTTGAAATGTTTAAGAAGAAAGCCGAAGAAATATGTCCAAATAATGATGAACGTATGAATATCATTCTTGATATGACTTATGGATATAAAGGTAATAGACAGTTTTGTTGGGATTGTATTGGAGAACTAATTATTAAGCGTTTAGAAGAAATGGAGGAAGAAGTTGTATATACTGAATGAAAAAGAATATATTAGAGAGATATTAGCGTCTGGTAATAAACCAGACAATATCTCGAATGGATATCTGATAACATTGATTGCTAAGTATTATTTTGATAGAGGTAAAGATCCAAATATTCTAATTGATACAGTCAAGACCAAGATGCTTGAATTTAACATTGAAGGATATCAGGAATATAGATATGCTAATAAAATCAAAAAAACATGTATTGATTTATATGATTCGGAATCAAAAAATCTATTTAGAGAACTTAAGTATGTTCCTATCTATGAAAAAGAATTTAAAGTCGTGGAATCTCTTCCAAATGATCGCCAAAAGAAATTTATGTTTACATTATTTGCTATTGCAAGATATATGAATAGTGAAGGATGGATAAATAAAAAAGATTCAAAAGGTCTTTCAGAAGTATTTAAACTTGCCAATGTTACTCTCTCATCTGATAAAAAGAAAGAATTGTTGCATGAGTTATATAGTAATGGTTATATTCATTTCGGGAAAAAGGTGAATAATCTTAATATTAAAATAGATTTAGGAGACACTGATGATAATATTGCTTATAAAGTAACTCAATTTGAAAATATTGGTAATCAGTACATAGGGAATTTTAAAAAGGGTTATAAGCAGTGTTCCAATCCTGGTTGTGGAAGAAAAATTAGAATTACAGGCACAAATGATAAATATTGTAAATATTGTGCAAGAGAAAAGCGATTGGAAACTAAAAGAAATTGGTGGAATAAACAGTAGAAACTGCTTTTACTAGACTTTTTACAATTTGTTAAAACCCTTGATTTGTAAGGCTTTTTGGCACATTTTTACAAAAAATTCGATTTTCTTAAATGTAGATATAGTGAAATATTTACAAAAAATATGATACAAAAACGATTGTCATGGAAGAAACAAACCGGCAATCTTTGTATGTCTGCTTTGCTACTCTTTTGAGTGGCATCGCAGATTTAGGATGAAATCAGCTTTTCTTAATATCCTGCCCTATGGGGGCATTACATAATATTAAAAGTTTATCTTGTAAATTAACCTCTCTTTCTTATATCGGTGGTTACACTATTTAAAAAATGGTGTAATCACTGATACTCTTCCCATATAGTTCAATGGTAGAGCAACGGACTGTTAATCCGTAGGTTACAGGTTCGAATCCTGTTGTGGGAGTTATCCTATTTTTATAGGACTGGTCGGTTTCGGATCAGAGAATATTAAATTCTAAAATAAGCATGGTGACATGTATAAAGTGGTTCTTATCGCATTATAAGGCTGCGACTGTAGTGATATAGTTTGACGGAAAACACAGATAATCTATACCAAGTCTAAGGTCAGAGGGCAACTGCTAATGACTATTTATGAATCTTTGTAGATTTGATAGCTCTGATAAGCTTGATAATTCTTAGATAAGTCGATTTGGTAGGCGTAATGAGAAATGCGCTGTATTAACATGGAAACATGGGTATGATTACTGTCTTATTGGTGCGATTTCCGCAAGAAAAAGTGCTGATATTGATTGTTGCAACGTTTCTTAATGCGAAAGCAAGGAACAGAACAATGAAGCAAGTCGATAGCAAGACGAACAGAATGGTGATGATTGGGCTGTACTCAAAAGGTACAGATGGTCAAATGTACACCTCATCGTTCATATTATGCAAAAAAAATTACAACATACTTTTGAAAAAGAAAATATAATGCATATTTATATTAAAGGTAAATTGATATTTAAAGATAAAGCAAAAGTGTGTGCGACCGCAAAGAGAAAAACAACTTATTCACCTGTAATATGGTGACATATAGCACTCGCAAGGTGTTATATGAGAAAGTACAAGTATGTACAACTCTAATAGGCTGCAACCTATGAATCTCGCAAGGAAGAATGTGCAGAAAGAAAATCTATAATACTTTGTGGTAAGAGTTTGCCGATTATGTCAAAATCGGTGTTGTTGCTAACTACAAGTTAATCGCTTGTGTGATAAACTGTGTCCAACCACAGTAGATGTTAGTGTATTGAGTCAAATATCTCAGCTCATATTAATTGAATATTCTTATACCTCCGTGTAAGAATATTATTCTGGTTTAGTTCAGTTGGTAGAACGCTTGCCTTGTAAGCAAGATGTCGGGAGTTCGAGTCTCTCAATCAGAATTATTCTGCTATTGCAGAAAATATAAAGTAAAGGTCGTGAATAATATAATACTTATTACTCAGAGAGAATCTGTAGAGTTACAGAAGTTAGGTTATAAGTTTGGTAATGAAGAATTTTTACATAAAAGCAAAAGTTCCCATCCAAAATATTACCTCACCGAAGATAAGAAAGCTCTAAAAGATTTATACAAGTTAAGAAAAAATTCAATCGTCAAATAGACGAAATATATGAGGAAGGTGGTGTCTAAGCCATCGGAAAGAAAAAATTAAAAAATGATGGAATCTTATTTTGTGGTAACAATGCAACAGATGTAACTGGTTCAATGACTCTAATTAAGTTTGGTGGAAAACAGATTTTATTAGAGTGTGGTCTTTATCAAGACAATTCTTATCTTGAAGCATATAAAGTCAATTCTGAAAAATTCAAATTTGATCCAACTGAAATAGATTATGTATTCATTGGACATACCCATATTGACCACATCGGTCTTTTACCTCGACTTGTTAAGGAAGGTTTTGCAGGAAAAATCATTCTTACATATGCCACTTCTGTAATGGCAAAATATCTTTTATTAAATTGTGCTTTTATTGTAACTGATGAAGCGAGAGTATTATCTAAAAGATATGGACGAGAATATGAACCATTGTATTCAGAAGATGATGTATGGAATACTATGAAGTTGTTTCAAGTGTATGATAAATATGATTTCTTGTACAAAATTGATAACGTAATTGCATTCCAATGGCTAAAGAACTCTCATTGTGTTGGAGCTGCACAGTTACAGTTAATACTTGATGATGGTCTAAAAAAAAGAAAAATTCTTTATACTTCAGATATTGGTGCGTTAGAAACAAAGAATCATTATGTTGAGAATACGGAAATCCCACAGTTTTATAATGATATAACTATTATGGAATCAACTTATGGAATCAATACAAGAGTATCAAAGAAAACTCGTGAATTTGATGTAGAACATTTAAGAGTTGCGATTGATACTGTATTAGAGAGACAGGGTACTCTCGTGCTTCCAGCATTTTCATTTGCAAGATCACAAGAATTACTGACAACCTTATATCTGTTGTTTGGTGAAGACGAAGCGTTTACTATACCTATTGTAGTTGACTCTATGCTTACATGTGATATTTGCGATGCATATGGAAATGTATTATCATATGATGATTATGAACTATGGAATAAGGTTTATAATTGGAAAAATGTAAAATATATTAGAGAGAAAATAGACTCTCAAGCATGTGTATTAGACAATATACCAAAAATCGTGATTTCTTCATCAGGCTTTTGTACAAATGGCAGAATTCTATCTTATTTAACACAATATCTTAAAGATATTAATTCAATGATTATTTTCTCAGGGTTTGTTGGAGATAACGACTCCTATCTTAGTTACCGCATAAAAAATGGTAAAATCCACAAAACAATCAATATTAACAAGAAACCAGTCCCTAATCGAGCTGATTGCATAACAATGAGTACATTTTCATCTCATGCCAATTTTAATGATTTATTGACATATGGTGGAAATCTGAATACAAATCTCCTTGTATTGGTACACGGATCTATTGAAGCGAAGAATTGTTTAAAAGAACATTTAAAAGAAGAAATTTCAAAAAATAATAAGACTTATAAAGTCAAATGCTCTGAGAAGGGCATGATTATTCCCTTATAGGAAAATATTACGAAATTATGGAGGCTTAATGCCTATGAATAAAGATTATTTACAGTTAGAATTCGATAATTTAGGAAGTGAAGCAAATTATAAACTTGCAGATCCTACTCTTGTTGATTATTACAAGCGATTAAATAATCGTGAAATTCTTATAAACCAAGATATTGATGACGGAATTGTAGAATGGACTCAGGAAATAGTTGAATGGAATCGTGAAGATGCGATTAAAGAAACATCTATTGCAGACAGGAAGCCAATTAAAATTTGGATTAATAGTAATGGTGGCTCTCTCAATGCAATAAATGAGCTTATTAATATCTGCAATCTTTCTAAAACACCAGTATATGCTATTGGTATGGCAAAGTGTTACTCTGCTGGGGGGCTTTTACTTATGGGTATTCCAAAGGGTAATAGATATATTCTGTCATCTACTGAAGCACTTATTCATGATGGTTCTACAGGTAGTTATGGAGATACTGGTAAAGTGCTTGATGACTTAGAAAGAACCAAGAAAATTGAGGAAGATACAAAACAGTTTATTCTCAGTCATACAAAGATTTCTGAGAGTGAATATGATAAAAATTATCGTAAGAACTGGTGGTTAGACGCTAATGAGATTATCGAAAAAGGTGTAGCTGACTACATTATTACAGATATTGAAGAATTATTTTAAGGAGGGCACACTGCTCTCCTATTTTAGTTGATAAGGAGAAAAGGATGATAAAAATTAGTGAAACTGAGGAGAAGATTACAGCTCCTAAGAAAACAATTAAATTAGATAACATTTCCGTAAAGGATTTAAAGCTTGTAGATGCTGAAACAGGTGAGGATTTATCTCAGCAAGTAATTGATGCAATTCCATTCGACCAGATTGGATTCAAGATTACATTTGAACTTCCTGTAGAGGAAGATTCTGAAGAGTAAGGCGGTGAACGACATCGAAAAGAATGAATTTCTTAGAGAACAATTAGACTTACTCAAGAGAAAAAAGACAGACGAAAATTTAGAGTGGCAGGATGTTGCCGATTTTCGTTCTGAATATAATGGTGATTTAGAGCACAGAGATACAGTGCGTAAAGGCAGTAAATTATTATACGAGTATATTGATGCTGGATGGGTTAATGAACCAGTAGAAACCGAAGATAATGATAATGCTGAGTTAATTAAAATGCGTAAAGAAAAGATTAAGCTTTCCGATGCGAGGGTTGAATACAATCGACTTATCAGACAGGAAGCTCGTAAAGAGTCTTACACTGATATGGTGAAGCGTATTATTTGTGAGAATGTTGAGCCAATAAATATTCCAGTACATTATACTTTGTTTAATAGTTCGACTGATTTACTGTGCCATCTCACTGATATCCATTGCGGTATAGAGATACATAATTGGAAGAATGATTTTGATGAAAATGTTTTAAAGAAACGAATTGAAAAATTTACTTCTGATATTTTAGATATTCGTGGACAACACGGTTCTGAAAATTGTTATCTTGTAATTGGAGAAATTCTCAGCGGTATTATTCATAATAATCTTCGATTACAGAATAACATGGATCTTATGGAGCAATTCAAATATGTTTCAGAGTTAATTTCTGCTATGCTATTGAGAATGGCAAATCATTTTAATCATATCTATGTATATACAACACCTGGTAATCATTCTAGGATTTCCCCTAAAAAGGAAGAGGCTTTAGATGGCGAAAATATGGACATACTGTTACCTTTTTATTTAAAGGCAAGAATGCAGAATGTAAAAAATATCACTATTTGTGATAATACCATTGAGCCAGAAATTGCAATGTTTAATATTCGTGGCAACAATATATTTGCTGCTCATGGACATAAAGATTCACCAAGTAATGTTGTACAGAATTTTACAATGATGTTTGGAATTAAACCTCAAATTGTGTTACTTGGTCACAGACATACTAATGCTATGGAAACAGTATATGATGCAAAAGTAATTCAGTCAGGTTGCGTATCAGGTAGTGATAATTACGCTACTTCTATTAGAAAAACAAATAGACCAGAACAGACGGTTTCTGTTATTGGTGAAGATGGTTTAATTTGTTTATATGATATTCAACTTGATTAGTAAAAAATGCATTTATAATGCATAATTACATATTATGTAAATATTATGCATAATTTGGCTTACAAAGCTACTATCAGAGGGAGTGTACCTTATATGGACGCTACCCTCTTTTATTATTTTGGCAATTTTCAAAAATATTGCCAAAAATATAAAACAAAATAATCAAAAAGACAAAATAAAATTAATTGAGAAAAAGGAGATTTTTTTTATGGTAAAAAATGAAGTTATAAACGCAATTGCAGAAAGAATTGAAGGAGCTAAGAAAGGTGATATTGCTCTTATACTTGATACATACGCAGAGGTTATTACAGATACATTAAAGACTGATGCTACAGAATCTGTTCCTGTAGGTAAACTTGGTAAATTTAAGGTTAAGGATGTACCTGAGAGAACAGGCAAGATTATGTTAGGTGACAGAAAAGGTGAGGAATATATAACTCCTGCCCATCAGGAAATCACATTTAAGATGAATAAGTCAGCAAAGCAGCTTTAATTCTGAAGGGACGTGATTAAAATAAATACAGTAGTTGTAAAAGATATCTATGAATTAGCTGATATGGTTAATTCAATGTATCATAATGTAGTTTCTTATGATAATTTAAACAGTATAGCAATTGTTGCCAAGTATTATGAAGCAAAGACATTAATCGAAACTCTTATTGCTGAAAGAGGTTTTGAAATTTCAAGTATTAAAGAACTCGGCGATTCTAATGTCAATGGTTATACAGATGAATATATTATCACATTATTTGTTGATGAAATTGGTTGTGAGCCTGCAAAAGATAATAATGGATATAAGGATATATGCGGAGAAGCCGTTTATGTTCTTGAAAATTGCAATTCTAAGATAATGTCGCATGTTTATGGTGAGAATATATTTGAAGTGTATATTGATAATATCAAAGATACTGATGATGACTGCGATGAAGATTGTGAGAATTGTTGCTGTTGTGGTAATGATACTTATTATTTTGATGTAAAATCTGGAACTTATGAGATTAATGGTAAAAAGGTATCTAAGAAAGAATTGTTAGATTATTTAGGTGAGAAAATTGATGAAATGTCTGAATGGAATAAGAGCTTTTCTTCTATACTTTCTGAATATGAAGCAATTCATAATAGTATTAAAAGAATCTATAAACTTGATGTTTTGTTAAGATTTTAATTAGCAATATGTTGCGTATTAAAGCTTTATTTAGGCGTTAATTAGCAATATGTGGCTAGTTAATAATTAGAATCTTTGGAGTGTGTGGTGTATACTGCACACTCTTTTTATATGGGTGGATATGCCTAGAGGCGAGGGCAAGAGACTGTAAATCTCCCACATGAGAAACACCGTAGGTTCGACTCCTGCTCCACCCACTAGGTTAATCAGTCAGATTAATAAAGAGAATTACAAGCAATTACTTATCTCTACCTTCAATAGATTAATAAATTGGAGGTTTTTAAATTATGAGTAGATTTCAGAATATATCTGATGAAGATTTTATTAAAGTTGTAAAAGAAAATGTGAGTGTAAGAGACATACTTAGTGAACTAGGATATAGTAGATCAAGCGGATCTATGGGAAAGAAAGTAAGGGATAGAATAAAACAATTAGGAATAAATACAGACCATTTTTTAATACATCAATCTAAAATAAATTCTCGACCAACATATTCAATGGATGAAATTTTAATTGAGAATTCATTTTATGAAAATATTGATCGACTTAAAAAACGCTTAGTTTCAAATAATTTATTAAAATATGTTTGTGCAAAATGTGGTAATACTGGTGAATGGAATGGCAAGAAATTAGTATTGCAACTAGAGCATAGAAACGGAATACATAATGATCATAGATTATCAAATTTAGAATTTTTATGTCCAAATTGTCATTCTCAAACAAATACTTATTCAGGGAAAAATAAAGGAAAATATGAAAAACAAAAAGAAGCGATTTAGTCCACTACTATCTCGCTTCTTTTTATTTGAAAGGAAGTGAGATTATTGAATGGTAAAATAGCAGATAAATTAGATCCAGTTACAGATGAGGAATGGGCAGAGGTTAATGAGTTTAATAGAAATATGGTTGAAGATTACCTCAGTAATCAGACTCATCTTTCACCACATAGTTTACATGCTTATAGGTCTGCATTAAAGATATTCTTCGTATGGGTTAAAAATAACCTAAATAACAAAAACTGCATAGAAATTAGAAAGAAAGAATTTCTTCGCTATATGAACTTTCTTGCTAATCGTGGCTTATCAGAAGCTGCAATTAAATTCAAAAAGTCTTCTGTCAGTGCATTGAATAAATTCATCGAGAATTTCTATGATGAGGACTATCCTATGTTCCGTAATTATGTAACTGCTGAGATGCAAGTGCCAAAAACAGGTAAGGTTTTCGCAAAAGAACCATTAACGCCTGACGAAATGGACAATTTATGTTCTGTATTGGTTGAACGTGAAGAATGGCAAAAATTAGCTTATGTAAAGTTTACATATTCTACTGGATGCAGACATGCAGAGAGCTTACAGTTACTTAAAGAAGTTGTTAATTATGAGCCTAAAAGGAAAATTGTAACAATTGTTGATGAAGATGGTAAGGAGCAAGAAGTAGAATCTGTTTCTTATAAAACACATGAGATTCGCTGCAAGGGACATAGTGCCGTTGGTAAGGTTAGAAAATTGCAGTTTGGACAAGATGTAATGGACGTATTAAAGAAATGGCTTGAAGTGCGTGGAGATGATGATTGTCCTTATATGTTTGTCGTAAAAACAAAAGATGGTTCAAAGGTACGACAGATTGGATATAGTGCATTTAATGATTGGTGCATAAATGAATTTTCTGAAATTGTTGGGCGTAGAACGACTCCACATAACTTCCGAAGAAGTCGTGCGACCAATCTGGTATGTTATGACCATCGTGCATTAGAGACAGCACAGAAACTTTTGGGACATGAATCTTCAGAAACCACTCAGATGTATGTCATCCGTGAAGACACCGAAGATGCCGATGAAGCTTTCGTCTAACACTTCTTCTTATTCCAACACTTCTTCACATAACAACCAAGTTTAATAATTTTAACCCCTAGAATACCTATCCCTTTAATTATAATCTTAATAAGAAAAATAACTAAGAATACCTCTCCGCATACAAATGCATATTTGTAGACCACACCTTTATTATTAAATAAAGCTGCAATTATAAATGACATATAAATAATTAGCCCATCTACTCCACAGAAAAATATGAACTTATCGTCTTTAGATAAATACATAACACTCTGTATAAAATTAGGTTCAAGATATCCTAATCTTCTGCGTAGATATGAGTTTCTATCATATATGTTGTTTTTAAAATTATTGTAGTTATATTTATTGGGATTGTCTTTTAATATTATATATGATTTATGTGTGGATTTATCAATATATTTGATATTATAATCATTCATATAAGTTGATATATTGTTTATAACATCATCTAAATCTTCTTTATTATATTCTTTATTATTGTTTATAATTTTATACAAAGGATAATAGATTCTATTATATGCAATCTTCATATTATCTAAGGGAACATTTTTATTATAATTATATTTGGTCACAATAAAGGTAAATATACCTGTTATAAGTGTAGGAAGAATTATTTTTAATATTTCTATAAATGATTTCATATATAAAACCTCCGTTGTTTCTAAATAATATTTTTCTTGCACTCCATCTTCGTATGTGTTACAATACAATCCAAGAAAAGATAATAAAAAGTGCTACCCGTATAGCAAGCGGTTAGCCCAAGTTGACTATATATCTAAGATTAGAAAATAACCGTACTTTGGCGAGGGCGGTTATTTTCTTTTGTTATTGTTGTTAAACGCAAACGTAAGAATAGTAAAGATTACTATTGTATAAGCAAATAAATTAGCATATGTAACCATTACTGTTGCCCTCCTTTCGTATTAATTTCCTCGAAAGGGTATCTATGAATGAATGTGAGTTCAGTCTCACGAGAGAAGGACTAACCGCCTACCACTTTAGGTAGCACCTTAAAATTAACTATATCATATCTGACATTTTCTGTCAAAATATCCAAAAATAAGAGAATAATATAATATAAGCTGCTTACACTTTATAAGAGTAAGGGCGGTTTATCAATTCGTTGATAGATTTTTTACAAAAATTATTCTCAAACAGAGAGTATAAAAGTGAGCAACAGCCACTCGTAAGGCTGTATATAAAAGCACGAGATAAAAATATTGAGTTAGTTGCTACTCTAAAAACACCTCCGCTACTGCTCATTGGCGTTGCAAACTCGGAAGCGAATCAGAGTATAAAAGAAAGCTATGCGTTCACTGCTAAAATATAAGTGTGATAATACATATCTTGGCATTTGCTATTCATGTAGCATTGTAAGTCCTACTGCTGTATTTTGGTAGAGCCGACTATACAAAGACTCTAGTGCACACGAAACCTTAATGCAGTATATCTAAGCTTGTCCAAGCTACTGAATGGTCTGATAATTCTATAACGAATTCGTGCTTCTCTGCATTAATGAGAACCCTTAATTGACGGATAAGAGTCATTAAATCTTATCAATTGATTTTTACTCCGAAGACCGAAAATATATAGAGAATAATCAGTAAGCATGGATACCTTGTGTGTCTTAGGGTACTTAGTTTGTACCTGAATAATAACTGGATGTGTACAGTCCAATATCAGCTAGTTAGTGCTTTATGCTGATTCAGTGGGTGAGATGCCCACATTAGGTCTGTTCGTCTAGCGGTCTAGGACATCGCCCTTTCACGGCGGCAACAGGAGTCCGAATCTCCTACAGATCATTACGTAGCTGATACTTAAATGGACAGCGAGGCTATACATTTTTTGTATGGTAACAGGGAGTCACTTCATGAGGTGGCTCTTTTATTATATACGTCTTTAGTTTAATTGGTTAGAATATCAGACTCCAAATCTGAGAGATGTGGGTTCGACTCCTACAGGGCGTGTTAGCACTATGACAATAGTGCTCTTGAATATGTGGTTCAAATCCACACACCTTATATTTGAAAGAAATAAATGTACAGATTTTTTAGTAGTTTATTAGGTAAGGCGTTGGAATAAGCGAGATTCGATTCCTCTATTCAAGTTTGTGTGTAAATTGCACTTTCATTGGAAATTTAATATTGAAAATTATGAGAAGTCATTTCGTATGAAGTGGCTTCTTTTTATATTGTGATGGAATTTAAAAAGAGAATAAATATATAGCCAACTATGAGAGGATTGTTACTGTTTCGATTGCAGATGGTTGGAATTATGGCAGTAGACATAAGAACTGATCATTCTTGTGTATGTGGGTTTTACACCTAACCTCCCCACTTCTACTGCTATTTTTAGTTGTTGTTTGAGGTTAGGACGAAAGGTTATAGGTGAATAAATGAACAATGAAACAAAAGATATTGACAAACCAAAATTTTCAGGAATTTATTGTATTAAAAATAAAGTAACCGATATGGTTTATATCGGATTAAGTAAAAACATACATAACAGATGGATTGAACATAAGTATCGTCTTAATACACATATTCATCCAAATGCAAAATTACAAAATGCATGGGATAAATATGGAGAGGATAATTTTGAATTTATAGTATTAGAAAAATGTGATTATGATGTTATTTATGAAAGAGAAAAATATTGGATAAAAGAATATAAATCTTCTGAAAGAGAATTTGGATATAATTTATCAACTGGTGGTGAAAATACATCAGAAGGTAGTACATGGACAAATACACAAAAGGAAAATGCCTCAAAATTGAGAAATCCTGATGAAATTATACAAATAGATATATATGGGAACATTATAAAAAGCTGGAGAAGTATAAGTCATGCAAGTAGAACTTTGGGATTATCAAATGCAATAATTAAAAAATGTTGTGAGCATAAGGGAAGTCATTGTGGAAATTATTTGTGGTTTTATTCTAACGATCCTCTTATTCATGATAAAGAATATATTAAAAATCATGTTATGAAAAATTCACGATATTTTGACATACCAATAATACAGTATGATTTATATGGGAATTATATACAAAAATTTTCATCTTTTAAGGATATACAAAATAAACTAAATTTTGATAGTGTAGCAGAAATTAGACAATGTTGTAGACATAATTACAATTGTTCCAGAGGGTATATTTGGTTATTCGAACTTGATGATTTTCAATTCACGAATGAGTATTTGTTAAAATGTAGGTTGTTATCTGAAACATACGAATTAGAACAATACGATTTAAATGCAAATTATATATGTACATACAATAAACATAATCTTCCAAAAGAATATTCTTTAGGGACTGTAATAGCAAATTGCAAAAATATATGTAACTCTGCTTATGGATATATTTGGAAGTTTCGTGGAGATGAAAATAAAATAATAACAGAGGACTATATTATAAAAAATAATATATTTGGCAAATCTAAAAATGTTTATGCATACAGTGAAGATAAAGTTCTCATAAGGAAATATAATTCTATGGCAGAAGCTGTGGCAGATGGCTATACTGCTTCTTATATCAGAGATTGTTGTAATGGGAAAATAAAATTGTATAAAAATTTATTTTGGAGTTATAGAGAAGTGTGTTAATCATTCTACACTTCTCTTTTTAATTGATAAAAAAGGAAAGGAAGTGATTACTATCGCTAATTTAAAACAAGCAAAAACAGATGATGATATTAAACGTCTTAGTGTAAATTCGGTAAAAACAGCTTACCATGAATTAGCTTTAGACTATAATCATCTTCTTGATTTAGATTATATATATTGTCCATATTGTGGAAAGTGGAAATCAACTAAAGGAAATAGTAATTTTTATAAATCCAAGAAAAGTAAAAGTGGTTTTGAACACTTTGCGTGTAAGTCGTGTTTGTTAGATTTATGTACAGATGTAGATCCTAAAACTGGAATTAGAACAGACAATAGAGAAAAAACAATTAACACTTTTAGACAGCTTGATTGGAAATTTAGCGAAAGTGATTATAACGCACAACTACAAGCTATTAATGAAGGTGTTGGTGAAAAAGTTCGTGGAACGGCTGTTCAAAATCTTATTGTAATGGTAGCTTCTCTTCCACAGTACAATAACACTTCCTATAAAGATTCTGAATTTTCTATTGATGATATAGATAATAATCCAGAAACAAATACGAAAATCGTTCAAAAAACTCTTAAGTCTGCTAAGAAACGTTTTGGAAATAACTATAATAATGAAGAACTTATGTATCTTGAGACGGAATACCAAGACTGGACGACACGTTATCCCTGTGAAAATAAATCTCAGGAACTTTTATTTAAACGAGTGTGTTGTAAGGAACTTGAGATAGATAATGCTCAAAAAAACGGAAAAGATACAAAAGATTTAGATGCTACTTTACAGAATTTATTAGGAAGTTTAAATATCAAACCTAATCAGAAAACTGCATCTGAATTAACTGATAATCTTACATTTGGGCAGCTTATTGATAAATGGGAACAAGAAAAACCAATTCCAGAACCAGAAGGTGAATTTAAAGATCCTGATAAAATTGGACTCTTAATTGATGTATTCTTTAAGGGGCATCTTTCTAAAATGATGGGATTGAAAAATGCATTTTCTTCTACTTATGAGAAGTTCATTTCTAAATATACTGTCAAAAAGCCTGAGTATGATGAAGATACTGATTCAGAAGCATTGTTTGATAAAATCTTTGGTCAGAAAGCTGAAGAGGAGGTATAATTTATGCCTCAATTAAAAACTCAGACTGAGATAGAAAAAGATAAACAACAAAAGATAATGGAAACTGTTGCTTGGAGAGCAGGATATTATCGTAACAACCCACATAGGTATGTCATTGATGTACTGGGATTATCTCTTAAATGGTTTCAGCAAATTCTCTTGTGGTGCATGATGCATTACAATTTTGTTATGTATCTTGCAGCAAGAGGTCAAGGAAAAACCTATCTTACTGCTCTCTTCTGTTGTGTAAGGTGTATTTTATTTCCTGGTACAAAAATAGTTGTTAGTTCTGGAACTCTAAAACAGGCTAACGAGGTCTTGTTGAAAATACAAGATGATTTCATGAAACAATCTTCCATATTACGTTCTGAAATAGAAAAATGTAATATTGGTCAAAATGACGCTTCTATTTATTTCAAAAATGGTTCATGGATAAAAACAAGAACCAGTTCAGAAAATTCAAGATCAGCAAGAGCAAATTGCATAGTCGTGGATGAATTTCGTATGGTCGATGAAACAGTTATCAATACTGTATTGCGTAAATTCTTAACAAGTCCAAGACAGCCAAAATATTTACAAAAACCTGAATATGCTCATATGCAGGAAAGAAACAAAGAAATATATATGTCCAGTGCATATTTTAAAAGTTCATGGGCTTATAGAAAGGCACAAAGTTACACTCTTAATTTCTTTGATGATACAAAGAAATATTTCATATGCGGATTACCTTATCAAGTGTCAGTGCGTGAAGGATTGCTCTCTCGTTCTCAGCTTGAAGATGAAATGAGTGAAGCTGATTACAATGAACTTGTTCAGCAGATGGAAATGGAATGTCTGTGGTTTGGTGATACAGATGGTAGTTTGTTTAAATTTGATGAATTAACTGCTCGTAGAAGACTTCGCAAAGCATTTCCACCATTGAGTTTCTGCAATGACAAAATAACAATTCCGAAATTAACAACTACTGGTAAAAGAATACTATCTATTGACGTTGCTCTTATGCAATCTACGAAAAAGAAAAAGAATGATGCTTCTGCTATTTTTATCAACGACTTAATTCAAGTAAATGATACTGCTTATCAATCAAATTTCGTATATGGTGAAACTTTCGAAGGTTTGAAAACAGACGAATTAGGAATGATTGTTATGAAATATTTTTATGAGTATCAATGTACAGATTTAGTTTTAGATACAAACGGAATTGGGTTGGGGGTATATGATTTTATTACCAAGGATCAAATTTGTCAAGAAAACGGCAAAAGATATCAAGCAATGACTTGCATAAATGATAAAGATATGGCTGAACGATGCAAAGTTCGTGATGCTAATAAAGTTGTTTGGTCTGTAAAAGCTAATGCTAATTTCAACAATGAGATATGTGTGTTACTTAGAAATGGTATACAGAATGGAAAAATTAATTTCCTTATTCCTGAACAAGATGCGGATAGTTCATTAAAAGAAACATATAAAGGATACTTTAAAATGTCTCCAACAGAGCAAGCTAAATTGAAAATGTCATATATACAGACAACATTTGCAGTTTACGAATTGGTCAAATTGGATCATGAAGTTAAAAACGGAAATATCAAAGTCAAAGAAGTTGAAGGTATGAGGAAGGATAGATATTCATCTATTGCTTACTCTTACTGGTGTGCTTGTCAATTGGAATTAAAGTTGAAGCCTAAAACACAGGATACACAATCATTAGTCTCAAAGCTTACAATCCGTAAAGCAAAATACAATTAAGGAGGTGCATTATCAAATATGCCTAGACCTAAAAAAGTAGATGCAAATTCTAATGCACCTGCTAAAATAAATAATTCACAGAAGAAAACCACTTCTTCTACTCCAAAACAGCCAACCGCAAATGAAATGCGTGAATGGTATGAGAAAAATAAAAGTAAACTTGAACGTTATGAAGACGCAACAAGTGCAATTACGAGTCTTCGAGATATTCAGAAATCATCCAGATATACGTCAATCAGTAACTATTCAAAGGAAGATGTAAAATCATACATAAAGAATATCTCTTCTAATGAAAAGAATCTACGAAGCTTATCTCGTTATCTTTATTATCGTTCAGAAATCTATTATCGTCTTTGTAAATATTATGCAAATCAGATTGATCTTACAATTCGTAATATAGTTCCCCCATTTATAATCTCAGGCGAAAATAATGTGCAATCCACATTACAAAAGTATCAAGAAACAGTTGATATAGTTGACACTCTAGGATTGAATTATGAATTTCGTAAAGCTGCGTCTATCACTTTAAGAGAAGATGTATTTTATGGATGTGCTTATTATACAGAAGGACAAGGAATGTTTGTTCTTCCATTAGATCCAGATTATATGAAAATTGCAGGTATGTTTCCTGACGGTTCATTTGCAGGAGCTATGGATATGAGTTATTTCCGTAGTCATCAGGAACTTCTTGAATATTGGGGTGAACCATTCAATAGTATGTGGAATACATATCAGAGTACAAACGAAAAATATCAGTTAATCCCAGAAGAATACAATGTATGCATTAAATTTAGGTCTGAAGACTGGGAAACCATCGTTCCCGTGCTTACACCTATATTCTTATCATTGATTGACCTTATGGATGCTTCTGATTATCAAGCAGTTCAACAGGCAGCTAATATATATAAATTAGTATGGCTTGAAATGAAGACAATGGGTAATGATGTAGATGATTGGGCTGTGAATCCAGATATAATGATTCAGTATTTCAATCGTATGCTTGAAGAAGCATTACCACCATATATTTCCGCTGCTATTGTTCCTGGTGAATTACATGAGATAAGTTTCCCAGATGATGCAACAGGTGATGTTACAAAGGTTGAAAAAGCTACAAAAGAAATTCTCAATACGGCTGGTGGTGCTCAGATATTAAATCTAAACTCCGCTTCTAACTCTACTGCCTTTAAATATGGTGTACTTGCAGATTCTACATTTTCTATTTCAACTCTTATTCCACAGATCCAAGCTATTGTAAATCGACTTTTATCTAGTTGGATATCTGAACCCTGTAAAGTTAAATTCTTTGATGTCTCTATTTATCAGAAAGATGATTTTAGAAAATCAATCTTGGAATCATGCACTAATGGATTGCCAAACAAAATTCTTTATAACACATTGAATGGTGTGTCTGAAAAAGATACGTTATCTATGAACTTTTTGGAAGAAGACTGTTTGCAACTTAGTTCAAAATTCAAGCCACTATCTAGCACTTATACTCAGACAGGTAATGATAAAGGCGGTGGTCAAGAGAAGGATGATTCGGAACTTACAGATGCTGGACTTCGCACAAGAGACGAAAATTTAAATGATAAATAGGAGTTGATGGAATGAATCAAAAATTTATAATAACCCAAGATATCCCTACTGCTACTCTCCTATCTCAATTAGGATATCAACAGGTGCAAAATTCTAATGGTATTTATGTATTTTTGAATACTGATACTCTTCGGTTTTCAGAAAATATAGATATAAATAAATTAAAGTATACAAATATGCTTACATTTTAGTCGTCTTCCTTGGGCGACTTTTATTATGTCAGAAAGGAGGAAAAGACTAAGTAGATGCCAAAGGTTATTAAAAAGAAAATTTTAACTGAAGATGATTTACTAAAATTCTGTCAAGAGCAGAAATTTGCAAAATTCAGTTCTAAAGATACTGGCTATCAGTTGGCTTTAAAAGTGCCTACTACTTTTGAAATAGACGATACCGTAGACGAAAATCATCGTGGAATGATGCGTCTTAAATTCAGAATTTTTCATACAGGGCTTAACAGAAATAAGAGTTATGTATCAAAGGATGCTGCTGAGAAAGCAATGAATACTATTGCTGACAGACCTGTATTGGCTGCAATCCATCAGCTTGACGATGGCAGTTGGGATTTCGAAGGTCATGAGATGGAAATTGTTAAAGACGAAAAAGGTAAAGAAGAACTGAAATATATTGAATCTCAAGTTGGTTCTTTCTCATCTGAACCTGCATTTTGGGAACATGATGATAACTTAGATAAAGATTATGTATGTGCTTATGCTTATATAAGTGAAGAATACACAAAGGCTTGTGAAATTATTCGTGCAAAACAAGGTTCAAAAAATAGTTGCGAGCTTTTCATTGATGAACTCTCTTACAACGCCAAGGAGAGATATCTTGAATTAAATGATTTCTATGTAAACGCTTCGACTTTGTTGGGAAGTCATGATGATGGTACAGAAATTCAGGAAGGTATGGAAGGTTCTCGTGCTGATATTGCTGATTTCAGTGTAAATAACAATTCAGTTAAATTTGACAAAAATGAAAAATTGATTGAACTCTTAGAAAATCTTAATAAGACACTTTCTAATTTCAATAAAGAACAGACTCCTGTTCAAACACAATCAAAGGAAGGAGGAACAAATAACAAAATGACAAAATTTGAAGAGTTACTTGCCAAATATGATAAGACTGCTGAAGATGTAACATTCGACTATACAGAAATGTCAGATGAGGAACTTGAAGCAAAATTCGCTGAGATGTTCGATGATGACAATTCAGAAGGAGATAATTCAGGTAACGGAGAATCTGGTGAGCCTTCCAATGATGGAGAAGGTAATGGCGAAGGAGCTTCTGATCCAGATGGGAATGAAGGTGAAAGTCAGACTTTTGAAAAGATTGTTCGTACATATGAGATTTCTCATGAAGATACAAGATATGCACTCTATAATCTGTTAGCACCATATGAAGAGTCAGATAATGATTATTACTATATCTCAAATGTATTTGATTCTTATTTTGTATACGAGGGTTGGTGTACTGACAAAATTTACCGACAGAACTATACAAAAGATGGAGATAATGTTTCATTTGATGGTGAGCGTATAGAATTATTCCGTGAGCTTTTGACAGCAAGTGAGAAAGCTGAACTTGAATCCATGCGTTCTAATTACGCTGCCCTTAAGGAGTTTAAAGAGACAGCAGAAAAGAATGAACTTCATGCACAAAAAGAAGCTATTATCAATGCTGATAACTATTCTGTTCTTACAGAGAAAGATTCAGAAGGAAATTATGTAAATACTGATTTTGCTGAATTAGTAAAGACTATGGATAATTATTCCGTAGAAGACTTTGAAACAAAAGTAAAGGTTATGCATTCAGATTATATGTCTGCACATGCGAACTTCTCTTCTGTTGACACAAAGAAAAACACAAATTCGGTTAAGATACTTACAAATATGAATAAGAAATCAAAGCCTAAGAAAAACTACGGCAACTTATTTGATTAAAAAACTAAATATAACTTCATTTCATATAGAACGCTTTATGCGTTCTTTTTTATTGCAAAAAAACAAAATTTAAGGAGGAAAACATAATGGCTATTAAATATGCTGCTACAAAATTTCCACAGATGGAAATTGGTAATTTACTTGCTCAGGATTATGGCGAGCACATTTTATCTGTAAAGATTACAGAAGATACACCTAATGGATATCATTTCAAACCAGGTAAGATGACTTCTCTTGATAATTGGGAGATGGAAGCTGCAACTGAAATTGATGCTTATATCGCAATGAAAGATGCGTCAGGAAGATACCTTGTTGTAATTAGAGAGCCAAAGGGAGTTGGCGTTATCTATCAGAAACCTCTCAACAATGTCGAGAGTCCTCGTTCACTCGCACTTGCTTCTAATTTCTATAACGATCCAGCAGACGGTGCAGTTCGTGGATACATGCTTCATTCACAGGATCGTTATTGGCTTACAGAAGATAATTTTGATGGCTCACCTACAGTTGGAGCTGAAATCACAACGATTTCTAGTGGAAAATTAAAAATTGGTGCGTAATAGAAAGGAGGATATAGAATAATGATGAGATTTAGTACAGAACATTTAAGAAAAGTTTTTGAAGATGCTGATAAGTATGAAAATTTTAAGAAGCTTACATATAACTTAAATCACGGAATTGATATTTATGAGTACGATGATGACGGAAACCAGAGAAAGGTTTCTAAACATGAAGCAAATAAGGCAATCCGTAAAATTATTATGGAGGTATGCGACCTTACTGAAGAGGATCTTAGATCCAATAAGAGACGTGAAAGAGCCTTAGAGCTTCATCACACAGAAGTATATGAGTTACTTGAGTCTGATATTGATTTTAAGGTAGATACAGCATTCAAGGAATCTGAGTGGTTTAATGATTTTGTAGATATGAGAAATGTTAAACTTGGCGACGAGGAAGAGTTTTGGTCAAGAGAAAAGGTTATGCTTGCTGTTGCTGAAATTAGTGGTGACCACCATGATCTGACTTTACAGTACTTAAATGAAGGTACAGCACACAAGATTCATACTAAGAAGTATGGTGTAAAGATTGGTAAGGATATTGATCTTATTTTACTTGGACGTATTGATTTTACTGAGTTGACAGATAAGATTGCAGAAGCGTTTGTATATAAAGTTCAGGAACTTTGCTATACAGGAATTTATGGTGCTGCAACTAAGTTACCTAACAACTCTCAGTTTGTAAAAACAGGTGCTTTATCTGCTTCTACTAAGGACAAGTTTGATACACTTCTTGAGGATGTTGGAACTGCTAATAGTGCAGAAGTTGTTATTATGGGTACAAAGACTGCATTGAAGAAACTTAATGGTCTTACAGAAGTTGATTGGAGAAGTTTGTCTCAGAAAGAGGATGTTGCAAAGACTGGTCGCCTCGGTACATACGAAGGAACAGAACTTATTGAGATTCCTCAGAGATTTGCTTTCAATGATGTAACAAAGAGACTTATTGACGATAAGAGACTTCTTATCTTTGCAAAGAATCAGGAACAGTTCGTGTGGTTTACAGATAAGGGTGAAACTCAGATTTATGAGTCTGGTACTCAGAAGGGTGAACACGCTGATGACTTCCAGAAATATGAAGTTCAGAGAGAAATGGGTGTTGAGGTAGTATTACCACAGTACTTTGGTCAGTGGACTCTTGAATAGTAAATAAGGTTGAGTGGTTAGTTTATCTAGCCACTCTTTTTTATATTGGATAGAAAGGAAAAATAAATGGCATATACAAAAAAGACCACCACAAAAGCAATAGAAAATACTAATACTGATGTGGCTGAAAAGAAATCAGAAAAAAAGAAGTTTGAGCCAACAGAAATGATTCCATGTGTGTCTCTTACCGCAGGAGAATTATTTTATGTTGGACTTAAATCAGATACTTTATATACATTTGCAGATATTGATGACGTTCAGGAAATTGAATTTAGAGATTTGGATTATGCAGCAAGGAAGGGTGACAAGATGATGTTTAAACCTCGTTTTGTTGTACAGGATGCAGATTTTATCGCATTACATCCAGAACTTGATGATTTATATTCTACTCTTCACTCGACAAATGATTTAAGAGATATTTTAAAGATGACTCCTTCGCAAATGGAAAAAGCAATCTATTCTCTTCCAATTGGAGCACAGGAAGCATTAAAAACTATTGCAACAAGTATGGTTGATGACGGAACACTTGATTCTGTTAAGAGAATTCAGACGCTTGATTCTATTTTTGGAACAGAGTTACTTTTAAAATTGAATATGTAGTAAAGGAGGCTCACAATGACGCTTCCATATGAAACAATTTTTTCACGAACAAGAGGACGTATTTCAGATATGAAAGAACTTTCTCTTGACGAAAACGATCTTAATGAAACATGGACTGAACGCTTACACATGGTTGCAGGTGATGAACGAGTTATTAGGAAATTCGCTTCATTTAATATGGATGACGGAATGGAACAGATTGAATTTGAGATGCAATATCCTGTTAGCGATTTTGCAGATAAGGAATATGTTATAGGATTGTTCACTCTTGGAATGACAATAGAATGGTTAACACCACAGGTTGACTCTGCAAAATTTACTGCTAGAGCTTTAGGAACAAAAGAAGAAAAAAACATGCAGAATCCATATAAAGATATGCAAAGTAGATTGGATACATTACAGCATGAATTCAGTAGAAAACTTGCAAGTCATGGATATATTAATAACTCATATGTGCGAGGTGAATAACTATGGAATACATATATGGTTCGTTCACTAAAAGGCAAATTAAAGAAGCTGCACATGCAATGCACAACGATGTCCATAAGTTATTACTTTATAAGGATAATCGAATAAAAGAAAAAATATTTGAGAACGATGAAGCTTTTCTTATATTTTTTCAGAATGTCATGTTTAAATTTAGTGGAACAAAGACTCTGTTTAATAATAATGGAATTATGGTCACATTAATGGCTACTTTGCAAGCTGCTTATGACGAAGTTACATCCGATGAGTTTGATTACATGACATTTCGTAGGGCTATTTTAGATAGTCACAATTATATTAAGCAGATGTTTGAAGGAGGTATTGGTGATGCCAAGCTTACAGACAGCACGGCGAATCGCTAACGCCAAAACAAATAATGCGAAAACTTTAGGTCAGATTTATAAAGAAGAATCTGATTTTTTGATGGAAGAAACTTGGGATAACAGTATCACTTCCAAGACTTGTTATATCTATGATCATTTTCATGATGATTTTTTCACAGATGAACATGGAATTACACGTTCTCTTGCTGAAGGTATGACTTATGAAAATACCAATAAGACAAAAATAGATGCAAAGTTTATTATCAAATCTTATCAGTCAATGGATAAAGATCAAGTGGAATACTATATTATGTTTCGTCCAAGTCAGCCTGTAAGATTCAATGAAGGTGATGACCTTTATTATTATGAGACTGATTTTAGGAAACGCTATGGGGCAACATTTCCGATAGGACTTTTTGTGGACGTTCCAGATGATAGAGGAATTTATCATAAGTGGATTATTTGTCGTGATGAACCTGCAAATCAGTTTCCAAAGTATCTGATTTTACCAGTAAATTACGAACTTACATGGATTGAAAAATCTAATGATAAGCGCATCAAGAGACGTATGTGGTGTTGTTTAAGACAACAGAATTCCTACACTATAGGCACTTACACCGACCGATATTTTACACATACTGATAATCAGGATAAGATATGGTTGCCAATGAACTCTATTACAGAGAAATTTTGGTATACTTCTGAAGATTCTAAAAATATGCGTGTTGTAGTAAGTGCTTTAACAGAACACCCTACAGTATGGACAGTGACCAAGGTTGAAAATTCAATGCCATTTGGTATTCAAAAGCTTACTATATATACAGCATTTTGGAATGAGCATACTGATTATGTCAATATTGAAACAGGTGAAATGTATGCGAACTATTTCGATTCAGAAATCGCTCCAACAGATCCATCTACTCCAACTACTCCCCCATCTTCTATCACAGCAAAAATTTCAGCATCCACTTCAACTATTAAAGTTGGTGGCTCTTATAAAAATCTTACAGTAAATCTATTTAATGATTCCAATGAAGATATTACAACTAAATATACTGATGCGACCTTTACATGGGTTTGTTCTATTGACGATGAAGATTGGACTGATAAAGTTACATGGCGAGCTGGTACAGAGTACAACCAAAAGAAAGTAAAGTTTCCTAGCGATACTTCTGTTATCGGCAAAATATTGTCTGTTATGTGTGAAGTTGTTAAGGAAAATTTGCCGATTGAATCTGAAATTTTGCTGTTAGAATTAACTGAGTAGGAGGTGTTTTATGGCAGAAAAATTAGTTACAAAGAATGATTTGTTGAATAAGCTTCGTGCATATAACAACACTCCTGATGATGAAAATATTTTATATAAAAAAAAGATAGAAAAGGCTTTATTATCAAATCCTTGTTTACTTTATGCACTCAATGAAAAAACGTTAGAGTCTGAACTTTTTGATGATGATGGTAATATCAATTGGGAATGGAATGAAGAAAAGAAGGAATACGAGCCTCTTGGAGAATGGGATAGATATTTTTCAGATACAGCAGGCGATGGAAATATACTTCCGTATTTATTTATTCCAGACACTCAGACAAAAGTACGAAATTATCTTTGTTATCAAGTAAGTTTTCAAGACACAGTTAGATATCAACCTGGGTTAAAAGATACATTAGTTACATTTACTATCTTTGTACATGGCAACGATAGAATGGATAAATTAACAGGTATTCCAAGGCATGATTTAATTGCTTCTATTATAAGAGAACGATTTGCATGGTCTAATATCTTTGGAATGCAAACATATCTCATATCTAATCGTGAGTCCACAACAGATAATAATTATCTTGTACGTACTCTTGTGTTCCAACTTACAGATTTAAATAGTAAGGTTCAGACACCTTATGGTGGACAATCACAGATGATGAACTATCAGTTAAGGCGGTGATATTATGGCACAGCAAGATACTGATATGTTAGACGGGCTTCAAGCTGCTATCATAGCCGAAGCCCAAAAGAAAAAAGAGAATATACAAGAATATAAATTTGATCCACTTAAAATGTATTTTAAAGAAGATTACTTTGTTAAGGGTATTCGCATTGTGCAACCGACTATAGGCAATATTCTCAATATCGGTGAGTCAAAATTTTATTCTGGTCTTTCGCCTTTTCTGTACAATTCTACTTCTATTCGTGTAATGTTATGGGATTTACCTCAACGAATAGATTGGTGTAAAGTAAAAGATATCGAAGTGTTTGGAATGTTAAAAAGCACAACAGATACTGATAATTCTGCAATTCAATTATTATTTCCAGATTATAGAATTGAACATATGCAGTTAATGCAGTTTCAAGAAAAAGATTCTGACAAACCTCAGTTATGCTTATATGATTCTGAAAATAATTTTATTTTAAAAGAATCTGAATATATGGAAATAGCAGAATATATTAGAACTCTGCTTAATATACACCCAAAAATAGAAAAAGCAAAAGGTAAAACAACAAAACAATGGATGATAGATGAAGATAGAATGAATATGGCACAACAAGAAGTTAAAAACTCTTCTACTCTTTTACCTCTTATATCAGCGTGTATCAATCATCCTGGTTTTAAGTATAAATTACAGGAATTAAGAGATGTTGGGATTTATGAATTTATGGATTCTGTTCAAAGATTGCAGATATATGAATCTACCCATGCACTTATGAGTGGAATGTATAGCGGTTTTTGTGATGCATCTAAAATTTCAAAAGAACAATTTAATTTCATGCGTGAAATACATGAATAAGCAAGATTAGAGCGACTTGTATCGCTCTTTTTTAATACAAAAAAATAAAATTTAAGGAGGAATTTAGATTATGGCATTTAAGTTAGGTGACGTAATTATTGACCGTCTTCAGTTCGGTTATGGTGCTACAAAGACTAAAGCTCTTTATGCACTGACACAGTTGACAAATGCAACTATTGATATCACTGCTGATTCAACAGATATCAAAGATAAAGATGGTAACTTGATTTATAGAAAGTATTCAGGTAAGAGTGGTGAAGTTACTGCTACTAATGCATTCATGAACCTTTCTGTAATTGAAGCTATTTCTGCTCAGGATGCTGAGATTGCTTCTGATTCTAATACAATTGTTATGCCTATTTTTAAAATTGTAAAAGCAGGTGAAACACTTGATATTACAGATGCTGTTGAGGATTCATTTATTGTAAATGCACTTTCAGCGAATGGTTCACTTGGAAAGGCTTATACAAAAGGTTCTGCTGTTTCTGCGACAGAATTCAAAGTAGACACAGAAACAGATCACAAACTTACACCACCATCAGATCCAGAGGAAACACAGTATCTTATTAAGTTCAAGAAAAATGTTAAGAGTGGTGCTAAACTTACAATTTCTGGTGATAAATATCCAAAGGCACATGAGTTATACTTCAAGGCTCTTGCGGTTGATAAATGTGAAATTGGAAGCTATCGTGGTTGTATTATTCATATTTCATCATTCATGCCAAGTCCAGAAGTAAGTCTTGCACTTCAGGGTGGAGATTCACAGACAATGGATTATAAGGGTGCAATCCTTACAAATGCATGTTCTACATCTCAGGATATGGTTGAAATCTACTTTGTAGACGAAGAAGAGGAAGTCTAATCTTTATACAACCAAAACATATTTAGAAGAGTGGTCTTCCACTCTTCTATTATATTAAGGAGATGAATGAATGAGCAAGAATGATTTAAGAATGTGCTGCGTTTGTCATGAGGAGTATTCATTTTGCCCAGTTTGTAATCCAGAAGACAGATTAAAACCCACATGGCATTTTGCTTATTGTAGTGAAAATTGCAAAGACATTTACAATATTACTTCTTCATTTGAAGATGGACGCATGACAGATATTGAAGCAAAAGCAAAATTAGAAAAACTCGATTTAAGCAAAAAAGAATATTTGGGTGAAAGTTATCAAAATTCTATTGCTTCAATTATGAAGGCAAAAACACAAGTTATTAAGAAAGAAAATAAAAAGGCAGAAGTTAAATCTGTCAAAAAGGATATTATTACAAAAGTCGAAAACGAGGCTGAAAGTGATGTTGAACAGTGATTTTGAAAACTCTATAGGGGAATATAACATTACTGTTTAATGCTATATTCCCCTATTTTTTACGAATATTGTATGGAATGAAAGGATAATATGGTTAAAACAAATTTAAAACCGAGGGATTATTTACCACATGAGGCAGTTAGAATTGTTAATCCCAAACAGTCTCTTCTTTATATAAAAAATGGTGTGTTTCCTATAGACATGTACGCAAGTATTGATGAAAAAACAAATAATTCAATTCTTGCAATGGTGTTTCTAAAGGAAGACACATATGAAGTATATCAAAAATGGTGTAATTATGAATTAAATTAGGTGGTGATTGAATGTACTTAGACAATGCTTCGACCACTCCATTAAAATCGGAAGTTAAGGATTATATTATATCTCTTTTGGACACATACCAGAATCCATCATCAATGTATCAGTCTGGTGTTAATGCGAAACAAATAATTACCACAGCACGAAATAATGTCGCCAAATTCATCAATACAAATCCAGAAAATATTATTTTTACATCGGGCGGTTCAGCCAACAATACGCTTTTTATTAAAGGTTATACTCAGAGAAATGAATGTAGAGTGTTATACTCTCCTACTTCACATAAATCGGTGCTGAAGTGTGTAGAATCACTTAAATATAAGTGTTCACTTAAAGTTGATTATACAGGAAAAATTGATCTTCAAGATCTTAAAGAATGTTTATCTATAGATACAATGAAGAAGCTTGTGGTTATAGAACATGCTAACTCTGAGATTGGAACAATCCAAAATATAAAACAGATTATTGAAATGTGTCATTTTTATAACGCAATAGTTTATGTAGATTGTACAGGTTCTATTAGTCAAATCCCTGTAGATATAAGAACTTTAGATGTTGATGGTTTGGGTTTTTCCGCACATAAGCTTTCAGCTCTAAAGGGCGTAGGTATTTTATATAAGAAGAAACATATCGAACTTGAACCACTTATATATGGTTCACAAGAACAAGGGTTATTTGGTGGTACTGAAAATGTAATAGGTATAGCTGCACTTGGTAAGGCAGTTGAAAATTATGATTACTCTTCTATTACATCTAATAATCGTGATTATATCTATAATTACATTAAAAATAATATTCCAGATTCATATTTGGTTGGTGCTGACTTGAAACATAGATTACCATATAATCTATACATATGTTTTAAAGGAATACAGGGTGAATCATTGATGACATTGCTTGATATGAACGGGTATCAGGTGTCAACAGGAAGTGCTTGTACAAGTGGTGATTTAACACCATCTTCTACTCTATTGGCTATTAAAATGAACAAAGAATATATAAATAGTTGTATAAGAATTACATTAAGTGGTGAAGAAGAGATTGCTGAACTAAATAAGTTTTGCGAAACATTAAAGAGATGTGTAGAAACATTAAGACAAATGAATAAATAAAAAATAAGGAGGATTAAAATTATGACAGATTTATCATTTTTAACAAATTTTGCAGTACCGATTATTGTTGGTATTTGCCTATGTATAGGTTATGTATTAAAAAATATTGTTACAACAGATGCAGTTAATAAGTATATTCCTGCAATCATGGGTGTATTGGGTGTGGTACTTAACGTATGGATGAATATGGCTTTTACACCTGAAATATTACTTGGCGGTCTTGTCTCTGGTCTTGCTTCCACAGGTTTATATGAAGTATTTAAGAATTTTTTGAAGAAGTAAGAAGGGATGGTACGTATGAGTGGGATCTATAGAAAAACTTGCACATATTGATTATTTATTAGTCATTCTTGGGTTCTTTGCTATCTTATTCGCAGCTAAAGAAATTCTCGAAATATTCGGTTATTTTAAAAAGAAATTTCGCATTAAAACAGGAAACGAAGAAGATAAAGAAACTGTTGAAAATCGTATTAAAACGCTTGAAAAACATGATAATTGGCAGTACCAAGAAATTCAAAAAATATCTAGAGGCATTGATGATATTAAAGACAATCTTGTACAAAAAGAGATATCTGATATTCGATGGGAACTTCTTAATTTTTGTTCTGCTCTTACAGGTGGGCAGAATTATAATAGAGAAGCTTTTGAACATATTTTTCGAACTTATGAGCAATATGAAAAAATACTTGCTGATAATCATATGACTAATGGATATATCGTAGAATCAATGAAGGCAGTTAGAGAAATATACCACAATAAGCTTGTTAATGGTGATTTCAATTAGATGATATTTCTACCACAGTAAAAATTTACCATGATAAAATTTGTATAAACAAAATATACATATACATACTTAACATTATGGAAAATAAATTGTGGTATTACAGAAATCAGAAGGCATTAACATTACAAGAGTTATCAAGACTTAGCGGAATCTCAGTTGCAGCTCTAAATAAAATTGAGAATGGAAATACAAAGGATATACTTCTTAGCAATGCTATTATTCTTTCTCACATTCTTAATGTTGATATATATGAATTATTTTGCATTAAACATTGAGAAAGGAAGAATGAGTATGGGAAAAATGTTTTATAACTTAATATGTGAAGAACTATGTATAACAGGTGGTAAGGTTATATATATTGATACCAATGTTGGAAGTCTTGAAGAAGTACATAAGATAGTAACTGATAATGCTGATAAATACCCAAATGGAAAATGGGAATTATACCCTATGCAATTAGCGGTATAACAATACAATTAAATATAAAAACTTTCAATGAGAACGAGTCTAATTCAGGCTCGTTCTTTTATTTTGTCTAAAAATAAAGGAGGAACTTATGGCTTATAGAATTATAGATGTGTCAAGCAATAATGGACAGCTTGATTGGGATACAATTAAGTCAAGTATTGATGGTGTAATCATTAGAATTGGCTATGGCTCAGATATAGAAAGTCAAGACGATTCACAGGCTATTAGAAATATGCAGGAATGTGAAAGACTTGGCATCCCTTATGGTGTGTACATATATTCTTATTGTCTTAATATAGAAGAAGTAAGAAGTGAAGCTGCACATATATTAAGAATGATTCAGGGATTTAATCCTGTTCTTGGTGTGTGGTTTGATATGGAAGATGCTGACGGATATAAAAGAAATCATGGACTTGTTCCCGAACAGAACGGTGAACTTCTTACAGACTTTTGTATAGAATTTATGCAGATTGTCAAAGACGCAGGATATACAACGGGTGTTTACGCAAATTATAGTTATTTTACTAATGTATTAAACGATGGTAGATTAATGTCCTTTGAAGGATTTAACAGATGGCTTGCACATTGGGGAATAGATGAACCTTCGATGGATTGTCTGTTGTGGCAGTGTACATCAGATGCTGTTATTGATGGATCTTCGGCAAGAACAGATTTTAACTATTATTATGGAGAGTTACCTAATGTTGAACCAATTATTCCATCTGAACCAATCGAAGACAACTCTGAATCAGATGATATTAAAACAAAATATCATGTAGGAGATTATGTGTCATATCATACAATTTATGCGTCTTCTACTTCCGAAAATGAATTAACACCTTCAATTACGGGGGGTACAATTACTAATATCATTGCATCTGCAAGAAATCCATATCTTATTAACGATGGTACAGGCTGGATTAATGATGATTGTATTGTTGAAAATAATGAAAATACTTCTGAACCAGAATCTTCTGATGAGGAAGAATCTACAGGTCTTACTCATTCTGTTGGCGAATATGTCACATATTCAGCACTCTTTGCTTCTTCAACTTCCGAAGAACCACTTAACCCACTTTATACAGATGGAACTATTACAGCTATCGCTGAAGGTGCGAGAAATCCATATCTCATCGAGAATGGCAGAGGTTGGGTAAATGATTCTGTTATTAATGGCAGTTCTGCACCAGAAAATACTTACGAAGAACCATCTTATGATACATATGAAGTTGAAAGCGGAGATTGTCTTTCAGCCATTGGTGATAAGCTTGATGTAGATTGGTATTCTATTGCAGAAGCTAATGGTATAGGAGAACCATATACTATTTATCCAGGTCAGTCTCTTATTATACCTAGATAGTATATTAATAATAAAGAAAGTGTGGTTTCATAGTAATTTTTGAAGCCACACTTATTTTTCAAAAAATTATAAATACACATTCAAAATGTCTTTACTACTATCTAGCCATGTAGTAAGGGCATTTTATTTATATGGAGAGTGTGTGGCTAGACCACTCTCCTGCCCCTTAATCAAGAAAGGAATGAAAGATATAGAAATTATTGATTTGATTTTAAACCAAGATGTATTGGAGAAATATAATAAATATTATTTCAAACAACATCCTAAAGCAAGGAAAATTCCTATTGAAAGACCAATGCACCCCTCGATCAACACATGGATGATATTACCAAGAATACAGATGAATCAACTTAAACAAAAATGGAAAGATTTTATTGTTTTTTGGATAAAAGACTTAGGTTTACAAGATAAACACTTAGAGTCTTTTGAGATGATATTTACCACTTATATGCCGACAAAAAGGCGTGTGGATTGTGATAACACAGTTCCTAAATTTATCCTAGATGGATTTAGTGAATCAGGTTTTATTATTGATGACGATGGGAAGCATTTACATTCTCTTACATTAAAAACAGGATATGATAAGGATAATCCAAGAACGGAAATAAAAATTATAGTGAAATAAAGGAGAATATTAAGATATGAACAAAACATTAAAGGTATATCAGATAATTAATGTCAATGCAAGAATTAAAAATGTAATTGAAGGTGACTCAGTAATTAATGCTGCATTTAAGTTTAAACTACTCAGATTATATTCAGAAATTCAGGGAGTTGTAAAGGATTTTGAAATGACCAAAGACTCTCTTGTTAATAAGTATGGTAAAGATGTTGTTGACGAAAAGGGGGAAGTTGTTCCAAATCAGAAGAGAATTAGTCCTGAAGATGAAAATTGGAAAGAATTTATTAAGGAAATTAATGCAGTAAGTTCTTCTGCTGTAGATGTTAATTTCACACCTATCAGTGCGGAAGAATTGTTTAGTATGGGGTTAGATACTGATGCTTGTGCTGATTTAATACCTATTGTAGAAGAATAAAATTATAAAGGAGATAAAGGAATTATGAAGAAAATTACAATTAAAACATTTTGTAAGGAATATAATGATCGTGCTAATGATACATTGAAGAAACAGTATATCAAAGATAATCTTGAAATTGTGCCTTATGTATCATTTGTCAAAAAAGATGCTCTTATCAGTAATTTACTGAAGGCGACTATGATTGATAAAGAGACAGGAAACGTAAAGGTAAACTCTTCTGCTGAATATCTTTTAAAGACAAGAATTTTAATTGAAAACTATACAAATCTTACGGTTGAAACAGATGGATTTTATGAGGAATATGATGAATTGAAGAAATCTGGATTGTTTACAATTTTACTTATGGGTGATGATGATACTGCACCATTGATTCCAATTGAAGAAATTGCGGAGTTTAATCATTTACTGTCCATTAAGAGAAATGATATGTTTACTAATCGCTATGAGATTCACAGCTTTATTACAGAACAGGTAGATAGATTCAAGGCTCTTGGTGAAGCTACTCTCACACCACTTGTTGATGTTGTGAATAAGAAACTTGATAGTTTATCCAATGATGAGTTGAGAAAGATTCTTGATGATTATAAACTTAAAACTACTGAAAATTTTAAAGAGGTATAAAAATTCAAAATTTCTTGTGAAATAAACAGGCTCTATGCGTGTCACGGCGTGTAGAGCTTTTCTTATAAGGAGAGTGGTAATACTATTCTCCTATTTTTGTGTGAAAAAATAAAAAACTGGAGGTGATGAAATGGCAAAAAATATGTATGCCGATTTTAAAAAGAAGTTAGATAGAATTGAAAATCATATTGCAGAAGAAGTTGCACCACAAACAAATGAACTTCTAAAAGAATCTGTCAGATATTCATTGATAGATTGGTACAACGACTATACTCCACAGTCTTATGAAAGAACATATAACTTCATGAAAATTCTTGATTCTACAAAAACAAGAGGCAAAGGAAATGTTCTTCATTTTTCAGTAGATTCAGGCGCAATGGATTCATATGCAGGTTGGTTTGGACAAACTCTACAATCAAGTACAGCTTTCGACTATATGTTCATGAATGGTCAGCATGGTCACGGACAATGGATGATGCGTCAATCATTACCTCCATATATGTATGTTGAACGAGACATTGAAAGTGGATTTGGTGGACGATTAGGTGACATTGTAAATAAAAAAATAGACGAAATTTTAAGAAAGTGAGGTAGAAAATGCCAGGTACATATCAGTATAATGTAGAAATTAAATCAAATGTAGCAAAACTGCTTTCGGATATGAAACAAGTTCAAAATAGATTGGATATTGTTGAAGGTAGAGAATATACAATTAAATTAAATATTGATGAGAAGAAATTGTCTAATGTAATTTCTAATCTCGAAAAAATGCTTGACTCTCTTGGTAAAGGAACAGGTGACTTCAAACAGTTTGAGAATTTATCAAAGGAACTGTCAAGTATTGTATCAGAAGTACAGAGTTTAAGTAAAGCTTTTGGTAAAGTGGATGATTCTGGTGCTAAAACACTACTCTCTTCTATCCAGAATATTGACAAGTCACTTTCTGAACTGAGTCAGAATATTCTCAATGTTAATAAGAACATGAGCAACATGGGTGGCAATACGAGTGGTGCTGTCAAACAAGTAGAGAATATAACTGATAAGAGTAAGAAAGCTGCTTCTGCTCTTGAAGATGTTGCTAAAGCACAGGAAAAAGTTAATGGACAGAAAACGAATATTTCAAGTGGTTTAGATTCAAATGTATCTAAATATCAGGAGATTGTATCTCTTGTAAAAGAATATTATGAATTATCACAGAAAATTCAAACTCCTAAATTAAGTTATCAAAAACGATCAGAAGATTATGATAAAATTGACGCTTATTTATTAAGTAAAAAATCTTCTCATAATGTTGTAACTGGACAAATCAAAAGTAAATACGATAGAGAAAAGAATATCAACGATACTTATCATGATATGTCTAAGGGTATTAATGAAGGTAAGGATTTCGCAGTTAAAGCAATGAAGTCTGCAATTCAGAGTTATTGGGCTAATGTTACAGAAATGCCATCAGATGATGGATTATTATCCTCAAGAAAAATTGATCGAAATTATAAAGGTTTTTCAAAAGAAGAATATATAATTCCTAAGAAATATCAGGATATGGAAAAATCTGTTATTCAAGAAACTATAGCAATGAATAAAAATAACATCGCTTATGAGGAAGAAAGAAAACAGATTGAAGCAAATAATTCTGCTTTAAAAGAAAGAATGAATCTTATCCGCAATACTATAAAGGGTTATGATAAAAATCCTGATTATAATGGCGAATATAGAATGGGACTTTCTCTAAAGTCTAGTGATAAAGGTAAGACCGATATTTTTAGTTCAACTTCATCTATATCTCAAGAAGAAATGTTACAAGAAATCTGTAATATGCTTGGCGTGGAAATTCCTAAAAATGCTGATAAAGCTAAAGAAGCGATCAAGGAAGTCACTTCTGCTACTGATTCTACCGAGCATAGGAAAGACGCATTTCCTGACAAGGATGTTTCTGCATCTGTAGAGTCTGCTACTAATTCCATCAAAGAAGAGAATAATGTATTAAAGCAGAATACTCAGAAAGTTAAGGAAAATACACAGGCTAAAGAACAGAATGCCAATGTAAACTTTAGTAAGTATGATAAGCGTTTGGATTCTTATAATGGTAAGATTGATAAATACAAGACAACTATTAATAGATTTAATGATGGTGGTTGGACAAGTAGTGCATATTTAGAAAATGTACAGGCTGTCAAGAATGCTGTTAAAGAGTACGAAACTTTGCTTAATGAATTAAAAGGTAAAGATGCTAGTTTGGTGACAAGTGATGATATCAATAGATTGGATAACTATGAAAAGAAAATTAAAGATACTATCGCTACTGTTACAAATATGTCTGCTTCTGAAAAGGGATATAACTTTGTTTCTGGTCAGAAAGAATTAGATAAAATTCATAAACTTTTAGCTGAGAACAGTAAGATGTCTGCTGAAGCAAAAGCTAAAATTAAAGCTTACTATGCAGAAATTGAAAGTGGTAATCCTAGTATGAGTCTTGATAAGATTCATGGTGAAATCTTAAAGATTTATAATGCTGAAGTTGAAGCTGGTCGTGCTGGCAGAACATTGTGGGACACTTTAAAAAATAGTGGCTTCCATCAAATTGCTGCACAGATGGCAGGAATGTTTGGTATTTACGATGTTATTAATGGTTTAAAACAGGTCGCTTCTACTGTTAGAGAATTAGATACTGCATATACCGAAATGCGTAAAGTGTCTAATGAATCTGCACAGTCATTAAAGAATTTTCAGAAAGAAAGTTTTTCTACTGCTGACTCGGTTGGTACTACTTCTTTAGCATTACAAGATGCTACTGCAACATGGATGCGTCTTGGTGAGTCATTAGATCAAGCTAAAGAGTCGGCTAAAGATGCAACTGTTTTATTGAACGTATCAGAATTTGAAAATATTGATGAAGCAACGGATTCATTAGTTGCGATGTCACAGGCTTACAAAGAGCTTGATAAAATGGAAATTATTGATGTCCTGGATAAAATTGGTAATGAGTATAGCATCAGTACTGATCAGCTTTCAACAGCATTAAAAGATTCTGCCGCTGTATTAAAAACTCAAGGCAACGATCTTGCTGAAAGTGTAGCTCTTATTACTGCTGGTAATGCCATAACGCAGGACGCTTCCAAAACCGCAGGTGAAACATTGCCTGAAAGATATAGAAATATATTTTATAGAACATATTTAACTGCAAGGGCAGCCTAAAGCTCTATGCCACAATATAGAGGAAACTACTATATGATGGATTCAAAAGTTAGAGATATTACAATGGCTTGTTTGCAACGAAGTACCCTAACGTATTCCGTAGACCATACGGTACTTGAGTCGAGGGTAAACGCTCAACGATCATTCTCCGATGAGGAGATTCAGACTCGTGAATAAAGGTGGAAATCCTGAATATCTGAATCATAAGAAGTACGACTTAATCGCAAATGAAGTCGGTGAAAATCCGTTAAATGGAAAAGGTATGTTCCCTAATGCATAGCAAGGGAATAAGACATGATCTGTTACTCTTCCGAAAGGTAGAGAGATACTATTATATATGAGGAATAAAAGGAATGAAGAAATTCGATAAAGAGTATTCAACACAATATACTCCTGAGAAAGAATATTTATTAAAGTATGGCATTAAACCATCTTTTGTAAAAGAAATTAATGAGGTAACTACATATAAGTATACAAAAACGTCAGAGTTATTTAAACTACTGGCGATTTTTTATGCACAAAATTAGTGAGGAATAGATAATATATGGGTGATAGTAAATTGAAATATACAATAGAATATTTAAAACAATTGTGCAACGAGAAAGATTTAATTTTAGTTGGCATAGATAATAAAGAACTAAATGGTAAAAATAGGCGTTGCGCTTGTATTTTATGTAATAAACATAAAGATAAAGGAGTACAATGGATTCCCGTTGAAAAAATAGGTAAGAATAAAAAGCCATGTCAATATTGTAATCATTCAAAATTAAAAGAAACATTCAAAGAGGAAATGGCTATTATAAATCCAGATATTGAAATATTATCTGAGTACAAGAATTGGAACACAAAAGTAAAATGCAAATGTAAGGTGTGTGGCAACATGTGGAATGGAACTGTTTCGTGTCTATTATACGGTAATGGATGTAAAATATGCGGTCATGTAAAGCGTTGGGATTCAAGAGGAAGAAAAACAACTCAAGATATTATAAATGAAGTTTCAGAAGTTTCTCCTAAAATTGAGGTGTTAGGTGAATATGCAGGAAGCAACAATAAAATTTTATGCCGTTGTAAAAAACATGATACAAAATGGGATATTCAAATACATACATTATTAAAAGGTGCTACCAATTGTGAAGAATGTCAATTAGAGAAAGCTAGAGAAAAGTTTGGGTTAAACAAAGAAGATGTGTACGTAAAAATTTATGAGGTAAATCCTAACATAGAAGTATTATCTAAATATGAAAATGTTGATACAAAAATTACATGTAAATGTAAATTACATGACTATTCATTTGACGTATCTCCAAGATCTTTTATATATAAAAAATCTTTAGGTTGCCCATTATGTATGTGTGAAAACAATCGTTGGAATAAACAATTATCTGATGATTTATATAAATATTACACAGAAGATATCTACGGATACATCTATAAAGGAAAAGAATTTGTTGATGGAAAATGTGTGATATCTTTCTTGTGCAAAAAGCATATTGATAAAGGTATCCAAAAAGTACCATTTCATAATATAAAATCTTCAAAATGTTGCTGTAGATATTGCAACGGATATTTTAGAACCACAGATGAATTTAAAGAAATTATAAAAGAGAAATTACCAAATATTGAAATTACAGGCGAATACACATTAGCTAGTGAACGAATTGGATGCAAATGTAGAACTTGTGGACATGAATGGATACCGCTTGCATATAACTTGATGACTGGATTCGGTTGTCCAAATTGCAATGTTTCCAATTCTGAAAACAATGTAGGAAAAATATTGGATAAATTTCAGCTTAAATATGAACGTCAAAAAAGATTTGATGATTGCAAGGATGTAAATACTCTTCCATTTGATTTTTATCTTAATGATTATAATGTTGCCATAGAATACGATGGTGAACAACACTATATGCCTGTTAATTGGAACGGTAAAATGTCAGACGAAGAATTAAATAGAGCGTTTGAATTAGTTCAATTCCACGACAAAATAAAAACTGAATATTGTGAAGAACAAAACATTCAATTAATTCGTATTCCATATTGGGAAAAGAATAATATTGAATGTTTTTTATTTGATAACTTATTAGAATTAAATATATTACAAAAAGTATCATAAAAAAGAATAATATAATAGTATCTGGTACAAGAGTTGCGACTTGTATCAAACATAAAGGGTGTTCGTACAATTAGTCTGCGACTCGCAGGAACAGAAGAAGCAAAAGATGAATTAGCTTCTTTGGGTGAAGACGTAGACGATTTTGTTGTACAAACCAGTTCAAAAACACAGCAAATAATCAAAGATTATACCGCTGTTGCATCTAATGCATATCAAGGCATTGATGTCTTAGATGCTAACGGAAACCTTCGTAATACATACGATATCCTTTTAGATATTGCCAAGGTTTACAAAGAAATCCAAGAAGAAGATAAAAAAGCAGGAACAAACCGAGCAAATGCTTTAGTGGAAGCTATTGCAGGTAAGAACAGATCTAACATTGCTTCTAGTATCCTGCTCAACCCAGAAATGTTAGAGTCCGTGTATAATTCTGCACTCGATGCAGACGGGGCAGCGATGAAAGAACTTGATTCTTATATGGAATCTTTGGACGCTAAAGTAGCACAATTCCAGAACAGACTTCAAGAACTCGAATCTGACTTGGTAGACTCTAATTTTCTGAAGGGTATAGTTGATTTTGGTACAGAAGCAATTCATGTATTAGATCAACTTATTGATCAGTTCGGTTTACTTCCAACTATTATTGGTGTTGGTGGTGCTGGTACAGGTATCTTTAAGTTTATTAAGAATTTTGATTGGGTTTTAAAACCTTACACAAAAAACTCTCTCCAACAGTTTTTAGTTGGTCAATCATAGATAAGAGAATAACATAATGGCGTTGTAATCAAGTCTATGGATACATGGGATTCTTAATAAAAAACTCTGCAAACACTTTAGCGGAGTATAAACTTTACATGGAGGAATAAATGCTTGAATGCTTGGTAGCTTAACAAACTACCCACGGATCACATAACAAACCATAATCCATATAGTTATATTGGATGAGGTTGCGAAAGTAGAAAAAATTGTATATGTGGATATATGAGAATATCAAGGAGACTTGATAGGTGTCTAAGTATCATTAACAACGGGCAACGAGCAGGACGGTACTCTACATTTTATAATGTTGACCATATATAGAAATGAAAGGTCATATATAGAGAATAACTATATAAGAGAGCAATCCCCAACGACATACCCATCCTCTAAGTGAGTCATCGCCTTAAGTATGACATTCGCTTATAATGCATAGTGTACATTGCGATTTCGGAATTCAGTAATGTACTTGAGTGTGTGTTTCACTCAACTAGGAAATTCCAAAAATAATTTATAAACAGAGAATAATAAAATAGGACTGTCGTGAGACAGCCCTATCATTGAAGTAAAGGAGAATAAATATATAAATGAAGAACATTAATGATGAAGATTGATATTGATATCCTTAGAAGTCATTTCTGCTAAACTTCCAGTTTTGGAATCACTGTAGTCTTTGCAGATTTTAGCAATGTAACATTTGCCAACAATTGAAGCTATGTGGCATATTACATAACATATTCCAAGAATTATTGAACCGATTATCTCGGCATATAATATATTCAATATGTATTTTCACCTCCCTTCTTAGTAAGAATATAAATAAGTAGGGAATATTCTTTTAGCCCAGAATGGGCAGATATTTATTCCGACTGCCATAAAAATAGACATTGGGACAACCTTCGGTTATAGAGTGTTATGGCACACATCTATGTTGCTTCTCCAATGTCTATATTTTACCATTGTATTTAATTCAATACAATCCAGAACAATAGTTCTAATTATGTAATTGTGAATCAATATACTCTTCTCTTTCGGATTTCGTCATTGAGAAGAATTTTTCAAATTCTATATCAAGATTTTTACATTCAATGTTGCATGTTCTGCATATATATTTAATATAATGCGTGTATGTAATTCTATGACAATTAGGACAGTAATGAATTTTTAACATATGTAACTCCTTTATATGGTATCTAAATCAGTCGTATTATTAAATGTTAATCATTACATATTGTTCTTTTCAATATTAGGCGTTATTTTATCATCACTTAATGAATATTCTCCATGATAAAATTTAGCAATATCCATATCTAATGCCTCAATTACCCTACAAGCAGTTTGGAAAGTGGCTGATTCTATTTTACGCTCTCCACTTTCAAATTTTTGATATTGTTGAGATAGAATTTTTGCTTTCTCGGCAACTTCTTGCTGAGTTAATCTAAGATTGATTCTTCTTTCTTTGAGTATGTTAGATGTTGTTAATAATTTAAAAAGTTCTGTTTTCATATTTTCCTCCTATCACATTCATTTGAGTGTATTTTACATTCAGGTGAATGTCTTGTCAAGTACGAAAATACTAAACAAATGTTCTTGTAGATATATGCCAAATATTGGTATATAATATCATTATTATATATTGATGATTGGGGAATTCTATATGCAAATACCAATACGAGAATTAAAAACACAGTTAAGAAATAATATAGATGAATGTAAGAATACTCTATCTTATGAAAATATTACTGTATCAAAATCAATCTTTGGGTTATTTTCAAAATTGATAAATAAGTTCGAAAGAACAAAATCATACCAAACAGGATTATTTATTAAAAGTATGAATGATTGGCTTGACAGATATGAGCAGTGTCATAAGCCACTTGATGCTAAAATTGGCGATATTAATGTCGGTGATATATTTATGGTTGATTGGAATTTGTCATATACACCAGAATTGTCTTATGAACATCCTTGTGTAGTAATAGAGAAAGTAGGTGATTTCCTTTTTGTTTTACCAGTCTCTGGGCAAAAACAATATATTGATATGGGATATCATCCAATAAACAATAAATCAGGCGATAAAAATTATAGAATTGTAGATACATCTGATGGTTTTAATAAACAATGTGTAATTCACATTAACCAAGCAAAGGTTATTAGTCAAACACGTATTCTATATAAAATGGGAAATTTGACTACAGATACATTAGGGGAATGTAAGCTATTTGAAGAAATTAAAGATACCATGCTTAACACATATTTTCCTAATGAATATAATAAACTATTAGAGGAAAATAATGAGTATAAAAGAAAATTAGATTATTTATCTATACAAAGAAAGTGTAATCAATCACGTGCAGATAAGTATAGAAATGAAAATGAAAAATTAAAGCGTGAAATTGAACAACTTAAGATAAATTTGAGTAATTTAGAAAATAATTGACAAACTAACATTATAATGTTATTATAATTACACATATAAAATATTTATTTTTATATGTCGGACAGCAAGACTTATTCTTACGAATAAATACCTTGCAAAATTAACAAGATTGTGGACATTAGTTCACTAGGACTTCTTCGATGTACGGAAGAGTCCTCTTTATACTAACAACGAAGAGCAGGAGGTTAATCCTGCTCTTTTATATTACTCTTCTTTTCTATTATCCCATCAGTCTTTATCTTCTCCGCTACATTCGTCACTGTGTTCACAGAATTCACAATGACATTCATCTGTATAATCACCTGTTTGCCAACATAGTTCTGTTGGAGACATATCATTATACATAAACTCACCCCCTCTGCTTAAAAATATCTTAATTATACACTTGTTATTTTATCAAATTATTATATGTGAGGTGAATCAATATGAAATTATCTATAAAGATTAAAATAAATGAAATACGAGAACTGAAACCAATTGTTGAGTATATAAAGAACTTGGAGAATAATTCTCCCGAACTCAATACAGAGATAGAAATTGAGCTGGGAGAATAATTATTAGTTTTCTTTTATAACTTCAATAATTGAAATTTCTGACTTAGAGATGGTAAATGCATTAGTGTCAGAATATAAATGTAAATCATATCCAACTGAATAATGATGATTAAATATTTCTTCATTTTCAAGATTGTATTCTAATACGCCTTTATGACCATAATAGACCTTATTGATATGGTTGTATTCTTGCACTTTACCATCTTTGTTTTTAATTTTAAATGTATACATAGTATCCTCCTCTGTAATTTGATATTACTATCATACTACATTAAGGAATATTTTACCATTCTGAACATTAGTTCTTATTTAAAAATCACTTTTACAATTATTGCAGTGCCATTGTTTCTTAACCTTTTGTGAGAATATACCAAACATCGCTACTGATGTTGCCTTTGATACTCCCGATATTTTCTTACAATTTGTACTATTACAATATGGACAATGAACTTTATTCAACCAATCTTGTGCTTGGGCGTTAGCTTGGGCGATTCCAGATTGTCTTGAAGTGTAAATTATATTGTTTTTATTATTAGGATATTTTATCTCTTTATATTCCACTGTTCCACTTTGACATCTGTTTCCACATTTACATAATATTTTACCACCATTTCTTACAATACAATAGTTATCTTTTACTGTAGAGATATTATTATCTGGTAATTCAATTTCTATTTTATTTGAACATATTTCACATTCTAATTCTAATGATGTTATTTCATTGTTCTCATTATAATACACACAATTAAAATACATATCTTTATCCGTCCTTTTTATATTTATTACAAAACATTATAATATATATACCATTTTTTAGCAATTAAATTCTGTTGGAGAGAATACAAGCAAATTTATAACTGCACAAAAGCAGTTTAATGAAGTAATAAAAAGTGGTACGGGTAGCAATCTAGCATATAAAAATATCTTAAAAGACTTAGACGAAGAACAGAAGATAACTATCATTTCTACTTCTGAATTAACAAAACAACAACAAATAGGTGCTTTGGCTTCTGCTGGTGTAAGTGTAGAAAACATAAAAGCTGCATCAAGTACTTCTATTTTGACCACTACCACTACTGGACTTGCAGTTTCGCAAACAACAGCTTCTATTACTGCTACAACTTTAAAAAATTCTATAAGAGGTATAAAAACTGAAATAAAGAATCTTACAACAGATATTAAAAATTTTGCGTTTTTACATCCAGAATTATTGGCTTTGGCAGGTACTATTCTTGCTATTGGAGCTGCAATAAAAATAGTAAATGCAGTTCAGGACTGGGCTGATGGTACAACAGCAGTCAACAAATACAACAAGTCTATTGAAAAATCAGAAGAAAACATATCTAATAATTCTGATTCCATATCTGAATATAATTCCACTATTGAAGAAAATAAGCAGAAAATTGAAGAATTACAGAAGCTTCAGGAAGATGGTACTATAACAGAAGCACAGGAAGCAGAAATTGAGAATCTTAAATATCAGAATGCTTTATTAGATGAGAAGATTGAAAAACTCAAGGAAGCCAATAATGAAGAGGTTAAAACTCAGGCTAGAGATTCAGAGAAAGCATTTAATAAACAGTTTGGTAATGGTTTTGATGTTGGCTCTAATGCTTCAGATGTTATATCATCTGTTTCTAAGAATTTTAATGGTGACGGAACTGCCAACGGTGTAAGTTGGAACATGGCTACAAGCGGTAATGACAAGGATACAGCCGTTGCACAGTTAGCAAAGATTAAACTTGCTACAGACGCATATAATGACGCAGTAAAAGAGTTGAACAATGCCACTGATGAAGATCAGAAGGTTTTAGCAGAGCAGTTAGTTGAAAATGCACAGTATACTCTTGACTTATTGACAAAGGATTTTGATAAGAATAAAGAGACTTTATATAATCAGCTTACTTCTGAAATGGAGAAGATGAAGAAGGCAGAGGGTACAGATGCATATGATGCTACAGCTTATGCAAATATGCAGTCATGGCTTGAAATATTCCAACAGTATATTCCTGAATATAAGAAAGCTATGGAGAAAGTTCAAGAGGAAGCTGAACAGAATCCTATTGAACAGCCAGTAGAAACATTTGATCCTACTTCTCTTCTTGAAGAATCAGATGATAAGACTAAGACAGCAACATTAGCAGACCTTCAGTCAGAAGCAGATTTGCTATCTTCTATTCAGAAAGAAATGTCTGAAACAGGTCGTATCGGTGTTGATTCAATGCAGAAAATTATCAAGCAGTATCCAGAAGCAAAAGACGCTTTAGGTCAGTATATGCTTGGTATTATTTCGCAGGAAGAGTTATTTGACCAGTTACAGGGCGTGTATGAGGATGATAAAAATGCCTATATTTACTCACTTGTTGAGAAGTCTAAGTATGATGGTACATTCTATTCTAACCTTGTAAACACAAATAATGATTTCTTTGCAGGCTTATCAGAAGCATATGGTGAAGATTTCAGTAACTATAAAAATCTTGCACAAGCTAAACAGAAGATTGACGACCAGCTTATTAAATATCTTTCTGGTATGTGGGGTAAATTCTATCAGACTACTATAGATACAGCAACAGGGTTAATGTCATTAACTTCAAAAGCTACTTCTATGGATGATGATATGGATTTAGGTTTATATTTGTATGATAATGGTGCAGATGAAGAGACAAATGCCATTGCTGAAATGCAGAAAATGGTTGATGATTACAATGCTTTACAGAATATATCATTTGAGTCTGCTTTTAATGGTATTGATTTATCATGGCAAGGTTTTTCAGGTGACGATTCATCATCTTCCAACGATTCATCCTCTTCACAAACGGAACAAGATGTGGACTGGATTGAACGCTTAATCAATAAGATTTCTACAGCATATTCACGACTTAAGAATATCGTATCTGATACAACAACTACATGGCTCAATCGTAATAACGCATTATCAGATTCTATGAGTACACTTGCAGATGAGATAAATGCACAGTCAGATGCTTATGAGTATTACATGAATGCATTTAATTCTTATGGTCTTGATGACTATTATAAGAATCAGATTGCAGATGGTTCTATAAGCATTGATGTTATTTATGATGATGACTTGAAGAATGCTATATCTGATTGTCAGGATTTCTATGATAAAGCACAGGACGCTAAAACTGCTGTTCAGGAACTTAATATTGAATTAAAAGGGCTTGCTAAGAGTAGGTTTGATAATGTAGCTTCTGAATTCGAAAAGAAGATTTCATATTTCAAAGATTATTTAGACCAACTTCAGAAGGAAATGGATATTATCACCACTAAGGGTTGGTTCTCTTCTACTTCTATTAATAAAAGTATGAAAAAGGTCGAACAGGATAATCTTGACAGACTTAAACAGGAAAGAAATGCTTTAATGAATACCTTAAATTCCGCTGTTAGTTCTGGTAAAATAGAGAAATACAGCGAAGATTGGTATGATATGCAATCTTCTATTGACTCTGTTACATCTTCTATTCTTGATGCTGAGAAGGCTCTTATTGAGTATGATAACGCTATCAGACAGATTAAGTGGGATGCATTTGATAGAACAAGAGATGATGTAGAGAATCTTATTAGTGAAACTGAATTTCTTGTTGAATTATTAAAAGATAAAGGTATTACTGACGACAATGGTAATACTACTGCTGAAGGTAAAGCTGCACAGGCGTTACTCGTTCAGAAGTATCAATTATATCTAAATCAGGCTCAAAAATATAAAGATGAAATTCTTAAAATTGATGAGGAACTTGCTAATAATCCTTATGATAAGGAATTGTTAGATAGAAAACAAGACCTTATTGATAAGCAGCAAGAAGCTATCAAATCAAGTATTTCTGAAAAAGATGCTATTAAGGATCTGGTCAACGATGGATATAATGATTTATTGAATGCTTTACAAAAAGTTATTGACAAACAAAAAGAGAGTCTATCTGCCGAGAAGTCACTGCATGATTATCAACGAACAGTTGCTGAACAAACTGCTACTATTGCTCAGTTACAGAAACGATTATTAGCTTTACAGGGCGATAATTCTGAAAGTGGTCAATCTCAAAAACAGTCTATAAGTTCAGAGCTTAAAGATGCACAAGATCAGTTAGAAGAAACAGAGTACGAACAGTACATTGAAGATCAGACTAAGATGTTGGACGACTTAGCGACACAAGCTGAAGAATGGATAAATACTCGTTTAGACAACCTTGATGGTCTTATTCAACAGATTATTGATGATAGTAATACTCATAGCGGAGAAATTAAAGATACTATCACTAATACCGCTAATGAATTTGGTATTAATCTTAGCGATGGTATGAAGAGTATTTGGGAAACAAATACAAGTAACATTAATAATAATATTACTTCTGTATTTAATGACTTTGGAACAAAATTTGATAATACTATGACAACTCTTAATAATGTTGTTAGTGGTATTGAGAGTAAAGTTCAGGAAATGCTTCGCTTTGCTAACGAAGAAGCTGCACAAAGACAAGCTGAATTAGAAGAACAAAGAAGACAACAGGAAGCTGCTGAATCTAACTCATCAGATGATTACAGTGAACCTGATTATGATTGGGATGATATTGGCTGTGGAGATAGTGATTCTTCTAGTGATGGAGATGGCGTTGATTGGATATATAGTAGAGATTATTTCCCGAAAGACCAATTGAACATAGAAACTTCAATCGTGGATTACACAATCTAGTCCACATTAAACACATTAAATTGCGGGAAACTCCCCATAACCCTATTTCGCTACAACGGAACTGGAAACGGTAAACGTGAATGCGGTATGTGTTTATAACACAACAGTCTTATTTGAATGTCAAATAAGATAGAAACCATAAAAAGTAAATAGGCTAGGGACAACCGAGTGTGCAAGTCACTCAGACGCAACGAAACTCCTAAGTCGAAAGATATTGTAATGGCGACATTACGCTGTGGTAACACAGAGGAGGACGCTCAACGACTATAATATGTGGATTTATATATTAAGCAAATAATAATTTTTTAGAACAGTACTTTCCTACTGTTCTTTTTTATTGCCCATTTGTAAAAAAAATGGAGAATAAAAGAAAGGAGGAATTATGGCGCATAGATTAAATGACAAAAGTTACACAGTATATATTCATAAAAATAAAATAAATGGAAAAAGATATATAGGAATAACATCTCAGACTGTTAATAATAGATGGCGAAATGGGAAAGGTTATGAAAGACAAACTTATTTCTATAATGCTATTCAGAAATATGGTTGGGATAATTTCTATCATTATATAATAATTACAGATATAACTAAAGAAAAAGCATCTAATTTAGAGATAAAACTGATTAAATATTATAATTCTCAAAATCCTAAATATGGATATAACATTGCTAAAGGTGGAGAACTTGGTTGTAGTAATGAAGTGTATGTTTACAATAGAGTAACGGGTGATTATATTAATTCATATATTAATATTCCATTAGCTTCAAGAAATCTAAATGTATCAACAAGTGCAATAAGCGCAGTGGCAACAGGAAAAGCAAAATATTCTGGTATTTATTATTTTTCATATAAATATATTGGTCAAAAAATAGCAAAAGAATTTCTTTTTAATATAAATTATGAAGAAGCTAATTTAACTCCTATTGCACAATATGATTTTAATGGTAATCTAATTAATATTTTTTATAAAGAAAGAGATGCTATTATTAAAATGTTTGGAGAAAAAAGCAAAAAACTTCTTAATGTAAATAACAAAACATGCTATGGGTATATTTGGATTCCTTTTAACATAAATGAAACTCCTTGTGAAAAATTGTCTGAAACAGAATTAACTTCTAGGCTTACTTATAATTATAAAGGTTGTTACCAGTATGATCTAAATGGTAAATTTATAAGAAGATTTAATACAATAACAGAAGCTTGTATCTCTATTGGTAAAACAAAAAAATCAATATCAAGGTTATCAAATAAAGCCAAAAATATAGGAAAGTATGAAAATTATTATTGGTCTATGGAACATGATACACGGGTAGAATATGGAAAAGATTTAGACATGTCTATTGTAGAATCTAAAACAATACCTAAATTTTATAAAAAAGTATATCAATATAATTATAATGGTTTTCTATTAAATACCTATATTAGTATCGCTGATGCTGCTCGAAAAAATAACTTTAATGAGGATTATATATTTGAAGCATTAAAAGGCAATAGAGTTTCTTATAAGAATTGCATATGGCGATATGAAGAAACAGAATTTTCATTAAACGACTTATACTCAATAGTTGATAAATCAAGAGGTCTACGTTTTGCAAAAATAGAAAAAGATACTAATAGTATTATAAAAATTTATAGATTAGATGAATTAAGAAAAGAATTTAAAACTAATAACATGTATAAAGAAATTAAAAAGGCGTGTATTACTAATGAAATATGCGAGAATTATAAATGGAAAATTGCTTAATATATAAATTATTGTATAGTCTAAACCCTTAATAAATATCGGGAATACCGAGGGTATAATTGAGATTAAAATATAATGATTTTGATTCATCATTTGGCGCACGTAGTCAATATTATGAGCAAATGGGTGGTGATGGACAATATACAGGAAGTTACGATCAGAATGTTTGGATGTTAGACTACCTCAAAAATCATGGTTACAAAAACGGTACTAAATCAGCAACAGCAGGTTTACATCGTACTGATGAAGAAGGTCTTGGTTCAGAAGTTATCTTCTCTAAGAAATATGGTACTCTTCGTAAGTTGGACGCTGGCGACATGGTATTTAACAAAGACCAAGTTGAAAAACTTTGGAATCTTTCTAAGGGTATCACTACACCAAACATGTATATGGATAACTTAGGTGCTAAGTTGCCTGATATTACCCCAGTTTCAACAAACAAATCAGTTGATATTGGTGGCATTAATGTTAATGTTGATAAGGTTGTCACAGATAATCCAGAAGACTTTACACGACAGCTTACTAATGAACTGGCGGGAAATTCAAAGATACAGAAAATCCTTGGAGAGATTAATTCTAATCAGCTCTTAGGTCGAAATTCATTATCTACTCGTAGATATATGAAATAATATTATGGACGCATTGGTGTTATAGCCAGTGCGTCTATTTTAATTGGAGGAATATAATGTCAAATAAATTGATTAAAAATAAAAATTCTACAAGTAAAGAACTTGAATATTATAAAAATCACTGTGCCTTACTTGAGAAGGAACTAGAGGAAGAAAGAAAAAAAAGAACACAACTTGAAATCACTCTTTCATGTGGTTCTGAACCCAGTAACCACGCGGTTTCCGAGCTTCAAAATTTAATAAAATCATATAAAATTGCAAAAGAGACAGAAGAAAAGCTTTGCAATGAACTATTAGTTAAAAATAAGAAGATGGATGAAAATTTGGCTGAATTCGATAGAATAAAGCCTTTGTATATAAAGAAATGTGAAAGAGAATATGATGAAATTCTCAAAGAATACACAAAAATGGTTAAAAATATTGGTTAAAAATAATATTCAGAAAGGATGGTGAACAATGAAGATACAAAAAGTTCAAGTAACGGGTGCAAAAGGTAGTACCGTTGATTGTGGCTATTTCTCTAATGCTCTATATGATACATACTTGCAACTCACCACTACTGCTGAAATAGGTAAACAATATAATATACATGGATATATTAAGTCAAATAGTTCAGGAACAATCAGATGTCAAGATGTGACTGCAAATGTTACTACATCTTGGCAAGAAATTAAAATGACTATAATTCCAACGAGTAATATTTTGGAATTATATTTTTACCCAGGTGAATTTTATTTATATAATTGGAAAATGGAAGCAGGAACTATATCCACTGCATGGACTCCTTCTCCACTTGATGTTAAATATGATTTGATTGAAATGGGAACAATTGTAACGCAATTATCTAATAGTATATCAAGCAAAGTATGGCAAAACGATATTAATACTGCTACAGGAGCTTTGGATACTAAGATTACAGAAGTCAAGCAGAATGCGGATAAAATTTCATGGTTAGTTAAGTCGGGATCTTCTGAATCTGATATGATTCTTACTGATACTGCATACACTTTAATTTCCAAAAATATTAATCTTAAAGGTAATGCTGTTTTTACAAGTTTCCTTAATGATGATCAAACAGCGATTAACGGTGGAAAAATTGCTACTAATAGTATTACTGCTTCACAATTATCTACCGATTCCATCAAATCAAGAAACTATATTGAAAATACTTCAGGTTCATTTTTAAATCTTTCTGATGGTACATTTGATAGTAAGTATTTAAAATGGGATGAAACGGGTGCTATTACTGCAACAAATGTGAATATAACAAATGGAAAAATTCAAACTTCTGGCACAGCCAAAGGTAATGACGGAATAACATATTTAATGCAATGTGTTATTTCAGGAGGTCAAATCCTCATAGAAAATTTGACTAATAATAATTCTAAACTATTTATTCAGGGGCATGGAATATGGTTGGATAATTCATTAGGAAATAATATATTACAACTAAGTGGAAGCGAAGAAGGCGGTGCTTATATAGGATTACGTAGTGGTAAAGACGATAATGAAATAGTTGTTCAAATGGGAACTAATAGACAAACAACTGATGATGGATCTATCGATTATAAAGGTTATATTAAGATTCCTAATTGTGCATATTTAGGAAGAGAAAATACATTTAGTACAAAAACTTGGTTTGATAATATAGTATACGTTAATGATAATTCTAATTTACAAATATGGCATAATAGCAGAAAAAAATATGGAAATCCAGTTACATATATGAATAATCCTATTTCTATTGATTGGGATGGAAGTGTATTAAGGATTTATGTAGATAATGTAAATGTAGCTTCGTGGATAACAGCCGAGCAGAGGTGGGAGTAAAAAATAGAAAGGAGAACTTATGTATATAAAATACAATAACAATAATAGAATTTTAATTAAAATAGATAGTTATAAAATTATCAATCCATATATTTTTAGAATATACGGAGATATATCCACTTTAAAAAATCAAACTGGTTTTTCTATATATTATGAAGGTGATAATGTTCCTACCCAAAAATGTTCTGAATATAAATATATATATGATATAGGCGAAAATTATATAGATTACACAAATCAAAATATTATTTACTATATTTATTATATAGCAAATAAGGATAACTATGTCACAGGAACAGAAATAACTGAAAAAAAAGATGACAACAGAGTATTATGTATTTCAGGCTCAGGCAAGAAATATGAATATTATAATGATACTAATGTTTATGTAGATGACAATGGTTGTTATAATTTTAAAATCATATCCGATAAAATAGAAAATGTATCTAAAGAAGAAAAGGAAATGATTTTAAAGCAGAAAGAAATTGATAAATTAATTCAAGCTAAAAATGTTAAAATATCTGAATTAACAGAAACTTGTCAAAATATAATTCTTAACGGCGTTTATTATAATGGAAAACATTATGCATACAATTATTCTGATCAGAATAATATTTCAAACCTCGTACAGATGGCTAAAACAACAGGTATGGATGTACCTTATCATGCGGATGGAGAACTTTGTCACCTATACTCTCCTGCTGATATTTATGCTATTTATATTACGGAAGAAATGAATGTAACTCAAAATACAACATATCTTAATCAGCTTAAGGCTTATGTTAATACACTTAAAGATATTGATAGTGTCAATAATATTGCATATGGTCAGGAACTTACGGGTGAATATCTCAAGAATCTTAATAATATTATGGAACATTCGCAGAAAATTATAGAGGTGTTAAATGCAAAAACGTTTAAGATTACTCAGTAAGCATCTATTTTTGTTTTTAGTTGGTGCAAGTCTTTATATTTTTATTGAGGTAATATATAGAGGATATTCTCATTGGACTATGGGTGTTTTAGGTGGAATATCATTTATATCTATTGGACTTATTAATGAAATATTAAGTTGGGATACACCAATATGGACTCAATGTTTAATTGGAGGGTGTTTAATAACATTCTATGAATTTATCACGGGTATAATATTGAATCTTTGGTTACATTTGGGCATATGGGATTATTCTCATATGCCTTTTAATATATTAGGTCAAATATGTTTACCATTTACGTTAATTTGGTGTGTACTATCTTTAGTGGGAATTGTATTAGATGATTATTTAAGATATTGGTTTTTTAACGAAGAAAAACCAAGGTATAAATTATATTAAACAACAATATTGAAAATATTACGCTTTCACTCTCAGAAATAAATGATAATATTAATATTTCAAGATTTAGAGTAGGATATAATCCCATAACTTTAGTTGCTGTTTTTAGCGGTTGGATATCTGTTGTTGAAGAAATTCTTACTAATACTAAAATTTTTAACTTGCCATATAAAAACGCATATACCAACCCTTATTATATCATTATGCTTAAAGCAGAATCTGGGTTTGAATTACATATCGCCGAAATCGTATCTAGCGGATACGAAGTCAAAACAGATATGAAGTTAACAAAAGGTTCTTATTGTATGTTAGGCTGTGCTTTACTTAAATAATATTCCGCACAAAATTGTTGCTTAGTTCACTTACTCACCTATCAAATTTGAATAAAAATAATAAAAAAGAAAGGAGGAATTTTAAAAATGTCTTTAATTGATTTTACATATGCTGATCAAAAATTATCGAACTTTGGTTATATGCCATGTAGTTTCGATTCATCTGATTTATCATCTATTTCATTCGGAAGTAATGCAACATTTACAACCATAAGACTTAATTCTTCTTCAAAAAATAAATTACTTTCAACAAAATATGAAGATGTATATACGACATCTGAGCCAATCCAAATATGTAAGAAATGTCCTTCTGATAATATATATATTACTCATGAAGAATTTCGATTATTAGAACGATGGCTTAATAGAGGAAAATATTTAAAACTTACCCCTAAATATGAATATGAAAATGAAGAATTATATTTTTATGGATATTTCAATGTACAAGCATTAATATATGGAGGTCGAATTGTAGGTGCTGAATTGACATTTACAGCTAATTCTCCTTTTGCTTATAAATATGTAACTCAATCTTTTGATTTGACGAACAACAAATTAACATTTTCTTTAAATAGTATTTCTGATGATTTTAAACCAATTTATCCTAATATAAATATAACTTTAAAACAAGCTAGTGATTTATCTTTAATGAATATGATTGATAATTCCGTCACTTCGATTAAAAATTGTTCAGAAAACGAAACAATATCTATCAATGGTGAAAATAAAATCATCATTTCTTCACTCTCTCATACATCTCTTCCTAATGATTTTAATTATGAATTTCCAAAAATATACACATCTTATGAAATCGCTACTAACAATTTCTCGGTTTCAGCCCCATGTACAGTAACAATTAGTTACGAACTGCCAAGAAAGGTAGGTGTTTATTAATGCAAATTAAAATTCTATCATCTTGCGGTAATACATTGTTATTTGGACAGACTGCTACTTTAACAGTTCAATTATATGATGATAATGATAATATTATAAATGATACTTCTACTTATCATTATGTATGGAAAAAATATCATGAAGGTCGAGAGGTTAAATGGGACGCATCTGGACAAACAATAACAATTATATCAGATGAATGTGGTAATGTGGTATATAAAGTCTTTGTTATGGATGAGAATAGTCTCACAAATTTTTCAGGAAATTTGATTACGGACAATGAAGATAATATATATACAGCATATTTTTCTTTTGATTCTATTTTGACCGAAATATACAACGGTTCTTCTGATATACCACCATATTCTAAAGATTTAACAATAATCTTAGCTTCAAGGAATTTAAAGTTACTTGGACAAATAGTTAATATAGATTCTGATAGTATATCTTACAAGAATTCTCTTAATGCAGCAAATGAATTGTCTTTTACTGTACATAAGAATCTTGACAATATAATTGAACCTTTATGGGATAAGATAACCGATCTAAAATTGGCTTATGTTAAAGAACTAAATCAATATTATCAAATATCTGTTACTATTAATGATACATCTGATGATATAACAAAGGTAATATCTGCTACTTCTTTATGCGAAGCAGAATTGAGTCAGAAATATATTCATAATACGGAAATCAATACAGAGAATGATATTACTAGAGATGATTATACAATTACAAAATTTTATAGCCTTACTGATAAAAAAGCTTCTTTGTTAGATAGAATATTGTCGTTTGCTCCAAATTATAAAATTGGACATGTTGATGATACTCTTGTCGAACTACAAAGAAGTTTTTCTATTGATGGAACAAGTATATATGATTTCTTAATTGGTGATTGCTCTGAGCAATTTGGGTGTTTATTTCAATTCGATTCTACTTCAAGAACAATTAATGTATATGATTTATATACAAATTGTTTAAATCCTGAATGCGGATACCGTGGAGAATTTAATGATACTTGCCCTGAATGTGGCAATACTAATCTTTCATATTTTGGCAAAGATACTTCTATTTATATTGATAAGGACAACTTAACAAATTCTATTGAATTTACAACAGATATTAATTCTGTAAAGAACTGTTTTAAAGTTGTGGGTGGAGACGATGATATCAACGCTGCTATTCATAATGTCAATCCTAATGGTTCAGATATTATATATAGAATAACGGACGAACAAAAAGATGATATGTCTTCTGAACTTGTAGAGAAATTATCTGATTATGATGAATTATGTGACTTTTATAAAAGTACTTATAAATCAATCAATATTGATATCTATAATGCTATGGATAAAATATTGTATTATACTTCATCTATGATGCCGACAGTTGAGCATGAAGAAGTTACGGCATCTACCGAAGCAGCAAAACTTACCTCTGCTAAATTAAGTCCACTAGGATTACAAAAAGTAACTACTTCTACTTCTGTTGCCACAGTGAACACGGCACTGAAGATGTTAGCAAGGGTGTTTGTTAAATCAGGATATGTCAAGGTTGAAGTTGATACAGATAACACAAATACATTTACCTATGTTGGTATAGATGAACAGCATAATCATTATGGTACTTGGTATGGTCGATTTAAAGTTACCAATTATAGCAACGAAGAAGATATTGTATACACTAATTATATGGAAATTAAGGTATACGACTTATATGAAGAATATCTTGATCAAAAAATTAAGAAAAACATCGTAAGTAATGATAAAGATGGTGAAGGTAATCTATTTAATGTATTATCTATTGAAGACTTATCACAATTTAAGAATGCATTAACTTATTACTGTTTGAATAGACTTACATCTTTTTATTCTGCTATTGAAGGATGTATGAACATACTTATTGAAGCTGATCAAGCAAAACAAGGTGCAGATTTATATGAGAAGTTCTATTTAAAGTATTATAACATGCTTCAGGCATGTCAGGACGAAATTGATACTCGTAATGCAACAATAACCGAATGGAATGGTAAGTATGATTCATATGTTAGTCAGCGAAACATAATTCAAGATAAACTTAATTTTGAAAAGTATCTTGGTAAGGAATTATATAATGAATTTATATCATATATTAGAGAAGATACTTATACTAATGATAATTATATATCCGATGGATTGACCAATGAAGAACTGTTAAATAAAGCCGAGGAATTGTTGAATACGGCTAAATTAGAATTATTCAAGTCAAGTGAAAGACAACACAGTATATCTTCGACTTTGTATAATTTGTTGCAGATGAAAGAATTTTCTGAAATTATTGATAAGTTCCAATTAGGTAATTGGATAAGAGTCAAAGTCGATAATAATATATATAGATTAAGACTTGTATCTTATGAAGTAAATAATAGTGGTATAGAAAATATTAATGTTGAATTTTCTGATGTTACACAAACTTTAAATGGTCAAAATGATACAAAAAGTATCATCAGTAAAGCTCAACAGATGGCTACTAATTATAGTTATGTAAGTACTCAAGCAAAGAAAGGTGAACAAGCACAGAATTCTATTGCTTCTCTTCTTACTAATGGTTTTAATACGGCTATAACCGCAATAAAAAATGCTGATACAGAAGATATTATTATTAATAAAAATGGTATATCTGCTAGAGCATTAAATGATATAGAGTCTGCGTATGAACCTAAACAACTTAAGATTATTCATAATATGATTGTATTCACCGAAGATAACTGGCTTACAGCTTCTACAGCGATTGGTGAGATAAAATATACATTAGACGGACAAGAGTTTTCATCTTATGGAATAATTGCTAAGAGTATGATATCTGGAATAATAATTGCAGGACACATATATTCAGCTAATTATTCTTCTACAAATAAGACAGGGACTCATATTGATCTTGACTCAGGTTCATTTTCTTTAGCTGGTGATAAGATTATTTATTCAGCAGGAGGAAATAAACTTACACTTAAAGATGTGCTTGTTGAGTATACGACTGAAGATGATAAGGGTGAAAAAACACAAATTGTTACAGGTCTTGATACTGTTGCGATTAAGGTAGATACAATTAATTCAAAATATATCAGTACAGATAATTTTTCTGCTAAGTTTGCAGAGATAGACATTGTAAAAATTAATGAGTTGTATGCAAATTCTGCTTTTATTACTTCTCTTAATTCTTATACATCTAATTCTATTAATTCTACAGTTAATACCGAGTTTGTTAAGACTCTTATTGCTGGTCATGCTACTCTTAATGATTTATTTACAAGTAATTTTACAATAGGTTCTGATGATTGTGGTTATGTTCTTATGAACGGTTCTACAATGCAATTTAAAGACAAAAACGGCAATGTATATGTTCAGATAGGCACAGACAAATCTGGTGGACATTCTATCATTATTAATGATAGTAATGGAACTGCTATTATGAATGGTTCAGGTATTACTGCTAATGCTATTGCAGATGGTTTAATTGTGGACAAAATGGTTAAGAAGAAAGATACAACTTATAATGGTATCTCAGGTGATAAGCTTAACATAGATTCTGTAGTGACAAGTATTAATGAGGGTAATAAAACCATTAAATCTTCTCTTATCTATTTTGATGAAGATAAACAAACGCTCGATACCAAATTGGGTAAAATGATAGAAACAGACACTACGATAAACAATAGTCTTAACACAATTAAAAACTCAGTCAACGAAAACACCTCTGCAATTACACAAGTTACTATGTCTGCAAATGGTAATAATCTATTAAGAAATTCTGATACATTAATATTTGATGAATACATAATCGGTTCAAAGCTTATTGATGCAAGTAATAATATTCTTGTTGATAGAAACGGTTATATATTAGTCGGTTAATTAAAGGGCTGAGAAATCAGCTCTTTTATTTTTTTTAAAAGAAAGGAAATAAAAAATATGGCAAATAAAAAAATAACAGATGCTACTCAGATAAGCACTATGTCTGGTAGTGATAAATTATTCGTTAATTCAGGTGATGATTTAAAGCAAATCACACTAGATCAAGCTGTCGCAGCATCAACACCAGTTCAACAACTAAACAGCAATATAGAATTTTCCACTTTGGTAAGAAAAGCAAAAAATTTAGAACCAAACACAGACTTAAATACCATAACTACATCTGGAATATATTATCTTCTAAACGCAACAACATGGGGGAATGCTCCAAATACTAAAGTAACAAATAGTTATCTTATAGTGATTGCGGTTAACACAAAAAGATGTACACAAATATTGCTTCCTGGAAATGACACTGCAATATACATTCGTTCTACTTATACTGATAATACATTGTGGACTAATTGGAAATCTAATAATACAGATATAGAAATAAAAAACTGTTTCTGCAAAAATATTGCAAGTATAAATGGTACTCTTGAAGGTTATGGCTATAATTATTGTTATTATAATAATTCTACTAAAATAGGAATATTACACTTTGCGTCTCGAATTGAAACACCAGATTCTACATTAAATAATTTTTCTGGCTATTATGATGTGACAACAGTTCTTAAAAATATGGGTATTACTAGCTTTAATAAAATATTGGAAAGCAATTATACTCCATACGATTCCACAGGTGTAGTTCGAGCAAAGTTGATAGGCTATGGAACAACATTATTATATAGCTCTGCAAGTCAACATTATGCTTTTGCTCGATATTATACAAAAGATGGAGAGAAAGGCGCATGGGCAACAAGCGAATTCCAAAAGGGTGATTATATTACAGGTTCGCTTATATTTAGTTAA